AGAGACGGATATACACACAAGTGGTGTCTTGGCGTCTACTGTGCAACGTAAGCACAATCCTTTACTTACCCAGAACAAATCTGACGACGAACTGTTAGTAGAAGAGACGGATATACACACCAGTGGTGTCTTGGCGTCTACTGTGCAACGTAAGCACAACCCTTTACTTACCCAGAACAAATCTGATGACGAACTGGTAGTAGAAGAGACTGATATACACACAAGTGGTGTCTTGGCGTCTACAACACAACGTAAATTCAATCCTTTAATTGGTCAGGATATACCACTTATGGAACAAGATATATTACTGGAAGAGTCATATATACAAAATGCAGGCGATTTGTTGCCGCATTCTACGCAACGTAAATTCAATCCTTTAATTGGTCAGGATATACCACTTATGGAACAAGATATATTACTGGAAGAGTCATATATACAAAATGCAGGCGATTTGTTGCCGCATTCTACGCAACGTAAATTCAATCCTTTTATTATTATATCGGATGAATCATTGTTGAAGGAACAAACGAGCATTTTATTTACAAACGTGCGCGATGAACAGCATTTATTAGAGTGGATTGCACATCATCAAAACATTGGATTCACACACATTCATATTTTTGATCATTTGTCCAAAATACCAGTAAAGTCGATGGTTCAACATATACCGAATGTAACAGTTGAACGTAAAGATATTCAATTAACAGAAGGTGTGAAATTAAAAGACTATTTTATGAGAATCGCAATACAAGATATATCTATACCAAACCAATTCGATTGGATGCTTTATTTGGACGCAGATGAATTTTTAGTTTTACCCAAACACGCGAATGTTCATAATTTTATTAATTCTTATGAGAATGCAGACCAAATTGGAATAAATTGGTTACTTTTCGGATCCAATAATAAGAATACATTAACTCACGGTACATTGATGGAAAATTTTACTAGATGTGATGTTATGTTAAATCACCACGTGAAAAGTTTTGTTCGGCCGTCACAAGTAATTAAACCCGTGAATCCCCACGCCTACCAAATAAACAATCCTCGACAATCGATTGATATTAAAAAGCGTATTGTAAATAAAAAGGTGCCTTATTTTGTATATTGGGGGAAAACATCTATTCCTGACGTGACGCTTGCAGATGCTTATATCGCTCATTACATTTATCAAGACTATCATACATATATTGAACGGAAATGTATTTTACCGCGTGATGATACAGGGGAAATGAGAGAAGTTTTAACAGAAGAACAAGTTCACACAAAACATAACACTATTGAAAATCGTGTCCCGTTTGAATTATACAACGAGAAAAACAAAGAGCGAATGGAATATTGGGAAAAATGTAAGGACAATCAACCCATCAAAACTAATTCAACTTAATCGAATTTGTATAGTAGACATACTATATGCTATATTAAAGAATATAACATATACTGAATATAAATTTGAAATTATAATTACTTATTTCACGTATTGTGATTATGTCTTGGTGTATGGAATACGTGGGGGAATATAAATATCTACATTACGGTGCAACCGTCATCCTTTCTGAAGTTGATCTGCGACTTCACTTTACTGGTACGAGTTGTAGGAGGAGGAGTTGTTGTAGGAGGAGGAGATGTTTCCAGAGGAGGAGTTGTTGTAGGAGCGCGAGTCGTAGCAGCAGGAGTTGTTGTAGGAGCACGAGTCGTAGGAACAGGAGTTGTTGTAGGAGCGCGAGTCGTAGCAGCAGGAGTTGTTGTAGGAGCGCGAGTCGTAGGAGCAGGAGTTGTAGCAGCAGGAGTTGTTGTAGCAGCAGGAGTTGTTGTAGCAGCAGGAGTTGTTGTAGCAGCAGGAGTTGTTGTAGGAGCACGAGTTGTAGCAGCAGGAGTTGTCGTACTACCGGCGCGAGTTGTAGCAGCAGGAGTTGTCGTACTACCGGCGCGAGTTGTAGCAGCAGGAGTTGTCGTACTACCGGCGCGAGTTGTAGCAGCAGGAGTTGTCGTACTACCAGCGCGAGTTGTAGCAGCAGGAGTTGTCGTACTACCAGCGCGAGTTGTAGCAGCAGGAGTTGTAGACTTATTCATAGTTCCATTTGAGTATCGAGACCACTCAGAATCATTAAAACTATTTATTTCCGCTTGTTTTCTCATTTTACGTTGATTATCACTTTCAGCAGGAGTTGTTGGTGCGGCAGATATTATACTACTATGTTCTGGTTCCCAACCTTCTGGTTGTTGTGGTTTTACACCGTAACAATTTGCACCAAATTTAATATAAGGGTTCGAAAAATATCCACCATTAATACCAGGACGACCACACGCATTCTTAGTGTCGTCATTTTGTTGCAATCGTTGCCATGTCGATTTTTGTGTTGGAAAGAACGCCATTTGGTCAGCGGACCAACCGTAATTGCACCATTCACCACCGGCACTGTATGCGCTTTCAATTTGATCATAAGACGCTAAATCTGCATCAAATGCCTGACATACTTTTTGCGCTTCATCATAAGTATAAATATTATTACCGATATTAAATACTTGTTTATTGCTCGAACTTGGTGCGGCACTTGTAGAACCGGGTGCAGTGGTTGTTCCGGGTGCAGTGGTTGTTCCGGGTACAGTGGTTGCGCCTGGTGTTGTTCCTGGTGCAGTTGTGGTTCCTGGTGCAGTTGTGGTTCCTGGTGCAGTTGTGGTTCCTGGTGTTGTTCCTGGTGCGGCAGTCGCAAATACACTATCGACATCTTTTGTTAATGTGTCCCAGTAAGAAGTAGGCGTAGGCGTAGGTGTTCCACCGACACTGCTGGTAGGTGCAGTCGTTGTCGCAGGAAGATCTTCAAAATATCTCACCACACTATTATTAAACACAATATCAACAATGGGAATATTCAACACATACTTAAAAAAGTATATAATAGCAAAGGTGGCATACAAGATCCAAATTTTGTGTTCGACCAAGCGAACCAATACAGGTTTTACATCAGGAGCCATAGGAACACGAAGAATATAGACCAATATAAAGAATATTACCGTAAACCAGATTAATTCAAGAACAGACCAAGGATTGTTAAAGAAAGCATATGTCCATGATAAAAACCATCCAAATATATTTGTTTTTTCATTTGGTGGTATTTGATAATATGTTGAAAGTGCAAATGTAGCGGCTAGCCCAAATAAAATAAAATCAACAGTTCTACTGTATGTGAGTTGTCCACTGCTCTCTGCACTTAAACTGCGGGGGCTCATAATTGCTGAACCAAACTTATATACGACATAGGCTGATGAGACCCAAAAAATAATGGTCATTGTTGTATTTGTAAAAACATCTTTGAACAAGTCGGTAAATGTAGATTCGACCGACGATAATGCAGGAGTTGCCGTCGTCGGAGAAGGCGTATTTGTAACAGGTGTATTAGGAGCAACTGTGCTAGGGGCAACTGTGCTAGGGGCAACTGTGCTAGGGGCAACTGTGCTAGGAGCAACTGTGCTAGGAGCAACTGCGTTAGTGGGAACAGTAAGTGGTTGAGGCGTATTTGTAACAGATGAATAGGATGATTGTAAAGGAGACGGATGAGGCGTCGAACATGTTTGTTTCGTCGGAGCTGGAGTGTTAGAAGCACACATAGAACCATATCCTGTGTCCTGAAATGCGCTGCATTCTCCTACGGTGCAAGTTGTTTCATTCGTTTGATTTTCTTTCGTGGGGTTCCAATAACAATGGCCACCAACTCCATTGGTTGCGTGTACAGTACACGTATTACAATCATTTATATTGGGGTTTGCACAAGAATCATACTGAATCAAAGATTGTTTATTATGTTTTGACGTCATTTCCGATATAAAACCAGTATATAGGAAATAGATATATTTTATCACTTCATATGTGTTATTTTGCGATAAAACAAACAATATGCCTTTGGAGAAACGATTTTTGCTGGATTCAAATGTCTCTCTAAACGTGTATCGTTATAATGGACCCATTCATCACTCACTGTTTTCACATACGATGTATAATGACCACCCATTGGTCCGCCAGAATGGTTGCATACGCCATATAAATCATACACATACTTCTTCGAATTATACCCACTAACATATTTAGATAAATCGAGTCCCTCCATGGGAAAATCAACTAAATCTTGAAGTTTTCGCTCGCCGGTTGCCGAAAATCGTTTTAATGTTATGACTAAAATAGTGGGGAAATTCCAAAAAGTAATTCGTTTCTTCACATCCTCCTTTTTTCGTGTTTTTTCATTATACCAGGCATTTTCACCCTCCAATGTTTCGAATTGTGTAAAAGCATCTAAACAATCATAAAGAGAGGGGTTTTTTTTCGGTAATTCTAAATCCAATATAAAAAAGCTTTCTGGATTTGCAGAATGGGTAATTTTTTCATCCAATGAAGTTAGTTGTGATACATAAATACCGTAAAACATTTCCATAAATTCAGAATATTCGCTGGAATAGGTTCGCTTTAACATTTTATAACACTCGGTTGCGAGTTTATCGGTTGAATTCTCTACATTTCCAGTAATCTTCATAGTGACCCCTCGTGAAATACTATTATGCATACATTCTACTAAAAATAGTAAGAATTCGGGTAAATCATTTTGTGCCCACCCAGTAAATAGATCTCGTCCCTTTTGTGCAGCTAATTGTTGAACATGGTGCACAAACCGATTTGGAGATACTACACCATTTTGCGTCCACAAAATTTGCCTCAAGTTGTTCCATTCTTCAATCAAACCACTGTCGCATACATTTGGTTTCAGTGACCTCTCGTATTTTTTTGAAGATAGAAATTCATTTAGTTCATATGTATGACTTAACACCTGCATACAGGAATTTAGAAAACACGTATTCCCTAAATTAACTAAACCGGTGTATCCTTTGTCTTTATATTTTGATAAGTCCATATGCAATTAAATATGTATAATAATAATATATAGAAGTTTGTCTTTATATTATAATATATTATGGAAAATGATTTAACTGACCAACTTACACGATTATTAATTGAACAGTTAAGAGAACCACATCCAACAATTCAAGATCGTCAATTAGATACAATATATGATTTATATCATGGATATAATGATGTGATGCGTCAATATCAACAAAACATTGGTGATTTAATTCGTAGGATTGAAACTGCGCAGAATAATAATGATAGTACAAATGTGAATATTCCACACAATATTACACCACCTAGAAGAACAGCACAACCTAGAACATCAACACAACCTAGAACACCAGCACAACCTAGAACATTTACTCAACGACCGAGAACACCGGTTCAACCACCCGCGAGTCAAAGACGATCTCAACCACCAGGAAGTCCAATACAACCAACTGCAATTCCACCATTGAGTCCAGATATGCAATTGCTATTCACTTATTTATTTCAACCTAATATTAATAATGAAGTGAATACAATGAGACCATTGTCACGTGAAGAGATTTCGAATGCTACACGAACATATGGTTATACCGAAGAAATGCAAGTACAAGATCCGAGTGGTAATGTATGTCCAATCTCGTTAGAAACATACCAGGTCGGTGATGTTATATGTGAAATTCGCGGATGTAATCATATTTTCCGACGTCCTGCCCTAATGACGTGGTTACGTCGAAATTCACGATGTCCAGTATGTCGATATAATTTGCGAGATTATGTTGACCAAGCTAATGAAGCACCTGACCAAGCTAATGAAGCACCTGACCAAGCAAATGAAGCACCTGACCAAGCTACTCCACCTGCGAATCCGATTCCATTCCCATCTTTGGTCGATCTATCTGGTTCTCGTATATTTAATTTCGAATTTGAATTGCCTATACAAACAGATGAAAATGATGCATCCGACATTGAACCCGATTTATCGGTAGATTAGAATATTTACTTCTGCGTGAAGTAATTAAATAAAAGTTGTCTTAGTAATACAACTTTTATAATGTTTTCAAATTGGTTTCCGAAAAAAACACACAATAATATCGGATTTGAAGATGTTTTATATGCTATAAAACACAATGATACATATATTTTACTAAATACCCTTTCGAGTGATGCACAAGATTGTCTTATTAAAAGCACCCTTTCTATAGACATGGAAGAACCTACGATTAATCAATTGATAAATCAGTCTCTGCAACAGACAAAACGAGTTATTATTTATGGTAAAAATGGAACCGACGACACTGTGAATAAAAAATACCAACAAATGATCGATTTAGGATTCTCAGAAATATACATTTACACCGGAGGACTGTTTGAATGGATGCTTTTACAAGATATATATGGCTCGGATGAAATACCGACAACACGCCAAGTATTGGATATTTTGAAATATCGCCCAAAAGGACGTCTTCATATACCGCGTATTTCATAAAATCAGTTATATTTGCTTAGTCAACATTTCACGCCAATGATTAATGCGTGAAATGGACGTTTGCTGCATATCGTGAGAATTGTCTTTAGCATAAGTTGTGAAAAATAAACCATCTTTTTCGTGATTGAAAATGCGGGTTTTAAACAATGCAACCGAGTCATCGAATGCACGAATAATATTACCATTCCCAATTTTATTCATGTGGTAAATCATACAACGATCAAAATCATAGGCACATAATAAATCGGCTTCGCGGACAATGTTGTATGCACATTGATATTCCCCCAAATCCGGCATTCCATTTTGCTTTACATAAGAATACGACATTGTGTCTATAATATTTTTGACTACTTCGATTTCTTCATCACGCATTTTATGATATGGTTCGATTTGTGTTAAAAATTGTTCAATATTCGCAATACCTTCGTCTTGATTCATATATTTTTTATCACACATATCGTGCAAAATCGCCGATACATAAATAATTTTCTCTTGTGATTTTAGCTGTGGATGTGCAATTAATTCAGCTTCATATATTTGATTGGAACGCATGAAAATATCCATTGCGTGCGACAATCCGTGTGATTCGTCTATTTTATATTTATTGCTGGTCGTTAATACATATTGAAATAATTTTGAAAAAAGAGACATTGTATATAAAGAACACTACATTAGATATATTACCAAAATCTAAATGGTTTATTCAATAAAATTGATTGTATTCGTGTTGAATTATTACAACTATCTTTGATATTACTTATCTAACAACACAACTAACAATATGGATCTCACCCAGAAAAAACTTTCCAAATCCGAATGGATGAATGTGGAAATTTTGGTGGAGGAAAAGGAGCGCGAAATTCTCACAATGATTATCAATGGATATCATGATGTGAATATACGGTCAAATAATACCAAATCGATGATGTCTCTTATGAAAATGACTGATTCGAATAAAAATATGCATGATCATTTGTATGATCAATATTTCAAAGAGGATATTGAAAATTTGAAAACGAAATATGCATCCATTTTGGAACTTCCTGGCGAAGACGACGGCACGATCGCAGCAAACGACGACCATAAAAAGAAGAAGAAGAAGAAAAAGAAGAAACAGGTCACATTGAACAAGGGTGAATTAATTCGCATTCAATCGATGGACAAAAAACTGGATACTTCGAAAAATGGCGTCTTCGAATATATATTGATTGGGTTTTGCAAAGAAATCCTACATTCATTGCATAAACACACATCCCAATACGCATTTTACTTATATACCATATTACAAATAGAAAAAGCAACCATTTCAAACATGAATCCCAAAGTGTTGGAATTTGTGCATCAAGTTCGCGATTATACATTGCAATTGTTGAATATGCGCGATGTCTTGAATCAATCTTACGAGTTTATTGAAAAAAACCCGAATTTATTGAAATACGAAGACCGTGTCTTATTTGAACATCAACGACGTATATTCACCACTTTCCAGGTGCGCGGGGAAACTCCAAACACTTATTCTAAGTTAAAACATATGACCAATGCCGGTGCGAAATTGGTTTTATATACGGCACCTACGGGAACGGGTAAAACATTAACTCCTCTAGGTTTGTCGGAAGGTCATCGCATTATCTTTATTTGTGCAGCCAGACACATTGGTTTGGCGTTGGCTAAATCGGCGGTTTCAATGAACAAGCGTATAGCAGTTGCATTTGGATGTGAAACTGCGGATGATATTCGTTTACATTATTATGCAGCATCCGATTATACACGCAATAAGAGGAGTGGGGGTATTGGTAAAGTAGATAATAGTGTGGGCGATAAAGTGCAAATAATGATTTGTGATGTGCAATCCTATATTATTGCGATGCATTACATGTTGGCGTTTCAACCCGAATTTCAGTCAGACATGACTGAAACTGATATGGATGAATACACTCCAGATTCGATTGCTCGTGATGCCGATTTGATTACTTATTGGGATGAGCCCACCATTGCAATGGATTATGAAGACCATCCATTGCACGAAATGATGCATCGCAACTGGACCGAAAACCAAATATCCAAATTAGTGTTGTCTTGTGCGACGCTTCCCTGTGAAGATGAAATACAGGAAGCCATAGGAAATTTCCGCGGTCGATTTCAGAACGCCACTGTAGAAACCATTTCGAGTTATGATTGTCGTAAATCAATTTCCTTATTGAATGAAAAGGGAAAAGCAGCTGCACCCCATTTACTGTATGCGAATTATGAGGATTTGGCTATATCAGTAGAACATTGCACCAAAAATCGTTCTATGTTGCGCTATTTTGATTTACGTGAAATCGTTGCTTTTATACAAAAGGTGCATTCGGTAGATGGTGCATTGAACGAAGCATATTATATCGATAATTATTTCGGCAATGATGTGGCGAAAATCAATATGAATAACATAAAATTGTATTATATGGATATTTTGCGGAATATTAACCCGGAATATTGGGAGGACATTCACAAGGACCTTGTTGAAAATCAACGCGGAATGTTTGATAGTGTTGATTTGCGTCGTTTTCGAAGTGTAGAGACTCCTCGAAAAATGGGAGGAGGGACACTCGTCCGAACGCAAAGTATTGCTCCTCCTACCAAAAGTGATGTTGGGAATAAATCACATCTCCCATCTTCTGGAGTGTATATTACAACAAAGGATGCGCATACGTTGACGGACGGACCAACGATCTTCTTAACCGAAGATGTGGAAAAAATCGGGCGATTTTACAAATCACAATCCAATATATCCCAATATGTATTTGCGGAAATATCCAACAAAATTGCACAAAATAGCACCGTTCAACGTAAACTCACTGCAGTGGAACAGCAATTGGAAGATAAAGAAAATGCGATTTGTTCTAGAGACACTGGTAAAAGCGATCACAAATTAAACCGAGAAACCGTCTCACCTGAAATACGTGCTCTCCGCAAGCAAGTGGAAGATTTACGTAAAAACATACAGAACGTAAATTTGGATCAGGTATATATACCAAACACGTGTGAACACCAGCGCATATGGTATGATCGTGAAAATATAAAACCCAACGCATTTCAGCCGGATATTGCAGAAGAAGATGTATGCGAAATCATGGCGTTAGATGTGAGTGACGACTTGAAATTATTGCTTTTGTTGGGAATTGGTGTATTTATTGATGAAAATAAAGCCAATCCCAAATATATGGAAATTATGAAACGTCTTGCCTATGAACAACGTCTGTTTATCATTCTAGCATCTTCTGATTATATTTATGGAACCAATTATCAATTCTGTCACGGATTTATTGGAAAAGACTTGCGAGAAATGACGCAGCAAAAGACAATCCAAGCAATGGGTCGTATTGGTCGTAATCAAACGCAACAGGAATACACTGTTCGATTTCGCGATGATGCAATGCTGTTACAATTATTTCACCCTCCACTCGAAAATAAAGAGGCAACCGTTATGAATAGACTATTTCAAACTGATGAATAAGACTAAAATGACTTTATATCTTCAGTAGTGTTTCCAATCGTTTCGCTATTGTCGGATGTAGAAACCAATTCACATAAGTTGGTTTCGGGAACATCAACCTCTTTTTCTTGGACATTCAACATATTATAACCAAAATAGTGAAAATCTTCTTTGTAATATTCATTTATAAGAGCGATTGCTTTGTCGTTTAATAAAGAAGCATATTTGGTGGAAGATTGTTGTAATTGGACATTTGTTGTATTCGAATGTAAATCAAAATTGGAATATCCGTAATTACGCATATCTCGAGTAAGAGATTCGGTTTTCATAATATGAATATTATTTAACATTTTACCGTGTTCATCCAATAAAAACATATATTGAGGAGTTTTATGATTATCAAATGTATTGCATATTTCAAAATACAATTTTAATTGTTTGTATACTTTTCCTTTTGTCGGTATTATTTTATACGATAAAAAATTATTAAAATACAAATCTGAAATTACTCGATCATATGGATTTCGAACAACTGTTATAATGCGAAGGGGTGGGATTATATCACAATGATTCATATATTTTTTCACTGCAGATCCATTTGGCCATAATATATCACGATGTTTATACATATCATTCCATGTAAAATGTTGTAGTGAATGCTGTATATCACGTACTAATCGTATTTTTTTGAAACTTTGAAACTCAGGTAAATTCGCCTTTACTTTTGACCAATCAACACTATTCGGTGCGTTGCACTGTTTCGGCGAAGGAGCAATTAATATAGAACGGTTCTTCATCATAATTTTTTTCTGTTTTTCCGCATCAATTATTTTATTTAGTTTGTATTTCCAAACACTTCGCGATATTTCGAATTCAACATTGATAGTTTTTTTATCAAATCGGTAATATATAGATTTGTCGTTTAAAGCAATATTACCCTTTTTACTAAAATATTCTTCAATGCTAGTGCCTCCCGTTTTTGGAATATGAATAAAAAGAATATTTTCTTTTTCAAAAAACGGCATATTTTGATTATGTGTGCTGAATTACGTATATATTAATAAATATATATATGTAACTGAATAACCGTATTTTATTTCGTAATACTTAATGCGTAAGGATTTCCCTTTAGTTGGTTATGTAAATCAGGAGTGGTTCGGTCACTTTGGATGCTGGAATTCAATTGCTGTTTACCCTGAAGACGTCCCATAGTATCTAATCCGGGACTCTGATTATAAATTGCAGGTGCAGGTGCACGACTATTTAATAACCGATTGTTACGATCACCTTCCTTGATATTCATACTATTATTCATTAACGACATATTTCCCTTAACTAAACGTCCGTCAATAGTAGAGGATTTTATGTTATTGTTTCTCTGTCTATATTCTGCGTCATAAGGGCGCATTTGCTTACTATTTCCCGCTGCACTTGAACCACCTGCATAATAATGATCAGATTGGTCTGTTCTGTGGGTCAATGCTGGCTGATTGCCGGTCACACTATAACCACCCTTGTTCATTTCGGAAGTTCCGGAATTCAAGTGAAATTTCGAATTCTCTGTAGTTTCACGGATTGTTGTCGCTGTTCGGTCGGCAGGATTGAAGATATATGATTGAGGCACAGTAGTGGCTGCGTTTTGGTAAGGTCGTAATGTTCCGATCACATTTTCCTTGCGCGAAGGTCTCAATGCATCCAATAAAGGCGATACAACGGAACCAATTGCTCCTCCAATAGAACCAAAATAATCGTTTTGTTGGTTTGAACTGCGATTGTTTGCGTAAGACATTTGGGATTTCGCTCCATAATCGGCTTCATTGCTCACGCCTTTACCGACAGACGAAGCTGCTGAAATTGGAACAGATCCTAAATCGTGATGTTTGGACGGCATATATTCGCCATCAATGTGAACACCGGATTGTTGAGAAGCGGCAACACCAGAATAATCAGTGGTTGTTTCAGGACGATTGGTGTAGCGGTCTTCTTGTATGGGACGCAATGTTTGTCCCTTTTCTACACCAGTTGTCGTCATAAGACGGTTTTGTCCCATTTCGAAATCGCGCTCAGGGCGGTTTTTCTCTACTTTACCAATAGAACCCATATCTTTTACGTGTGTAGACGCTGGCCCTTCGAAGCCGAGTGTGGACACGCCAGATGCTTTGCGATGATTGTTCACGCGGAGTTCATCGACTGTTTTCGGCATCCATTGTTCTCTAGCCATCATACCGGAATTGTATCCAGCTTCGCCATCGGCACTATAGCCTAAACCTAGTCCTGGTCCTACTTTTTCTTGTTCGAAAGGAAGAACATTGGACATTTTCAGACTAGGATTAACACGTGATTGCATAAAGTCATTTTGGTTTGGGACACCGTGTGCCCATTGATAATTCTCATCAGGTGTGAATAATGGCGACTGTTCTTTTTTCACAATATTTTGCGAGCCTGTTCCTAAATAACTGTCTAGAAGACCTTCATTACTATCTTCTTCAAATTTGCGACTACGTGTTTTGCTTCCGAAATATGGAACACTATTGTTATGTTTGAAGTAGTCACATCCGACCTTTTCACCGGTTAATGCAATGTAACTGTCCGAACCTCCGGATAATTCAGTGGGAGCACATTTCATACCCGTGCTTGATTCCCAACCGGTATTCGTCAAAATATTCTTAGGGTGATTGGGGGAAAAATACTTGTCCATATAATTTTCACCTTGGTACTTATTATCAACAGCCAATTTCCGAGTTATATCCAAATCTTCGGCTTGTATAGGATGTTCAGATGGATAATTCACATTGGCTATATTGGTATTAGGTAAGGACTGTTGTCCGGTAAAACCTTCTTCTACATCCTCATCCAAATCATTATTTTCATTTCGATTTTGGTTGGACGCCATATATAATCCGCCTAACGCTAAAAGGGGTATAGCTAATTCCATAATGCAATAAATATATTATATACAATGGACATAATATATTCGAATGAAAATTACCGACCACGCAAGTAATATTCAATAGTAGTCGGGTCTGCATTTTCAAGACCCATTGAAACGGTTACTTTAGGTTGATAATAATCTTTTTCTAAAACACGTGTTTGAATATTATCGTGAAACGGTTTTTCCAAATTGGCTTGCGGATTCATAAATGGTTCTTCCCACCGCGGTTGCACCATATCACGATACATCCACGCAGGATGTGTTGCACGGGTCTCATCAATAAATGGCTGCGCATTGGGATATGTTTTTGCGTGACTAGAAACTTCATGTGTTTTGTAATTATTTTCCTCCACATCATCACGTTGCAAATTACGGGTCAAACCACGCAAGTCACTATCTAAATTAATAGAATTTGTTTGTAAATTCGCCCCCCATTGTTGAAGACGCATTTGTGCATCTTCTTGAAACGGCATAGTTGCACCCTGTCCGGGCATATTTAGTTGATATCTACTTGCGTATGTTAATTCTTCCAATTGTTTTTCAATGCGTGCATCATCGTCGTGGAAACGAGTAAACGACATTTATTTGAACTATATTATATACTTCTCACATATAAATATTAATAATCAGACAATAAACATAAAACACTTACTTGTTTATCTGATTATATGAGCATATTGCCTAAATCCAATGTGGTGACCACACCTACATTGTGTTTAAATATGATTGTGAAAAATGAAGGTACAGTCATCACACGTTTATTCGAAAGCGTTCTTCCATATATTGATAGTTATTGTATTTGTGATACAGGAAGCACAGACAATACTATTGAAATTATTGAAACTTTTTCCGGGAACGAAACATTCCGGGTAAAATCGTCCAAGAACCATTTCGCGATTTCGGATATAATCGCACAATCGCATTAAAATCGTGTGAAAATATGGAAAATGCGGATTATATTTTACTATTGGATGCAGATATGATATTTCAAGTATTGTCCAATAATACAACACAAGAGGGCATTGCTGCATTCAAAAAACTCTTGCTCACGGGCGACACTTTTTACATTTTCCAAGGAAATGACCAATTTTATTACAAAAATACGCGAATCACTAAAAACAATTGTGGAACAACGTATTGGGGGTGTTACACACGAATATTTACAGACCCCACCTGGGTCCAATATTCAAATATTGCCCAAAAACATTGCTTTTATTTATGATATTGGTGACGGAGGATGCAAAACAAACAAATTTGAGCGCGATATTAAATTGTTAGAACAAGGATTAATCGATCATCCAAATAATGATCGATACACCTTTTATTTAGCCAATAGTTATCGCAATGCAGGACAAATAGACAATGCGATTGCAATGTATAAAAAACGTATTGCGATTGGTGGATGGGTTGATGAAATCTGGAATAGTTATTATAGCATAGGGCAATCTTATAAGCAAATGGGCGATATTCCAAATGCAATTCATAATTGGATGGAGGCATACAATGCTTATCCAGAGCGTATCGAAAGCTTATACGAAATTGTTCAATATTATCGAATCGAAAACAAACCAAAACTGGCGTATGAATATTATCATATTGCAAAACAGGTGCTGTTGAGAAATTATAACAAAGATTATTTGTTTATGCAAAAAGATGTTTATGATTACAAATTGGATTACGAAATGACTATATTTGGGTTTTATTGTAAATTGCATAACTATGACTTACAGCAATTGGTTACAAATGTCCTAAATTATACACAATTGCCTGTATCTATTCGCAAAAACTTGTTGTCGAATTACAAATTTTATTCGCTTCGTTTTTCCAGTCTACATACTGGACAACACGCAGATTTAGGAAAATTATTAATGGAATTGGGAATGCGAGAAATGGAAGAATATCCCGATTTTGTTCCGAGCACACCTTCTCTTGCGAAAATTAGTGAAAATCGAATCGTCGCAGTCAAACGTTTTGTAAATTATAGGATTGACGAAAACGGAAAATATCAATCAAAATCGACAATTGAATCCAAGAATGTTTTAGGCGTTTTTCAAAAAAATGATAATGGAATATGGTCAATCGAAACAATTGCGAGAGTAAAACATAATACAGAACAAGACGGTCACTATATTGGTGTGGAAGATATGCGATTATTCGAACAGTCGTATGATGCGACAGTGTCTACTATTTTGTATAGCGGAAACCGTGGTATGAAGGATGGAATAATGACTGTAGAAATTGGACGATTACATTTAGACAATGGAACCACTTCGGAAATACGATACCCTAAAATTGCCGAACAAGGACGTTTAGAAAAAAACTGGGTTTGGCTCCCTACCATCGAAACTATCCCTGCGTGTAATAAAATGATTTATGGATGGAATCCACTTACCATTGGAACCATTGAAACGGTAGAAGAAAAAACGGATTTTTCGTCTTCTTCCATTTCAATGGTAGAAGAAAAAACATATTTTCACGTATCAAATGTAATACCTACTCCTGGTATTTTTACAAATGCACGCGGTTCGACAAATGGAATTGTGGTAAACGACGATATATGGTTTGTGGTTCATTTGGTCAATTACGAAGATCGTCGCCATTATTATCATATTTTAGTATGTTTGGACAAAAATACACATTTAGTCACAAAACACACCAAACCATTTACTTTCGACAATAACAAAGTGGAATATACTTTGGGTTTCGTATATGATAATCAAACGGACACATTTTTAATCGGATATAGCGTGATGGACTGTGAAACTAAAATGATGGTTATTCCACGTAGCAAGATAATGTAATTATACGCACAGTGATAGAGGCGCCTCTTTACAACGACCATAGGTTTTACGATGCCATTGGCTAATTCCGTGTGTATTAATTCCTTCCATATGCCGTTTGGTTCCATATCCCTTATTTTGATCGATTCCATAGCGTGTGACTAATTCTGGATGCTCTGCACATAATTCGGCAATATAATCATCGCGGGCTACTTTAGCCAAAATGGATGCAGCTGCTATGGCTGTATATTTATTATCACCCCCTTCAATTGTTTCGTGAGGAATCACCCGAATTTCTTCGGTTTCGGAATCAAATTGTGTAAATGGTCGGAAATCATTACCATCAATAAGAAGAAACACTTTTTTAGGGTTCATATTTGTTGGTAAAATTTCGCGGATTGCATTGTGCATTCCTCGAAATACGGATTGGCGAATGTTAATTTCATCGACTACATCAGCCTCGATGTATTGGACGGACCAAGCCAGCGCATTGGATTTGATATATTCTGCGACTTCGTGAATTTTCTTGGTAGAATGGAATTTTTTCGAATCCTTCATCCATTCGTGATGAAACTCGCCATCTTTAGGTAAAATAGCGGCTCCCACATACAATCTACCAAACATGGGTCCTCTACCCGCTTCATCCACGCCAATTTCACATTCATTTTGAATATCGTAACAAGTATGTAGTATATTAGTCGACATGTTTCGGTTTACTATGTCTCCCATATTGTTTAGACATATTCAATTTTGTTCTAATGAGGAATAAATGGTCAGGGGGTGGTATATCTAATATTTTCGTCCTATAGAATATATTAGTAAAACATAATAGGATGAAAGGAATTCAGTTATCGTCATTAAACGTATGTATGATGTGTCTATTGATAGTGGTTTTGGCTATTACCACATATAGTTATTACCAACGTGAAGGTATGACTAGCATGCAAAATACTGTTTCAAGAGAATTATATGTGCCTTACAATGAATCACGACCTTTAGTGGTATTACAAAAGGTTGTTCAGAAAAATGAAGTTACCATGAAAGTGTATTACGATGAACTATATGGAAATATTGTTATTGCACCGATGATAACCGATACAACTATAGATAATCTTGAATTTCAAGTACTAAACCGTAGTGGTCAAGCAACTAAATATACTTCAGAGAATGGCAGTCCACCTGCTTCTTTGAAGAATGATATACAAAATATGACTTCTATTAAGCAATTGGGTTCTGATAGTAAGGATTTCTCTTGGTCATATGGACAACACGGTTTTGGAATCGTATATGTTACGTGGGATGCCCACACTATAATTTATACATTGGATACTGTCAAAGGAGTGATGGGTCCCGTTTATAATTCCGTGTATACATCTGCTCAGGCTTCTACCACAGTTGACCCTTCCATTGAAGGATCAGAATTGAATACGATTGATACAATTATGGATGATTATAGTGCTGAAGCCAATCAGGTGGTTCAAATTCAGAATTTCAATGCTTATCAAATTACCAAAAACGTCTTTTACAATTACAATCAAGGTGTTATAGTTAAAACTGGTAATGGTTTTAATATCAACACAACCACATCCACTACAGGAAGTTCTGTCGAAAAGGATAATCTCAATCACGCCATGATTGTTACTACCAAATTACATAAAGGTGGTGTTCCTTCTGCAATTATAGTTGTGATTTCTTATACAAGTAGTGATATAATGTCACCTTATAAATTGTACACAACTGCACGTATTTCGGATAAAAAACACAACACTGCAAGTTATCATAATCCTTTTAACAACAATACACCTTCTTCAACCAATAATGATGATGAAACTAACTCTAATTATATTTTGAAAACAGAAATCGTACCTCCGGTTTGCCCGGCGTGTCCATCTCCTTGTAATTTACCAACAACTTCTCCTGCACCAACAACCAGTTCTGCGACAACTTCTCCTGCACCAACAACAACTTCTCCTGCACCAACAACCAGTTCTGCGACAACTTCTCCTGCACCAACAACCAGTTCTTCTGGGACAATTTCTGGTGCAATTGGTAATGCAGTAAGTAGTAGCGTAAAATCGGTTTCCGGCGTAGCAGGAACTGCTGTAAGCACAGCAGGTGATGTTGCCGATAAGACAATATCAACCGCGGGTGGATTAGCAAGTCAGGCCGGAACAGATGTAACGAATATTGCAACTGGATTAACATCTGGTATTGAAGGCACTGTAACTGGATTAGGAAAAGATGTTGCTGACTTAGGTGATAGCGCAATTGGTGGAGTAACTACATTAGGTTCAGATGCTGCAGGTTTGGCCAGTCAAACTGTCGGAACTGCTGGACATCTTGTTGGAAAAACGATCGATTCTGCGACCGGACTTGCATATAGTGCAGGAACTGGATTAACACATATGATGCAACCTGGTTACAATGGCCAACCTGGTTACAATGGCCAACCTGGTTACTATGGCCAACCTGGTTACTATGGCCAACCTGGTTACTATGGCCAACCTGGTTACTCCGGTCAACCTGGGTACTATGGTCAACCGGATTACTACAGCCAACAAATGTGCGGTCCTCCATCTTACCCTGCACAAACATCCAATTATATGCCTATCACAAATGATTTTTCACAATTTACATAAGTGAATAATGCGTTTAATCCATATTATAATTAAAATGGATTAAAGTAACACAGTGTTATTTTATTAACATGGCCAAACAAAAGACACCCTTTGTAGATTATTCCGAATTATTGCATAGAACACATATACAAAATGAAATAACCTCTTTATTACAAGAATTTGATGCAGGATGTTCAAATATACATTATAAAAAAGGGATCTATGTGTATGGCTCTTCAGGAACCGGTAAAACCGAGTTTGTTATGAAATTGCTGGAAAAATTGGATTATGATATTGTAAAATATGATGCAGGAGATGTTCGTAATAAAGCATTAATCGACACGATTACTAGCAATAATGTATCAAACCGTAATGTATTGGATATGATGAAAGGAAAAAATAAAAAAATAGTTGTCGTTATGGATGAAATTGACGGAATGAATAATGGGGACAAGGGTGGTATTAATGCCCTTATTAAACTCATCCGACAAAAGAAAACGAAAAAGCAGCGTCTTGAAAGTATGACTATGAACCCCATTATTTGTATTGGTAATTACTATTCCGACAAAAAGATACGAGAATTGATGAAAGTGTGCAACACATTTGAATTAAAAAAACCGACACAACCGCAAATCAATACATTAATGGATACTATTTTACCGGCGAATGCATTGCACGAAAACCGATCGATTTTGTTGAATTATGTACAAGGTGATATTCGCAAATTATCATTCTTAGAAAATTTATACAAAAAAAAAGGTCATTTATTAACACCTCATATATTAAATACCATATTTCAAATCAAATCATATAATGACGATGCGAAGACATTAACGCAACAATTAATTAACCAGAACATTCCATTTGATGAACATTGCGTTCGCGTAAACGATACAGATCGAACCATTGTAGCTCTCTTGTGGCATGAGAATATTCCGGATGCGATTGCAAATGTAAACAATGATGCGAAATTACCTTTTTATGTGAAAATTATGGATAATATGTGTTTTGCCGATTATATTGATCGCATAACCTTTCAAAATCAGATTTGGTTATTTAATGAAATGAGTTCTTTGATGAAGACGTTATATAACAACAAATTATACCATGAAGCTTTTCCAGAGAAAGAAAACACCTTTTTCCCTTCTGAAATACGTTTTACCAAGGTTCTGACCAAATATTCGACGGAATATAACAATCAAACATTTATGAATAACTTGTGTCAAGAATTACATATGGATAAAAAAGATATGTGCGCATTTTTTCAAGAACTTCGTATGATGGGATCATATAATGCAGATGATCCGCAAATAACCACAGTATTGCAACAAAACTATTCTGCAAAAATGGACGAATTGTTAGATAATTACACTATTACAAAATTAGATATTCGCAGATTGTATCGTTACTTGGATAAAAACGTAAAAAAAAATTCCTCAGTCGAGGATGATGTAGATGAACAATATGAAGATGCATAATTATTATTATGGGTGATTTTTCTTTGTATCGACATTATATAGTGATTATGCAAAACGAAGTGAAAACTCTGGTAGAGTATGTGTGGATTGGCGGAGAACAAGAAGTTCGCTGTAAAACACGCGTAATGAGTGGTGAAATTACCACACTTGAACAATTACCTGTTTGGAATTTTGATGGAAGTTCCACCAAGCAGGCAGAAGGACATTATTCTGAAGTATTAATTAATCCCGTGGCTCTATTTTCCGATCCATTCAGAAAAGAACATCATAAAATAGTCTTTTGTGAGACATTACATCCAGATGGGACCCCCCATAAAACCAATAATCGCCATTGGGCGAATAAGCTATTCAATCAGGCTTTACACGAAAAGCCGTGGTTTGGATTAGAACAAGAGTATTTTATGATGAATACCATTACGGGCAATCCTTTAGGAATAGAGGGTGCTAAAGAACAAGGTCAATACTACTGCAGTGCTGGTGCGAAAAATGCGTTTGGTCGTGAAATTGCAGAAGAGCATTTGGCCGCTTGTATTCACGCTGGTATTAGAATTTCCGGCATCAATGCTGAGGTCGCACCTGGACAATGGGAATACCAAATTGGTCCCTGTGTGGGAATCGAAGAGGGTGACCATTTATGGATGGCCAGGTATTTGTTAGAACGTGTTGCAGAAAAATATGGCGTGAGCATTGATATTGAACCCAAACCAGTCAAGGGTGATTGGAATGGTTCCGGTTGTCACGCCAATTATAGCACCCAAAATATGCGCGAAGGATGCGGTGAAAAAACCGGATTAGAATATATCCACGAAGCCATCGAGAAACTGTCTGAAAATCATACGGAACATATGGAAGTATATGGATTACATAACGATGAACGTATGAGTGGTGCCCATGAAACTGCAGATTATCATACATTCAGTAGTGGAATCGCCAATCGCGGTGCGTCTGTTCGTATTGGAAATGATGTATCTCGTGATAAAAAGGGATATTTCGAAGATCGTCGTCCCGGTTCGAATTGTGACCCCTATTTGGTCACAGGAATGTTGTTTAAAACGACTGTATTATAATGAAAAAATCGTTATTTGAGATTACATCATGATATTATATTAGGAATATCATGCTGAAAAATGCAGCATTGTTGGTTTGTGATTTACAGGTGCGGGCTATGAAAAATTTACATAACCCTTACCGATTAATCAAAAATACGAATATGTTGATTGGCGCAAGCCAGAACATACCTAATATAAAAACGTCGATTGCGGCGCAACTGCGTCCCGATATTCTAGGTCCCCTAACACCCGAGTTACAATTGAATGATATAAATGTCGTCTATGATAAAGACACTTATTCCATGGCTCACGATACATTGTTTGAGGAGTTGGACAAACACCAGGTAAAAGATATTATTTTAACGGGTATGGAAATTCAATGGTGTATTAACCAAACGGTATATGATTTGACCCAAAAAGGTTTTCGTGTTCATATCCCAACCGACGCAGTCGGTAATAGTTTGTCTTATACCGAAAATCGCGATAATTTTAATCGATTACAGCAAAATGGCGCGTTTTTATGTTCATCTGATGGTATTATTTGTGAACAATTGAGCCATTTTGATGAACAATCATCGAAATGGTATGTTCGGTATAAACGTGGGGAACAAAACAATCATCCTAGTGTGATTTACACCCAGCTCAATTTACCAGTTCCAAATATCCCGAATAATAAATAATTAATAATAGTAAAATTTGTTACGATATGGCGTAACAATTTTTGTGTTTTTTATAATAGTCTGTATTATATGGAGCCAAATAATACAGACTATTTAAAAAAATTGGGTTGCAGCACAATCGCGACATTTACGGCAACATCACTTGTACATCCATTTGACGTATTGCGTATAATGGATCAGGTAAATAAGACACCTGAAATGACCTTTTCTGGTTTATATCGTGGATATAGTGTTGGATTGCTTAGGCAATGCACGTATTCGATTCCGAACGTATTGATGTACAGTGAATTGCAAAATACATATAGGGAGAAATACGGGTCTGACCCAACTTTCGCGATAAAATGCGGGTTTGGTATTACGTCAGGCTCGATTGGAGGATTTACTGGAACACCGAGTGAATTAATGATGGTTCGTTCAATCAATCCCAATACATTAACGCCGGGTATTTTTCCTTCGATCAAAGCCATTTGGAGTCAATATGGAATTCGTGGATTTTTTCGCGGATATTCATACACCATCGCAAGGTCAGCCATGTTTAACGGAGCAAGATTGTCGGTCTATTCAGAAACAAAAAAGGAGATTTTACAACAATACCCGACATTGGAAGGAACGACTACGTCACACATAGTATCTGCACTGAGTGGAGCTTCTGCTGGAGTGGTCATCAGTAATCCTTTGGACGTTGTGAAAACACGAATTCAAATGTATCCGGGGTCCAATCCATACACGATTGTGCGAAACGTCGCATCCGAAGGTCCTCTCGCATTTTATAAAGGTGTTTTTCCAAGTTTGACCAAATCTATACCACATTCAGTAATATCTTTTGTCGTTTTAGAACAACTTACGCGAATATGGATGGGTAAAGAGATGATTTGAAATGTGTACCGCTTAAATGTGTATAAAATTGAACGCCTTTTTGTGTTGTATTCAATGTACAACACAAAATCTTGAAATATGCAACTCAATAACTTTTACGAACGCGCTCTTTGGAACGAATGGAACCAATTGAAAAAGGACTTTCAGCAACGATCCATTCGCCAATTCTATTATCCGCAACATATGGATACATATTACCAACTCGAATCAAAGTTGATAGTTATGCAAAGACAACAGGTATGTAACGCAAAACAACATTTTCATCAATTGGGTGATGTGCGTTTGATGCAAGAACAACAACAAGTTTGGAATGAAAAAACAAAAGTTATAAAAGAACACCACAAAACAGTTTCGCAACACAACAAAGATGGCAAGTTGAAGGAATTCTTTGAAACCTTGAGCGAATTAGAAGAAAACAGACTCCTTGTTATGATTGATATTCGCACTGCCTATATGGAAGAGATAAACAGACAAGAAGCAGCCGAGGCATTGATCATGATGCAAAAGCAAGAATTTGCAAACGAAAAGCGAAGACTCACAAACGAAAAGAAAAAACGTGCTCGCGAGGAAGTAAACGAAATTTCTCATCCCATACGTCGTTCAAAACGAATTAGAGAAAACAATGTCAGAACGAGTGCTCGCATATTACCATAGTTTAGATTTATTATTCTATTTAATTTAATTAAGTATATTTTTAATTATATATTATACCTTTTTTGTATAGACTATTTACATCACTATGACCCAATACAAACTCTATTTTGATGGTTGCAGTAAACAAAATCCCGGTCCAGCTGGTGCTGGCGCCGTATTATATGCAGAAGATGAGTCAGAAATCGACACCTATGTCGAGAATTTAGGACGCCAAACGAATAATTATGCCGAATACAATGGTCTCATTGGCGGTCTTCGTGTCGCCCTTGTACATAATATTGCGAATTTGGAGGTGTTTGGGGATAGTATGTTGGTCATCAAACAAATGCGCGGTGAATGGCGGGTGAAACATCCGTCTATACTACTCTTGTATAAAGAAGCACAAGAACTCGCAACAAAATTCACGTCCATTTCTTATACCCACGTATATCGCGACCAGAATAAACGCGCAGATGAACTATCCAATCAAGCATTGCTGTAGGTGACGAAGCCCCCTAATACCCCCACCCCCATTCCTTCGGAATGGGGCTTGGTTAGAGGAGGGATTTAAAGGGAACCTGGGTTCCTTTTATGAGGAGGGATTTAAAAGGAACACGGGTTCCTTTTATTCATCATCATCATAATCGCCATTTGTTGTTGTAACTTTATGAGCATAGATTCCAATTCATTTATACGAAGGGTTTTTTTATGTAAATCGAGTTGTTGTCTTTGCAATGTTTCGACAATCTCTTCTGCATTCATTCGACGCGGCAATTTCCCGTGCTCATTTATCATAATCTGCGGCATTGTCTCTCGTTCGTGGTCCATATCCGCAATTTGTTTTAACACATCTGGTTTATTACCTGGAGATCCCGGAAGATATTCAGCTAGTGCAGTGTCTATATTCTCCATAAAAAAACTATATATGTCTTCTTCTTCTTCTTTGCGAATGAAATCGCGAACTTGGGCATCGCATTCACGAAAATATTGTGGATTTTTGTTTTCCAACATTTTTCGTTTATCAAATGTATTGTGCTCGTGCGAAAATACCAATATAGTCTTTAAAGGATCCAGTTGCACCATAGGGATGGTGAAATCTTTTAAAAATGATTTTTCTTCCCCTAAACACGCGTGGTTTTCATATTGTGTTTGCATCAATAATGATTTTCGAAACGCAAACGTCCCTGCTGTTGCGTGATTCTCACCATAAGGTCCACACTGATACATTGTATGTAAATCGTGTTTGTAATAAATAAACATTCTACTTGATCCCGCAATATCTTTGGTTGGATTTTGTAAAAGCATATCCACGGCGTGTGAAACACGTTCTGGTGGGTAATAATCATCGTCGTCCATATATACAATAATGTCTCCTTTTGCTTTTTTGTGCATATAATTGCGCTTTTCACCGAGGGGTATTTTTGTGTCTAATGCAAAATATTGTATTTGTGGAATGTTGGATTGGACTATTAAATCCTCGATTTTGTCGGTCCCATCATCCACTATAATCCATTCCATTTGTTCTTTAGGATAGGTTTGATTGCGAAAACACGCAAGCATCGTTTGGATAAATGGTCTTCTATTAAATGTAGGTGTGCATATACTCACAAATGGGAGGTGCATATTGGTCTTTGGTTTCTTTTTTCCCATAATATTTTGGTTTACAAAATATTATTTAGATGGTTTGGAGGAGTATGTTTATTCATCTGGATTTATGATGTTCCATTCTTCGCTCTCCTCCTTCTCCTTCCATTCTTCCTATTCCTTCCATTCTTCCTATTCCTTCCATTCTTCCTATTCCTTCCATTCCTCGCTCTTCTCCTCCCATTCCTCCCATTCCTTCCATTCTTCCTATTCCTTCCATTCCTCTCTCTCCTCCCATTCCTCGCTCTTCTCCTCCCATTCCTCCCATTCCTCTCTCTCCTTCCATTCCTCCCATTCCTCTCTCTCCTTCCATTCCTCCCATTCCTCTCTCTCCTTCCATTCCTCCCATTCCTCTCTCTCCTTCCATTCCTCCTTCTTCTCCCATTCCTCCCATTCCTCCCATTTTAGCTCGTCTATGTTCATTAAACTCCGCCATATTAATAGTCCCTGTTCCCTTGGTCAAACTAGGCGTCAGAGATTGTATTTGACGATATTTGCGATAAGCAAACATAACAATCAAAACAATAATGATAATATTAATCATAATTAACCAAGTAAATAATTGTTTAAACGCTTGCTTTACAGATGATGTGCTGAATGCACTCATACCAACTTTTCCTGCAATCGCACTCTGAAAATTGGCGCTATATGTTCCAATGCCTCCTAATAAAAGCAACACTATAATAATTTCGAACATATATGCCGTAATATAATTAATAATACGTTTAAAATAATGCCATAAATAGATCACTACAACAGATGGTCGGGTTGTTATATATTCCCACCAAGATGGTGCTTCGTAATCAAAACATACATCACCCGCATTTAGATCCGGACCAATTGGTGCAATATCTTCTGAAACACCGCTGAATATATTCATTGCATTAAATCCTTCATAATAAAAAACAGCAAAGAAAAAGTTCATCACCAAATATCCTATTAAAAATATCACTCCGAGGGGGATACTCACAGACGTAGTCCATCCTACATAGAAAAAGAGCAGGATGATATAAGGTACAAAAGTGAGCCAACCAAATAAATTATACAAATATTCGCCTATACCCGATTCTCTAAAAAAATAGTTTATGGCGAAAAAACTGATTGAAATAGTGGACATGATATATAGTATTGAACTTGGTGAAATGTCGTGTTGAAGTGCTTTGAAGAAATCAACAATTAAGATTGACTGAAAATCAGAGGAGACCAGTATCGCAAACATTACAAATAAGACTACGTAAATAATTGCATTCGGTATTTTTTGTTCAATTAAAGGAATGACTCCGTGTTTTACTTTGTTACTGATTGTAACTAATCCCCAATTTATCCATTCAACAAGTTTGATACTTGGTCCAAATGCACCATAAAGGGTTTCACTATAATCTTGTAATGAGGCTGTTTCAAATGTGTATCGTATTCCATCTTCCTTTTCTAAATAGAAAAAGACATAATACCAGTTATATACAAACATCCATACCGTCATTATAAATATAAACATCTGGGTTTGTTGCTGAAAAATATCAATTTCTTTTATTGTAGCTGTGCCTTGTGTTAATGCATTCGACATCTTTGTAATCACTTTTGTAAGGTTTTGATTAAATTCTAAAATAAATAATTCTATTGTTTTTTTAGCAAGAATCAAATAGCTTACTATTGATTGGATGGTCATTTTTATTAAACCAGCCACTTCGGAAATAGATTTGGTCAAACCGCCTGTAAAATTGAGTGAATTCAAATATTTTAAATTTTGTGCGGAATCCAACCCCGTATCCATTTTTCCACTAACTAATCCACCAAACTCAGAACCAATTGAATTTAATTGCTCTATATCAGACGATAAATTGGACAATTCTGCCTTTAAATTTGATATTTCTGACCCTACCGATTTGGATACATTTGTTTCACTCTTGGAAGTCGCATTTAATTTATCGTCTATTTTATCTTGCAAGGTGGTTTTCGTAGGTGTGGTCGTAGGTGCTTTTGTCGTAGGTGTGGTCGTAGGTGCCTTTGTCGTAGGTGCAGGCGATGTTGTTTCAAACCCTTCCTTATTATTTTCAAACAAGTCATCAAAAAACCCACTCAGTTTCATTATATCTTTTTCTTTTTTTAGTGGTTTCGATTTATGTATTTTTGTTCGTGTCCATTGTGTATCTTCCATTATTCTATTGACCTATAATAGAATAAGAGAAATAACACGCTCTTTAATTATCGCGCATACATCATTCCGCAATTTCCTCCAATAAATGATAATACATTATATCGTTCTTCGAAGAGGTGCATATTGTAATTGTATTCATATAATGCCCACGATGGTTTTTGTGTAATCGAAATAGGATTTCCTTCAACATCGCACGCGACTTCTAAATTAGAGCCATCTTCATCGAATGGCGGTTGATATGTAGTAAATTCAAATTCGACGGTTTTAAAACGCGACGTATTAATCGCCCCTGAAGGTTGGTAATCATAAGGAGTTGTATTTAAACAGAAATTATAACAAAACAAACCTTCTTTCGCAAATCCCTGTGTTCGTACATACTTTTCCACATAATCATATACCCCACGCGGTTGAGTTAATTCACGATATTCTCCAGACAAAAGAATACCAAATGTTTCCAATATATATTTTTGATTGGCTGCGCTATAATTCCCCGTAATATAGAGACCACTTATAGGGTCAAGAACAATATTCGATGGAATTGTTTTATAAGGCCAGTTTGTGAAATTCGACCACTCGTTCCTCAAAAAAGCGTCGTTTCTTTGAAAATACCACATCCAATTCGCCACCATTCCTGAAGAAGTATCCAATTTTACGCGTTTTGATCCAACCACATTCAAATAATCATATTCAAATACATCTTTGACTAAATAAACTTGATCCTGCGCTGCGAATAACTCTTGTTCATCCGGAGACAAAAAACCATATGTGGATAATAAATGCACATCCGCATTCCATGTTAAGGACCTATTTTGATAATTATTACTCGATAAATCGATTGATGGGGGTGTTTGCAAAAAACGATACATTTGAAATTGACTTTCATTGAAATTCGGTTGTACATAAGGAAAGCCTTCCGCTGAATTGAAGACATCGCGAACTTGAAACAACTGTTGAATTGGTCGCAATGTAACATTCACAATTAATTCATTATATTGCAGCGCGACCAATGGAAATGCACACCGACTATCTAAAGAAAACCAAGTGTTCAATGGGATGTATAATGTTCGACCTCGAATTGAAGGTTCTGCGCCTGCGGAATTGGTTGTATATTGTGCCGATGGGTATGTATGTTTTTGGTATGGAGAAGAAAATGTGCGTGTTGGATTATTCGCGGGATCCGTAAGTTCTGGGACATTTCCAGACATGGTGTCTATTAAAGCCTTCTTTTCTGCATCAAAATCACGGTTTATCATGGCGGTCAAATATTGACCCGAGTATTTTTGCAATAAAACCGACCCACAACTAATTTCAATTTCTTGGATGAGCTGTGTTCCAATATTGTCTATCCATTTATAATCATAGGGTGAATATTGGTTTCCCGTTTGTTCAGATGGCGTCCATATTGGGCTCCATATATCGGGTAAATTTACCACTAAGTAAGTGTCCATTAACAAATCGCCATATCGCTTTACTTTAAATGTGTATTTAGACGGTTCTGTAATACGTAGGTCACGCATTCCGTCGAAATCAAGACGGAATTTCTGCAACCCAAAATTTGTATATTTGGAATATGCTGCCTTGAAAAATGTCTTTGTTGGATTTCCAGTCAATATTAGATTCGCACTACCTGTTGATACTATGTTCAATAATCCACCGGGCATTTGTTAAATATATACTAGTTAATTATATTTTTGTCTTTCTAATTCGATTTCGATAAATAGAATAAAATGTAATGTAAATCTCTGACCTTAATATAAATGGCCACCTTTATCCATTATGTTTTTTTATTTGCGACCACGACTGCGATTGTATATATTCTCTACAAAATGATTCAAAAACGCCAAGGCGAAAAGGCCAGTTATAATCCACCCTACGTCAATACCCCCAATGATGCACAAATGGCCCAATTAAATAAAATCGAAAATTCGGTGTCCGATAATGGATCTGGTATAGCCAATGCGCGATTTGATCCATCCAACAATAATTCACTACGCAATTTTTGTATTAAATCATCGTTTAATAGTGCCTACACAGGTGGATACGTAAATCGCGATATGGTCAAATTTGTATTAATGCGCGGATGTCGTTTCTTGGACTTTGAGGTATTTATGAAAGACAATGTTCCGATTGTTGCTTATTCTACTTCGACTGCGACGGATAGTTCCTTTAACCATTTCACATCGGAAGCACCAGCGATTTCTTTAGGCGGTGTCTTTTCTACCATCATGTCCAACGCTTTTAACGACAAATCGCCCAACCCAGCAGATCCCCTTTTTATCCATTTACGTATCAAATCTTATTTACCCACAGCATATTCCAGTGTAGCTGAAACCATACAAGGCAATCTAGGACCGAAACTGTATGCCGACGACAATGGGAATGCAATCCCTGTAAATCTCGATACACAGTTGAACTTACTTCAAGGTAAAGTCGTAATCATTGTGGACCAATTATCTTCGCCTGGATATGAAAAATATGCGACGTGTGGAAGCCAAAACCAATCTACGTGCACGGCGCTTTCCAAATATATTAACGCAAATAGTGGAACACAAAACTTTCGCATTTATAGAGAAGACGAATTGTTATACCAATCGATTAACCCCCCTGATCCCGAGGTATATTTAATGCGTCTAGTTTTGCCCAATATTGGGTTTTTTAATAATGTATCGAATTCCGAGAGTTTGTATCTGATCAAAAACTATGGTGTCCAATTGGTCGCACAAGCATTTTACGAAAATAATCGTAATTTAGTCACATATGAAGAATTATTCAAAAATTTCCATAGTGCATTTGTTCCATTAAACCAAGCAATAACTTTTGCGTCTTAATATGTCCAAGATTTCAATGAAATGATCCATACTTTTTTACATGTATAATATAAGTAAGATTCTTCTATTATGCCCAAAAAGCGAAACAAAACACAAAAACGTAAATTTACACCCGAAGAATGCACGGACCAAATGACGTTCCAAGATTGTGAACTTGCAATTTTACGTCACGCAGTCGATGATAATGAGAAGGTTTTAGGAAACAAATTGGCCACCAGCGATGCAATCCGTGGAATGATCAAAATTGTCGAAGAATTTCTCATGCGTAAAAAACTGATTTGTTATGGTGGAACAGCCATTAATAATATATTGCCCAAATTCGCACAATTTTATGATCGTGATTACGAAGTTCCAGACTACGATTTCTTTTCCGCAAATGCAATGGATGACGCCAAAGAATTGGCCGAACTCTTTTACAAGGAGGGTTATTTAGATGTAGAAGCCAAATCGGGTGTTCACGAAGGAACCTATAAGGTCTTTGTGAATTTTATTCCCATGGCCGATATTACGTATATCCACAAAGATTTGTTTGATGCATTGTCCAAGGAAACCATTTCCGTTGCAGGGATCAAATATGCACCACCCAATTTCCTTCGTATGAGTATGTATTTGGAATTGTCCAGACCTGCAGGCGACACCAGTCGATGGGAAAAGGTCCTTAAACGTATGACCTTACTCAATGAATATCGCCCAATGAAAGTAGATTATGATTGCGAAGCTGTTGATTTCCAACGTAAAATGGAAGACGACACCGAAGAATCCGAAAAACTCTATCTAGTGGTACGCGATACATTCATTGAAATGGGCGTCGTATTCTTTGGTGGTTACGCCAGCAGTCTTTATTCACGCTATATGCCCAAGAAAACCAAGAAAATAATCGAAAAAATACCGGATTTTGATGTTTTATCCGAAAACCCACAACGCACTGCGACTATTGTGGAAGAACGACTCGCTGATGCCGGTTTCAAACATATTAAGATCATACATCACGATGCTATTGGCGAAATTGTTCCCGAACACATTGAAATCAGATACAACAAAGAATTGTTGGCGTTTATTTATAAACCCATTGCATGCCACAATTACAATACTATTCAAATTGGGCACCAAGAAATCAACGTCGCCACCATAGATACTATAATGAGCTTCTATTTAGCCTTTTTATATGCCGGTGCTGATTATTATTTCAAAGACCGCATCTTATGTATGGCCAAATATTTGTTTGAAGTTGAACAAAAAAGCCGCCTTTCACAACGTGGATTGTTGAAACGCTTTGTCCCAAAATGCATTGGTGTCCAAGAAACCATGGAAAGCATTCGTGCGAAAAAATCCACCAAATTCGATGAATTGCGCGGAAAACGAGGAACTCGTGAATACGACGAAGTGTTTTTGAAATATATTCCTGGGGACAATGATAAGAAGGACAAAAAGTCATCCGATGATAAAATAGACACATCTGAAAAAGAAGTGTCCAAGAAAAAGAAGACGCGCAAAACTTCTAAAAAGAAGGACAATTCCAAGACATCTAACCTAGGCAGGCTTTTCAGAGTTTTGAAATAAACAAATTGTCTCCTACCTTTCTCTCATACCGTCCGCCAGTTCTAGCCAACTGTCTCGATCATAATAATCACTAATGTTATTATCTGGTACTAATAACATTTCGTCTATAAGAGATCTTCTATTATATGAATTAAACATCTCATCCACTTCTTCAACGGTACGATTAGTCCCTTCCCCGAACGTAGATACTGATGATTCTTTACTACAATAATCACGGCAAAACGGACACAAGTTGTTTTTTCTTATTATTTTATCCAAACATTCTTTACACGTTTTATGTTTATTTTCACAACCAGTATCAACCAATTCTTTTTTATATTCATAACAAATATCACAATGGACTAAACCCAAATCTTCTTCACATACAGGACATTCTGTTTTATTATAAATGCAGTCATAACATAATTTATGTTTCGATTCACAACTTGATATGGTAATCATATTCATTTTTTTACAATTATTACATTTTCTATAATGTTTGTAAATATTAAATTGGTGTTTTTTGATTTCATATATTTTAACCTCAATATCACAAATAGCTTTATCATAAAAGCGTTCTTCCCGTTTCATTTCTTCATATTCTTCATCTGCTTCACGAAATACTGGTTCTATTCCTTCTCGAACTGCAAGTTCAAGGGAAGGATTACGTATGAGCACTTTTCTTTTTGCGCGTTGCCATTCACAATATGCAGTATCTCGTATACAACCCAATTCTAATAATAGGGGTTGTATATGTTTGAAATATTTATTGTTCAAATAATTCTGATATTTCCAAAATTTTTTTTTAATATTGCGCAATTTTGTTCTATTGAAAATTGTATTAATGTTTATATCATAATACAATTTTTGAATACGATTGACTGGATCGTCAGGGAATTTATTTCGTAATTGTTCCATTTTACTATTTTGTAAGTTTTTCTGTTTAAAATAAATACAAAATATATTCAATTTTATAGGTCGAACCTATATAAAAATAACAGTCGTGGTTTGACTATACCATGTTTCCATTACATACACTTTTACTAGGAGTTATTCCCTTTTTACCTTTGCTGTTTGCCTATGATAATCATCAAACGCACGTTGCGGTGAATATTTCACAGGCCGCCTATTGCATGAACCCATTCAGTGAATGGGATTGCAAAACGTGTGATACAAATAATGATTATGAAAAGTTGATTGATAAAAGTGGGATGCAGGTAGTTCTTGGATACAACCAAGAATATGGCGCCATTTTCGTAGGTTATCGTGGTTCAGAAAATATACAAAACTGGATTTCGAATTTACAAGTGTCCAAGATCTATCCTTATAGTGACGAAAACATCGCCTTGGAAAAGGGTTTTTACAACTTGTTTCAATCATTGAAGCAGAATGTTTATTCAGTTATAGACAATTTAATTGATAAATATGAAACAAACCAGTTGTTTATCACCGGCCATTCGTTGGGTGCGGCTTTGGCTACAATCAATGCGTTTGACGTGAACTACCACAATGAACCCTACCAAATATTCACACTGATTACATTTGGTTCTCCACGTGTTGGGAACACAGCGTTTGTCAATAAATTTAGTCAACTTGCAATTCCGTGCACACGAGTGACGCATTATTATGATATGGTTCCTCACGTTCCCGAAAATTTTCTGGATTATTATCATGTTTCACACGAAGTGTGGTTCAACGAACCCAACAGTGAATACACAATATGTAGCGATGGGGATAATAAGGAAGACCCTCAATGTTCAGATGCGTGTTCTCCTACAAAATGCACGAGTCTTTCTGATCATTTATTTTATATGAAAATCAATATGGGTGAAGGGGGAGACTGTTGGTAATCATCCATTTTGTTTGTAAAAAATATAATGCACGATAATTATATTTATATTATCATGTATTTTCCCATAATAAACCGTTTTACATGCAGCAAATCTCAATTGGTTCGTGTAAAAAATAACATAAATAGTCGCAATATGAAAGCCATTCTGGATTATACAAATGAAAATTACAAAGATCATAAAACGAATTTCCACGAAATATCCCAATTGTTTCATAATTTCAAAAACGAAACCATTGCTGTGAAATTGAGCGCGTTAAATATAAACAATCCCCAAAATGCGGAGAATTATTTACATAAAATTATGGATATATCCGTGAAAAATAACAACACTGTCTTGATTGACGCAGAAGATTTTGAAATCCAGGATAAAATAAACCATATTACCGACCAATTTATGGAACAATATAATCGGGACAAATTACGTATTTACAAGACATATCAGCTTTACCGCAATGATTACTTGGACATTCTCAGAAATGATATTACAAAAGAGCGCGATTATCACATTGGTTTCAAATTAGTCAGAGGTGCTTATTACAATCAAGACAAACCCTACAATATATTGTTTGACTCCCTTTCAGAAACCCACGCGAATTACAATGCAGGAATATCCCTTTTTGCAAATTCGTTTAAGACGGGTGATAAATTATTATGCGCCACTCATAACACAGAGAGCATTGAGATCGCGCTTCGATATATTCGAGAACAAAATCTGCACAAGGAAGTCGAATTTGCACAATTGATGGGGATGAGCGATAAACAATCGCAAAAATTAGCGCAAGAAAAATACACGGTATATAAATATGTTCCCTATGGCGATTTCAAAGATACTTTGCCCTATTTAATTCGTCGATTGTATGAAAATTATCCAATGATAATGAATGTTTGGAAATGATAAAATTCCCACTAATATATATTTGTATCTGGATGTAGTTACAAATATATGTTATAATAAACTAAAAATATACTTCTTTCGTATTATTCAAGACACCTGGGAAGCATTTGTGTAAAAAATCACGCATTTTCTCACCCATTCTTTGTCGTCCATAATGTTTCTTCCACCATTCTTCGGGATGCATTTTGTCTTTCTTGGACAATAGTTTTTCAAGAGCCCCTTTTATATCGTGTTCATCAGTAAAAAGTTCTCCGGTCTCAGGAGTAATATATTTTGTCCCACACAAAATGGATTTATTCATCAAAACGGGTAATCCTTTTGTAATGCATTCCGGAACCACGCGTGGGGAAGCGTCATATACATTGGGCATAAAAAGCATTTTGCATTCGCGAATTTTTTCCTGAAACTCGTGATAGGGTAAGAAATCGGTGGTGGTGATTTTGTCGCCGTATTTTTCTTCGAGTCCGCACCCAATGCGACCCACCGCGAGAACACGAAGACCGAAATCATTGATTAAAATGGGCAAGCATTTTTCGGCAAGGTCAAAATTGCGATTAATTGCGTTCCATCCATCTCTTGGACATTCATCGCCGTGATCTTTCAAACACACATACAAAACGTCATATTTTTTCTCTTGTTTCGGTTCTTCGTCGACATTATAAAAATCGGATTCACTTATATTGACCAAATTGTGTGTATTCGGAGACAATCCATATTGACCTGGATTTTTAAAGCAACACAACCAATTTTTTATTTTCTTGGTATATTGGAAGTCGTCTGTGTGGTGATATTTGTCTTCACTTACGTCGTCAATTTGTTTTGGAAAGGATTTGTAGGCAGTAATTCCTGCAATACGAATACCATTGTCTAAATATTCTTGGTATGTATCTCGCGCATCATCGTCGCGAAAGAAGGCTGAAACGAGAACCACTGGAACTGTGTTTCCATTCTCATCGCTTAAATAACGATAGGGGAATTTCGATTTCTCACGGTGTTCTTTTAATTGGTTATTCAAATACTTCATATTGGGGGGGTTTTGATCTTGACCATCAAACCCCTCTCTTTCGTGGATGCACGCGGGCAACGGCAAAAAATAAAACGCGATGAATATTAAAATACATCCCAGAAAAAAGAGGTGTATATTTCGCGTTTTTCTGAAATATTTGGGTAAAATCTTGGACAACATGTTATAAAACAACTATATTATGTTGAGAAAATGTAAAATGTCTATATAGTACTTAATTTATGTGTGATTGTTTGAGACCCATAAAAAAGGGACCCAAATAACATACTTTTTAGAACAAGTCCCATGAAATTGAAATTACCATCCTCATGGTAAATAGTCAAAAAGGTAAAATATTTTCGTAAAAGGGTGTTCATAATAGGCATTTGAAAAACAAAATACAACACTGCGACGAAAATCGGTATTTGCAACTGACTAAACCAATCTTGGGTGGCGGCTTCACGATATTTGGTTTGCTCGTGTTCCATCAATGCTTTTTCACTGGCGGCTTCGTATTCGCGAATATAGTCTGAAGTGAGTTTGACTTTCGGAACGTGATTGGGACGCGCAGTAGCGTCTTGTTGGTAGTCTAATGTATTTATAGGAATATCGCGAGAGGGAAGGGCGTATTGTGGTTCTTCCATTGTCTGTCCGCGCTGTGGAGACGGTTCTGGTAAAGGCATTCCACTAGGCGATTGTTCGGGAGGGTTATTCCCATAAGGATTGGGATGTATATTGATAGGCACATAATTGTTTTGGCCGATTTCACCACTTTGAACCTGTTGATTTTGTTGTGCTTGTGCAGCCACATTTCCCTGCATTTGATGAGGTATTTGCTGCTGCAAGGAAGATCCATTTGCTTGATAGGATGGTTGTTGCACCTGCATAGTAATATTTTCAGGAAGTTCGGCAATGCTGGTCGTTGAAGTGGACATAAAACTATACATTATTCCACCATCTAATCATGGAATAATGAGCGCACACTATGTTCAATCCAATGGAACAATTTGTTTTGTTTTATCGCAGGGGGTGGCAGAATAATCATAAGTATAACATTGCTCACCGTATTGATAAATTTTTCCGTCTATATCTCCTAAAATAGGGCCTTTAAACGAAATACAATTTTTGTCGGTGCATACTTTGCGAAACAATGTGGCCATTCCTAGTCCAAGTAAAATCGAAATAATAATTTTGCCTAAAGAAGAATGTAATAATCGCGCGAAATTCATAGTATAGACAATGAAAACTATACTATAAAGGACTATTTTTCCTTATTGCAAAAAAGCAACACGGTATTACAACTGCACCGGGGTTTTCGATATTTGTCCCGGCCCAGAAGGACAGTGCACCTGTTTTTCCTTAAATGAAAAGCATTGGTCCGCGCGGTCCTTATATAGAACGTGCTCCGCGTTGTCTGGAGTGGGATACACAATTATTTTGCGACGATCATCAAATGTAGAATATACGAAAAACATTCCAATTGCAAAACTCACTAAAAATGCACGTAGATCAATATATTTGGTTAATTTCATTCTATATACAGTATTACTATTATTCTATTGCAAAAAATAAAGGGAACCTAGTAAAGGGAACCAGTGTTCCCTTTAAATCCCTCCTTGCGATAAAGCGTCAGAAGGAATGGTGGGGGGGGGTAATAAGATTGGGGGTATTAGGGGGAGACATTTGCCTCTAACTTTGCCTGCTCTTTCTTCGCCTTTTGCTTCATACGCTTTTTCTTACTTGCAGAAATCTTATCAGGAGAGGGACCATTAACAGAAGACTTCTCTTGTTTATCCCCCTCTAAACGATAAACCAAACTATTCGGATCGTCCGTATTAAAAATATTGGGATTTTCAGCCATAAATTTGTCGTAAGCCGCCTGGCGCTCCTCCATATCACGTTTCATTTGTTCGGCTTTTTGTTGTTGTGCATTCATTGTAGGAGCGGCCGGAGTCATAGCCCTTTGCATTTGTGCAATAGCCGCTGGGTTCGGCATATTCGCACCCATACCTTTTGCTAAATTCTTGAACATGTCCCCCATATTTCCTCCATCACTACCAGTCATTGCTTTCATCTTACGCATCATATCTCCTGCCTCGCTCATCAATTCCTCTCGAGAAATATCTCCCGACGCCATTTTTGCATTCAATTTGTCTCCGACATTCTTCATTAGACCTGTAATTTGTTGGGGGTTTTTCATGAGTTTAGCTAACACATCCTTAGTCGAACGTGCATTTCCCAAATCATCACCAAATGTTCCGGCCAAATCATTTCCTAAATCTTCCGCCAATTCTTGCGCCAATTTTCCGATTTTTCCGTCAAACATACCACGCAAATGATCATTTATACCAGCAAACTGGTTTTTTAAATCGCTAAATGCCTTTTTATCGTTGTTCGTATCGGATGGAGTAGCTTCGCTTTCGGATTTCGGTTCCTCCATGTTTTGAAAAAAAGATCCGATATTTTCCATAGCAGCCTCCATTTTAGTATGAAGTTCATCTTGGTTCATTCCTTCAAACATATTGACTGCATCACCAAAATCCATTTTGTCTTTCATGGTTCCGACAACCAAAAATAGCACGACTTGCAAATATTTCCAAACACTTTCGCGTGTTTGTTCGGTGATTCCATCACAATGATAGAGTAATTTAAAATCTACATCGGGTAAAAAATTCGTAGATGCCGTATTTTCTGCACTAAATAAACTCGCATCTTGGTTTAATATATCAAAAAAACGTTCCGGGTATACTTTGGAACAATGGGAAAACAAAGTTTGAAATTGTTCCTCACTTGTATCCGGGTTTCCCCATTTGTCCCACAAATATTTGTATTCGGGAAAGGTTGTGGAAAGATCGGTGGTAAAATCGCAAATCGTTGCACGGAAATTGTCTGGTAGAGGTGTAGTATCCATTTGTAATGTATGAAGGTATATGAAATCCACGATTTAAACCCTTTCCGGTCAAAACTATAATTTATACAGAATAGTTTCTAAAGAATACATATACGTAATTATGAACAAAGTGGTTGGCCAAATTCAAAAATTTTTCAAACAAACAAACATAAAACATATGTATTTGTTCATATTGTTATTAATCATTATGTTGGCTTTAATGATAGTAACAAATTATTTTACGAAAATTGACCGCTTTACGGAAATTGACCACAACCAAAAAATAATTTATTTTGGCCAGACATGCGATTTACAAAACAATCAAGTAAGTAAAGACTATTCAGTTGGATTTCAATTGGCGTTTCAACATATAAACCGCAATGGAGTTTTAGATGGATATAAACTGAAGTTAATTTTACTAAATGACCGATATGAAACAGACTTAGCAATAACTAATGCAAAAACATTAATAGAGTACTATCACGTATTGGCTATAATCGGCACATTCGGAACACCCACTACCGTCGGTATTTTCGACGAAGCAATTCAAACCCGAAAAATTGCTTTAATCGCACCATTCACTGCAGGCACCTCGTATCGTTCTGTTTTTAATAAATATCGAATTTACATGAACACTGATTTTTATATAGAATTTGAATTATTACTGAAAAGTCTTATGGAAAATAATTTTAAAAACATTTCCGTCATCTATCAAAATGATATATACGGGAATTATTTCTATAATGCTCTTGTCGATTATTTCATGGAACTTAACGTAGATATTAATATTATTTCATCTGGACACTACGAGAGAAATTCAGACCACTTAGATGAAAGTATTAAATCCGTATTTAGTATAGAGACACCGTATTTTTTTGATAATTATAAAGACGAAAACACTAATAATATAGACGCGGTTGTATTATTTACAGCGGAAAAAGAAATATCTAGTTACTTAGGTGGGTTGAAACGAATCAAACCCGATATAGCAATCTATTATAATTTTTTTACCGGCACTAGAAAAACCAATTTGGAGTATTTAGATAACGAAAACACGGATAATATTTATCAGTCGTTGATTTCTTTACCAATAGACAAGTATCCGGTATTAAAAGGGGTATTAAACGATGAAATATCGTTACATAATAACGATACTAGTGCTAAAATAGATGATGATATAAATTCGTCATTAATACAGGGATTCTACAGTGGATTAATGATTGGTGAGGTATTAAAGAATTTTAACGATATATCGGAAGTAAATCGTGAAAGTTTTACAGATATGTTCTATAAAATGAAAATGATAGATATATATGACTTGAGTGTAGGCCCATTTGAATTAAATGTGAATAGTGAAGGTGTTAGACACGGTGAATTGAATCAATTATTGCCCGATTTGACATTTAAAACCGTAAAGGAAATCAATAAGACATAGGAAATTTGACTACTTAGTCAGCTCAGACAGATACTCATCCTTATTACTTTTAATCTTCAAGTATGTAAAAAGCTCAAGAGCGATATACACCGTGAAAAATATAAGCATAACTAGAAAAATTATTGTGACTATTCGGTCATCGGCTATAGTATCTAATATTGAAACATTCAGTAATTTCACAATTAATGTAGCCACTAAAAACGACATCATATTTTTAGTCAATTCAATAAATTGAGTTGCATAAATTTTATTGTAAATGTCGTCAGATGTAACGATGGATTCTTTATGTGCTATAACGTTTTCGATTCGTGTCATAGTAATATAATATTACTACAATATTATATTACCAAATCGAAGAATATATATTTGTTTCCTAAACATATATACTACTAGTGGATGTTGTAATATAAAAATACCGAGACAGCCAGAAAGAAATACCCGATAAACAAATAAGTCTCTCTATTATGACCAAAAGGGTAATTATGCAATTTTGGGTGCACCGAAAAAGAGAAATCGACGCAAAATCCTAAAATAAAATACGTCAATAATTCTTTTCGTAAATCATCAGATACTTGTGTAGTAGTTCCCAATTTGATTGCACATATGGAAAAATAAAAAAGCGCGAAACAATCTTTCAAATATCCAAGAGTGTATTCCATTAAATTGACTAAATATAATCTATACGCACAATAGAACAATGAACAAATGGTTATTATTTTATCATATCATAACCAAATAATCGGAAATCTGGTTCATATATGGTATTAATCATTTCGATTGTTTGTTTGCTAAAATCAGAGACTGAGAAACGTTTGGTTGTTTTATTATGATGCTTATTTAGCTGAATGTCCATATTATATTGCTGCATCAAATCATTGAACTCATCTTTCAAATTTTCAAATTTTAGTATATGAATTTTTACATTACTTGGTTTATCAAAATATTTGTATTGTTCCGAATAATGACCACCTTTTGATAATCGGTTAATAATCGCAGTTTGGATATATTTGTTCATTTTAGTCGCACATTTATTATCATAATTGTGTTTGATTCCATAATCGTATCCACCTCCCCATTTACAATGATATTCCGACAAAATTCGATCGTATGGATTTCGAACAACCGCGAACCAATCAAATTTTGTTTGAATCGATTCCGGTAAATAGTGAAAAAAAGTATGATGCTGAGCACCACGCTTGTCCGGTGTGTAATATTTTGCCTGAAATCGTCCGAATCGGACATCTTTTTTGATTGCACAATCTTCAATACTCGTCCCTCCCGTTTTTGTAATGTGGATAAATTTAAGAGATTTTTCCATTATTCCTAATTATATTATGATTACAATTATTTTACATACATTTTGATTTACGATCGCCAATGTTTTCCACAATCCAAACAGGTTACAAAGATAGTTGCGGGCTCATCTGCACTTCGTGTTTGCATTTCATAGTAAGTGCACCGTGATGACTTACATTTTTTGCATGTATACATATTCGTGGATGCCTGAATATTATCATCATATTTAGACGCATCACGCTTCATTTTGCTCTCAATCAATGATTTCCATCGCCCTGGATTATATTCTTGGTGAGTCATAAAGGCCACGTTTTGTGGTGCAATCTCCTTGTTTTGTATTTGTTCAACTAAGGATGTATGTTTGATATTCATTACAATACTACGTAATCGGTCATTATACAGTTGCACGAAATGTGGATTTTCCCATTTTTTCACAATTTTTCGCCGAGACGCCTCTTTGATTGCATAATTAAATATCCCCTTTTCCATATTTATGATGTCGTCTCCCCCGATAGATTGCAATTGAGGAAACAATACGCGATTGCGAACGTTTTCGCGAAAAGTAGTATGGTTCGTAATTTTGAACATAATATCAATATACTAATACATTGGTATTATGGATTTAAATCAATTTTGTTATACATATTCTTCCTCCCAGATTCTTCCTCCCAGATTCTTCCTCCCAGATTCTTCCTCCCAGATTCTTCCTCCCAGATTCTTCCTCCCAGATTCTTCCTCCCAGATTATAAATATTCTTCCTCACTTAATTCACTTGTGCAATCCAACCCGTCTTCCTCCACCTTCATTTGAAGCGCAGTAAACACATTATTTATTTTTTTAGAAGCAACCGTCTTGGTTTTTCTAGTAGATTGACGGCGCGGTGCAGGTGGTTCATCATTCTCATCATCATCATCATCATCATCCTCATCATCATCCTCATCCTCATCCTCATCCTCGCCCTCATCATCATCCTCGACAATAAATCCATCTTTAGCATATCCTTCTTTTGTTTTAGAAAGGTCATCGTCTTCATCATCCTCATCATCTTCACTATCTTCTTCACCAATATCCTCAAATCCACCAAACAAATGTTCATAAATAGATCCCCACAATGATTTAGACAAACTCTTTGCTGAACCATCTGATTTTGTATTGATTAAAAGACAAGGTCCAAAATAAAGGGTTTCGTCAACCGGAGGCGGAAGATCGTATTTATTTTCTTGACCAGCAGTCCCCTTGTCCTTTCCGTATAATTGAACACGATGTGTCTTCCCGTCTAAATTTACTTCCCACGTATTATGTTTTTTAAAATCCTTGCTATTACGCTTCATACCAACTAGTTTATAATAGTTAGTTTTATCCATATTATCTTCTACATCAATCTCCTTCAGAGACCCATTTTTTTCAATAAGTATTCCAGTAGGCATTTCTATATTGTTACTATTCTATTTAGTAATTGTTTATATTGATTTAATTAGTACTTTACATGGTTGATATGAATAATGTATAATCTTGTAATACTATATATAGTAGATTCATGACGAATAGTAAAAATCAACGTTCTATTTATAGTCCCAGGGGATCTAAACGTGTATCTCGACGTCATAGATATAAAGCGCCTTCTAGGATGTATGGCGGTGTACCACAAATGGATGGAGAGGGAAATCCTATAACAACTCCTCGTGCAAACCTTATAAGCAATGCAGATGAGAGTGAAGAACAAACAAATAATACTGAATCCGATAATACAAATGCAAAACAACCAAAAGAAGAAAAGGGAATTATGTCTAGAATTGGTGATATAATTACAGGTGCAGCGGGAGAAGCAAAAGAAAGTGTTATTAACGAGGGAACTGAATTAATGGGGTCATCTGAAACTGATAATGCCGAAACTGATAATGCCGAAACTGATAATGCCGAAACTGATAATGCCGAAACTGATAATGCCGAAACTGATAATGCCGAAACTGATAATATGGATAGAAACCAAGAATCTACGCCTTCGCCAAATATGGAAACAAAAATTCAAGAATTGGAGACAAAAATTCAAGAATTGGAAACAAAAATTCAAACCTTAAACACCGACAATCAAAATCAGGTCCAAGAAATAAAAGATTTACATGTTCAATTACAACAATCAAAAGACAATGAATCAAAAGCTTTGCGAGATCACATAAGTAGTCTTACTTCTAACCCACCGAACGTAGACGAGTCTAGTTTTTCACAATCTGAAAACGAATTTACCCCATTGAGCACTGATAATATAGAGAAACCAGACACAACAGAAAACTCATTTGTACCGACGGATCTTAATACAGAAGAGGCCGACGAAACTAATATTCCACCCCCCATTGAATCTGAAAACGAATTGAACCCATCGAGCACTGATAATATAGAGAAACCAGACCCAGAAGAGAACCCATTTGTACAGACGGATCCTAATACAGAAGGGGCTGTCGCATCTAACATTCAACCACCCATTGACCCCCCTCGCCAAACCGGTGGCGGAAAAAAACGCACAACACGACGAAGATATAAAAAGGGGTCACGTAAATAATATGTGTTTAATAAAACAAAATGAATTCTAGTCACCTGCTATACACAATATAAAAATGTGGTTATGGACGATTGTATCATCATTACTCATTATATTTATCATCGACAATTTAGTCAATTACTTTAAAGATACATACACAACCAAAAAAACCAAGGATGTTGTTGGATTTCACATACAAAAATACCAAACTATTATGGATGAGCTACAAGAAACCAATGAAAAAGAAAAAGAGGATTGGTTGCGCAAATTAAGCGAAGCGGAAACACTATCTACACCCAAAGATAAAACGGATTTAACTGAAGTTGACTTACGCACAATGGATGAAGATTTGTCTGATTTTATTAACCGTCAAATGAAGTCATAAATAATTTACAGAAACGATTTAAACATTTTACGCGTGATAATAGTATTAGTCATGAATTCTCTTACTATGAACCAAATCACTGCGATTATGAAACGGTTCCCCTCTTTTGAACTTTCCTATGAAACAATTTCACATAAGAAAGTTTCCAACGAATATCAAGTTACTTTAGCTATTCCTTACGGAAGGAAGGCTTTTATATGGTTCACATTTTATCGTGATACAAATGTATGTTTTTGTATGGAATTGAACCGTGAAAAACAGGTCACGGTAATGAAAACAATCCCAGTTCCTCATATTCCAAATAATATTTCCTATGGAACGATTTTATATGGTTCCATATGTGAAATCGAAGAAAAAGGGGATTTCTTCGTGATTGAGGATGTTATGTATGCAAAAGGAATCTTTTTAGCGAAACAAACGTTTTCTGAAAAAATGGGTTTTTTGAAAACACTAATGGATCAAAACCCGATGTTGTTTGTTGAAAATGCCGAACTTCCCATCGTGTGTCCGGTTATGTGGTCAATTACAGAAGAAAATCCAGATCGGGTTTCGGATGCATGGTCTGAACGCATTCCTTATCAAATCCACCATTTGCAACACCGGTCTTTACATACGATTGTTCCTTACATAAATATACCGATGTCTCGCAGTATTTTACCGCCCCTATCCAAGTCTGGATTACCAGCAGGTATTGAGGATTTTTTGTTTATCCCTCCGCAATTACCCCGTTTTCATTTTGGAAAACCACAATTCAATATGACTACCGTTTTCGAGATAAAGGCGGACTTGCAAAATGATATTTATCATTTATACGCATTCGGTAAGGGTTCGGAACGCATTTATTGTGGAATTGCCTACATTCCGAGTGTAAAAACCAGTTATTTTATGAACCATTTATTTCGTAATATTAAAGAAAACCGAAATTTGGATGCTTTAGAAGAGAGTGATGATGAAGATGATTTTCAGGATGTGCGTATCGATAAATATGTTGATCTAAAGAAGACGGTTTCGGTTGAATGTATGTTTCATAGTAAGTTTAAGCGATGGGTTCCATTGAAGGTGGCCGAAGGAGCACGGGGGAAAATTATACATATTCGACAACTCTGTTAAGGAGTAGGGATTTAAAGGGAACCTGGGTTCATTTTATGAGGAGGGATTTAAAGGGAACCTGGGTTCATTTTATGAGGAGGGATTTAAAGGGAACCTGGGTTCATTTTATGAGGAGGGATTTAAAGGGAACCTGGGTTCCCTTTACTGGGTTCCCTTTATTTGTAGGCATAGTATATATAATACAATGCCTGCTCCAATTAATACATCAAACGATGTCCTTCCACCCTACAAAAGTGCTATGGATCCAATTTCCGATTTATCACGTGGAACATATAACGCCAGTGATTACGGAGAAAGATGGACAAGTCATCCTGGATCTCTTTTACCTAGCGGAATGATCGGCGGTAAAAGACGTACCAGACGACACAAAAAAAAGGTTCGTTTTACAAAAAAACGTAAAACTGCAACCAATAAAAAGAGACGCAGCAGAAAGACAAGGGGGAAACGATAAATATGACCATTTTTATTTATGTTTTGTTCGCTGCACATTTCGCTGTTGATTAATGGAAATCGTTTCCAATATACGAATGTGTTTTTGGGTATATTTCCCGTAAAGCTGTTTTGTACGCAGCGCCTTCGCTCGTTTGGTTCGACGTGGGAGCAATAATTTGTCTTCCAACATGTCGTAATCGTAAATATTGAATATGATGTATTCTTGTTTCACCATTTCTATATCTAATCAATTTTATTACTCGGCGTATACAATCATTATATTTTTAACGCGAATTATATGTTAAAAATATATTATATAATAATGGAAGAATTTCACACAAAATATGATAATAGCATTCAAGACCCTGAAGCATTTTGGGGAATGGTTGCAAAAGAACAAATCGAATGGTTTGAACCCTTCACTAAAGTAACTTCTGGCGAATTCAATGACGGTTCATCACAGTGGTTTTTAGACGGAAAACTCAATGTGTCTTATAATTGCATAGACAGACACATTCAAACCAATCCAGACAAAACAGCCATCATTTGGGAGCGCGATGAAATAATCCATGAATCACAACACATTTCCTACCAAGCATTGGGCGAGAAAGTAGCCAAAATAGCCAATGTGTTGAAGTCAAATGGTGTGAAAAAGGGCGATGTAGTGACTATCTATATGCCTATGGTCCCCGAATTACCCATGACTATGCTCGCGTGCGCACGTATCGGTGCAGTCCATTCTATTGTTTTTGCTGGATTTTCGGCAGAAGCATTGCAAAGCCGATTAGAAGATTGCAATAGCCAGTTCTTAATTGTCCAAGATACAGGCATTCGTGGAGGCAAAATAACACCACTCTTGGACATTACACAAAAAGCATTACATGCCATGAATAAGAAACCACTGCTACTTTTATGGGGAAATGTCCAAGAAGATCCTTCTTATATAGCCCTGGAAACTGCATTGGAATCCGCAAAATCAACGTGTCCTTGTGAATGGATGGACAGTGAAGACCCACTGTTCATTTTATATACATCCGGAAGCACTGGAAAACCCAAGGGTGTTGTTCATAGCACGGGAGGATATTTAGTGAACGCGACATTAACTACAAAAAATAATTTCGATGTCCAAGAAAATGATATATTCTGTTGTGTTGCCGATTGTGGGTGGATTACCGGACACACCTACATCGTCTACGGACCCCTATGCTTAGGCACAACCACGGTTCTCTTTGAAAGTGTGCCCACCTACCCGAACCCATATCGTTACTGGGACTTGGTGCAAAAACATAAAGTCACACAGTTTTATACTGCCCCCACAGCCATACGCGCTCTAATGCGGTATGATACGGAACCCATCAACGAATATGATTTGTCTTCCCTACGTATTCTGGGTTCCGTAGGAGAACCGATTAATCCGGAAGCGTGGAAATGGTATTATGAACACATCGGTCGTGAGAAGTGTGTTTTGGTAGATACATATTGGCAAACGGAAACCGGGGCTCATTTAGCGACAAATTTACCCCATATTATGAAAATGAAACCCGGGTCTTGTGCCCTTCCTTGTTATGGAATCGACTTCGCGATATTGGACCCTGTTTCTGGAAATGAATTAGATGGGCCCAATGTAGAAGGTGTTTTGTGTATCAGAGGTGCTTGGCCCAGCATGGCTCGAACCATATACGGTGATCACGAACGGTTCCTCTCTATTTATATGCACCCCTATCCTGGTTATTATTTCACGGGTGATGGATGCAAACGCGATGAAGACGGTTATTATTTTATTACTGGACGCGTTGATGACGTCATTAATCCATCCGGTCATCGCATTGGAACGGCAGAAGTGGAATCCGCTTTAGTCGCTTGTGAAGAAGTGAGCGAGGCGGCGGTAGTTGGATTTCCCCACGAAGTCAAGGGAGAAGGTATATGTTGTTTTGTCGTTCTAGGCTCGCAATACAAAAGTAATAATGATTTAACGAAAACCTTAAAACTCGCTGTTCGCAATGCAATCGGCCCTTTTGCTACTCCTGACCGCATTCTTTATACGGATTTACCCAAAACGCGTTCAGGAAAAATAATGCGTCGTATTTTGCGCAAGATTGCCGCAGGAGAAGAAGACGCTATTGGCGATGTAAGCACGTTGGCTGACCCCCATATTGTTCCCCATATTATTGCGTTATACAAAGGGAACTCCGGTTCCCTTTAGATCCCTCCTTCGCAGGTTATAATGCAAAGACTAATCCTCGCCCATATCCAAATCCTTGATGGAAATCAGGCATTTTTTTTGTAAAACGGGGTGTGCATCCTTATTTCCAGAGCCGCGAGGTTCAAATACTTTGGTCCATGTTTTGTCTGTTTTCCAATCCAAAGACATTCCTTGATATCGCACACTGTCCATAGACAGTATTCGATAATTGCATTTCCTATAAAACGTTTTTCTCTGCCTCCATTGGTTTTGAAAGATGTCGTGTCTATCCACAATATCCACCACTACAGGATTGTCGTGGCGCACGCGTAATATACGCCCCACTGATTGGGTAATGTCCGTTTTAGGCGAAGCCATTAACAAAACAGACAATGTTTTGATGTCTAATGCCTCTGCAGCCATCGCATACGTCGCCAATACGATTTGTTTTCCCTCGGTTTCCTGCAAAGCAGACTGCTTCATTCCACCAACATAATAGCCCACACTAGCGAACCCGCGATGAACAATGGACTCATACAAATATTTTAACAGAGAACGATTGTGACATAAAACCATAATTTGAGCATCATCTTTGCGCGTTTGACTTTCTTTCACCAAATCACCCAATACACGAACAATAAAATCGCTTCGAGGACCGAAATCCGACAATTTCGAAATCATGGTGCTATACTTCGTTTGACCTCGAAAATCATATTCCGTTTCATTGAACTGTGGATCCGATGAAATATATTCAATGGCGCGAACGCACACAGGGTCATCATTCTCGCGCTCCTCTTTGTATATCTTAGGACCAATAAACATATATAAAACATCCGTCAATTTGTCTTTTCTATCCACGGTGGCGGAAATACCGAGCATATTTGGAGTTAACACACGCAACAATGTTTTGGAGAACTGCTCGCTCCCAATGCGGTGAACCTCGTCCACAATAGTCAAACCGAAACTATCAAAGGCGTTTTCGGGCAAAGCGCGATCGTATAAAGTTTGCAACATCCCAATAACCAAGTCTTTTCCTTCCACGTCAAATACAGGTCCTTGTATCCTGCCGATTTTGGCTCCAGGCAAGAATTCATTTGCGCGCTCAATCCATTGGTTCATTAAGAACTCTTTATGCACGATAATTAAAGTCTTTTTTTTGAGGAGACTAATGAGTTTCAAAGAAAGTACGGTTTTTCCTCTTCCGCACGGAACCTCGAGTATGCCTCCACCTCCCATTTGTTCAGATCCACTGCATATGGGTTGTGAAACGTGTTTCATATACACATCCACTATATTGTCTTGATAATCACGTAGAGGTTTAGGGAAATCTACGGAAATCGCGGCTCCTTGTGTGATTTCGGATTTGTTTGGTAGTCCATATCGTTGAATTCCATAAAATCGAGGAATGTATATTTTCTTCGCATTTTCGCGATACACGGGAAATGCACCCTCGTCTTGTGCGCCTGGTGCACCATAAGAGGGTCCAATTGTGACTGGTTTCATAAATAAATCTTTGTGCAGAAATTCGACTTCTTCTTCGCTGAGTATTTCACGAGGAATAGTGTATCCCTTTTTGCCCAAATAAGACGATTCACGTATTTTTTCGCGGTCTTGGTCGGAAACTTTTGTCGATTTCGCCGCCTCTTTTTTTTTCGCGTGTAACATTTGGCGCCGTTTCCATTGGACACTCATAATCAAATGGTATAAGTTGGGTCTTTACTAGTCTACTAACATTATGTTTATATATTTTTCAATTTTATCTCATATCAAACTGGTGTGGATGTGTAGGTCTTGAACTTCACTCCCTGAAAATATCTGAATATCCTATATAATGAAATTACAATCGCTCTTGAATTCGATAAAAATATCGGAAGCGCTTGTGTTTGCCGTATTCGCAATGTATTTAGTATTACCCATTTCGACCCCAACATGGATGTCTCCTTACATTGAATCTCCCCTAGGTCTTGTGGCGATTTTCTGTATTACCGTTTCTCTCTTTTTATATTCACATCCTGTTTTAGCCGTTTTATATATCTTTGTTGCTTATACTCTTTTACGTCGCAGCGCGGTTGTGCATAGTAAGACATCCTATATTCAATATACAAATACACCCGAAGAATATGCAGTCGAAATCAAACAAGAGATCAAAGATGGAACGCCTCCACATGAAGAGCCTAGAAACGCAAATGTAGGTGCAAAACAACCGGTTACTTTAGAAGAACAAATTGTAATGGAGAAATCACCTATCGGTCACAGCGAACCCGCTGCTTTTGTAAAAAGCTCGTTTAAACCGGTGATGACCAATATTGGAACTGCTTCCAATGCCTAATATCATATTTTACACCGATGAAGATTTAAATCCACACAACCACTTTTGGTGGATGCGGGTTTTAGACCCTTGAAGATTTAAAACGCCTCTTTTAGAGGCGTTTTAAATCTTCGTTGGTATAATTCAATTGTGTATACATCATTTTTACAATGATGTATATTATAACTCGCATAAATATTTGTCTTCGTGAAAATATGTTCTACACAGGTTCATTAGGGTATTATTGTCTTGTAAAATAATAATTTCATTGTTAATATTGTATAATACATCGCTTAATTGACTATTCGAATTCATAACCCACGCGATTTCATCAAAACCAAAATTTGCGCTTGATATGATCAATTTATTATTATCAACTTGGTATGCTTTTAACATTTCAAGATCATCAAAAAATCCAAAATATTCAGTGGTATTTTGTTCATAAACCTGAAGTATATTATTATCTGTATTTTCTTCAATAATAGCACCATATTTTTCCCAATGAATACTATTCCCGTATCCCTTTGGTGTTAAAATTCGTTCGTTAATAATGGATTTTGCATCAATTTTACTATTATGTAATTTATATTTCACCTCAGTTAATGTGGTTGTTAATTCACTAATAAAATAAATACCGAAAAATAATTCCATCAACAATATGATCGTATTCGATACATTCGGTTCTTTTTTGTATTGAGTTGTGGATTTGAAAATTAAAGTTGTGATTAATTCCCACGTGGTAGACGATCTTAATTCTTTGGATAAAAATTTATTGGGTATAATCTTAATTATGAATAACATAATTACTACAATTACAATAGCATAGAGCACGGGTTTAATAAATCCATTAAATATTCCCTTTATAATAATAGTAAAATCAGATTCGTCTGGTATATAAGCTAAAGCATATTTATTTAAATATAATGGTCTTGTAAATTGAGAATTTATTCTACTTTTAACAACCGAAAAATATCCTATACAAATATCATATGTACCATTTTCTACTAAAGCATATGCCTCTTTCATAGTCATACTATTGTTTTTATCATTAACAAAAGTTTCATTATAACCTTGAATTGTTTTGTTTTCAACTAATTTGTGTTTGATATTATCCCATATGTCGTATAACAATCCAGAATATTTTGTAATTTCCTCGCCATTTTTGGCGATTGTTTTATTTTCGATTACAAAAGGTGGAGCAATATAAAGTAATACCTTGAGTTCCATAATAAGTTATATTTACATATTATTCAAATTGCCTACTTAATATCCAATCCTGGAATGAAGGCCTTGTTCATTTTCTTAGATTGAATAATAATATAACAAACAGTGTAAAATATAGCCCCTGTTATACCGATCAATAATTGGAGTGCCGAATTATCTGCATCACTGAATGTTCCAGTCAATATTAATATTAACGGAATAATTCCGAAAACAACCGTCAATGCAAAATCAACATAATAAACACGATCTTCTTTGTCTGCCTGGCTTAAAAATTTTTTCCCAAACACCATACTGATTATAAAGAGGTATGAATCTGGTATAATAACATAGGTAAGTGCAGTCAATATCGCAAAGACGATAAACATCATTATTGTTTTGAACGAATTTTGTTGTGCTTGCGATTCCAATATTTCACTGGCCAAGGGTAAATTAAACGCAGCCGTTTCCGTAGAATCAATGGGAGCATACTCACATTCCATCCATTGTCCAGGGACATCTTTACCTATAATAGAATATGTTTTGTTATACATATCAAAATTTGCAAGATTATTTTGTAACGTCATAAGTTGTGTGCTATTTATATCGATCGGGTTTGTATAAACAATTACTGTTTTTCCTGGATTTAAATCCACACTATTATATTGAATAAATTCGGCTTGTGGATCGTCTCTTCTATAAATGTCGCTATTTAAATCCACTGTATTTGTTGTCTTATTGTCTTTTACAGCTTGAAATATAGTATCTATCTGGCAACCAGGAATCGTATCGGACACCAAATTCAGCAAATAACATATGTACAATACTTTATCTCCATTTGTGTCGAAATTCTGTATAATCAATTCACCACTTGGGCATCCTTGGACATTATGTAATTTGTATTGGGAACCGGAGGCGGCACTGACTATCCATAATTTATTCGCCTTGTATTCCGTAGTCACATTATTTTCCGTATAAGTAATATTGGAAGACGCAGAACGTGAGCACATTGCTGAAATACAATTCAATGCAGGTTCTTGCACAATATCAGTGAGTCCCATGGGAAGATAATTCATAGTAAGACTTTTTGAAGTATCTTTTGTTTGAGATAAATTAAAACCATCTTTTGTGCATGTAGTCATAATGTAGTAATTTATGTATATATTACTACATGATAATGTATTTATGCATCCATTAAATAATTCGCTTTTCCTTGGTCATTGTAACATCCACTCTGTTTGGCTATTTCAAAACCCTCTTCAAAAGTAATGTAATCGTATTTTTTGTCCGAATTATCAATAGGGTCGTGCGCAGAAGGATCTCTAAAGTCTCCCCAACGACTTATACCGTTCCAATATCCGTAAAATACCATTCCTTCATCGACTGTTGCATGACGAAGAAGGTCTCCTAACCAAACTACTTTGAATGCGGTCGTTAATGCTAAATTGTTTCTTCTACTCATAATTACATTATAATGATTTTTTCTTATTCTTCGAGTTCAACTATGCGTGTATTTACTCTTTTCGTATTATGTTGACCTTCTTCGTTAATAGATATATCAAATGTATCGATTCCGACTTGATCCTTGCTCAGTGGCTGCGTATTTGCACTAAATACGCTTGCATTCGCATTCGCATTCACAACCTGCTGTTTTAATTTGATTTTATTCTCATTGTCTAATGTTTCTCTCTTTGCAATTTTGCCGTCAAATGTTTTTCTAGCCTTATCGGTTTTTGCATTTCCAAAGTTTGTTCTTTCACTCTCGTCAACCTCACTCTTACTCTCGTCATATATTGATTGAATCGCCAAATTTAATTGGCCCATTAACTTGTTCAATTTCGCCTCATTAATAGACATTTGTAATATGTCTGCATAATATTTGATGCAAGAGAACAAGTATGTTTCTCTTGAACATTACCAAGGGATGTAGGAATAAAGTGCATTTTCGTAAATTGTCGCCCGGAATGTATCTTTATAACCTTCTACATACGCTACATCGCCGTTGGAAATTTCGTCACATCCTAAATCCGAAGTGCAGCTTCGGCCTTTCACACTCACAGGTAATTTTGTGTTAATATTTCCCGCACTATTCGTCATAGTATAATATTGGTATTTATCTCTCGCACTCATGCTTTTGCGACCCATTAAAGGTAAAATTAGGTCTCCGTGTCCGTTTTCTCGTGTTAAAATCCCCAATTGACTATAATTGGCCTCATAACCGCGCGTTTTTATGTTGATTGGGACGCCACGCTGTCCGTAATCGTTTTCGTATTTTAAGGGAGGCGCATATTCACTTTGTAAAGGACGTTCATTGTGTGATGATGTTGTTGCTAAAGCAGCGGGTAATATTTGAACTGGGGGCGCAAGAATAGTAACGGGTTTTGTGGTATTTACTTGTTGTGTCGCTTTCACAATGGTAGTATAATACAAATAGGTCACAGTAACTAATAGGACAAAAGACAAGAATAGCGTCATATTTTCAATACAAAATAGACCCGGAATACATTTTTTTGTGCTACGAACCATGTGTATATTATAAGGGAACAGATTATGATATTAGTAAAAAGGAACACTCCAATCACCTCCTTGTTCATTCTCGCCGTTTGCCCATTTAGACCATCGTTCACTTGGAATAACTGTTCCGAAAAAACGATCAAGACCTTGTCGCATTTGTTGACCCGAGCAACCATATGTGTTGGCCCAGTCGTTCATAGTCTTATGGTATGTAACTCCATTTACAGTTCCTTTACACGTGAAACATCTTTGCGTCACCGAATTACTCCATCGTGTAATATAAAATCCAGATATGGCAAATACTAATTCGTTAATGGGAATCACAACCGCTTCATAGACGAAATTGACGATTGGTTGCAAATCAATCCCGAAAACGGCTTTAATCAAGACAATGGGTAGTTCAATAAATATTCCATATATAAGGCCGAAAATTACATCTGTAATGTAATATCGAGTGCATTCACCATTCCAAAAACTCACAAATTTTTCCCATCCACAATCAAATAATATTCCGGTTACTTTGAGTGAATCGTCAAATCCCGAATTGAATTCCTTGCTTGCACAATAAATATGATTGTTTATCCCGGTCCGCAGTTTCGTAGCAGCTTCCATTACTGTCGCCCATATTGCAGTTATAGCCATTAAATAGAGTAAATATCGTAAAGTACCTTCCATCACATTCGTTAGTCCGAGAGAATCAGCTAAACCTCCTTCGACATCGGCAACTGCTCCTTCCGCATCAGCAATACCTCCCTCGACATCAGCAACGCCTCCCTCAACGTCGCTAATAACCCCCGTGGTGTCGCTTACGGCTCCTTCGACATCACTAATTATTGTTGCTGCAACAACTTCTGCAACTGGTGCTATTAAAAGAAACGCCATTTATTATGAATTAGGTATATATTGATGATAGAATATATACCTACTCGCTCTTCGCGGATGTATCAAAATCATCTTTTGTTAGTTGGGGGACATTTGTTTCCATATCGTTCATAATTTCGTGAAACTTGTCTCCCATCCCGGACAATGTTGTAATCATTGCAAGTTGTTTGTTCAAAACATCCTTTACTTTTTTCTTTTTGTCGTCATCTTTAATAGTGTCTGCCGTTTTTAAAGCACTCTGTATTTTTTCTTGCATAGACCCCATATTTTGACTGACTTTGTCCATTTTATCCTTTGCTGCAGCCGGTTTGTCTGTATCATCTAAATTGTGTATATCGACAAGATCGGTCAAATCTTTTTTGGTAAAAGATGGTTTGGTAAGATCAGATTTCTTATCGCCTTCTTCGCCTTCAAATCCCTCGCGAAATTGATATTCAGAGCTAAATCGAATAATATTAGGAATGACTATGGCTACAAACAAAATAACAATCATATTTTTACTAAAAAACGATGTTAAAAATCCGATAATCAACATAAATACCACATATAGTTGTCTATTCGTCATTACATAAGAATACATATTCACCATGGCAATCATTAAGAGGCCATATAATATGGCGCTGTTGTTTAACATTTTAATTGAACCTATATTGTGCTCCATTTTTTTCACAATATTTTTGAACATCGTATAATTAGTATATAGATTATTATACTATGTGTAAGAACACGTGACCATTAATCTTCGTCGCCCCCATTATCTTCGATCTCATTATCTTCGATCTCATTATCTTCGACCCCATTATCTTCGACCCCATTATCTTCGACCCCATTATCTTCGACCCCATTATCTTCGACCCCATTATCTTCGATTGCATCATCCATATATTGAAATGGAACTTGTTCTCTGCCATAAATATCCAAAATCTCTTTTACGACTTCCTCGCGTTGTATATCTTTGTGTTCAAACTCGAAACTAGTAATACTCGATGAACGACATCCACGGAATTTGTCTAAAAAATCTTCTAAACCATTTTGGTCGGTTACTTTATCGTGTTGGTCTAAATCACCTGTAACTACTAATCGACTACCATCTCCAATACGTGTTAAAAGCATTTTCATTTGTGATACTGTAGAGTTTTGCATTTCATCCGCCACAATCCAGCAATTTTTAAAAGTGCGTCCACGCATATATCCTAAAGGAGCAATTTCGATGACTTTCTCTTCCAGTAAATCCGATACTTCTTTGGGGTGCATAAATTGGTATAATACATCATATATAGGCCGTACCCATGGGGCCATCTTATCTTCCAATGTTCCCGGTAGAAATCCTAAATCTTCATCAACCGAAACAGAAGGACGTGTGAAAATAAGTTTTTCACACCGACCAAGTAAAAAATTCCTAACCCCAAATTCAGTCGCAAACATTGTTTTACCCGTTCCTGCTGGACCAGTTGCTAATATGATTTTCTTAGCTTTTGATCGCAACATAGAAACATAAATTTCTTGACTCCGTGTTTTGGGTGTAGTGAATTTTTGGTCAAACAAATCACGCTCTTTTTGAGACAAATATTGCATGTTCTCATATACTGATCTTTGCTCTTTAACTGTAACTGGATGTTCGTTATTATATTCGTTTAAGAGCTCCTTTTCAACTTGCCTTTTTTGTTTTCGACCTTTACGTCTTGGTTCCCCCATTTCTGCCTTTGCGCTAAACTTATCCATCTCCTTATATGTATATTAGGAAATGAAAAACACAGATATTACACTGGTATTATCATATTTACACAAAAATTATCATTCATATTTACTACAGATTAATTTGGTTAGAAATTTTCGCTAAAAAGAAATGCGTTTTGATCATCTTCTTTGTTAGCCAGAGCATATTCCGAGTTTGTGCGTTCGAAAAAATTCACTTTTGATTCTACGCTAATAAGTTCCATAAAATCGAAGGGATTGTGACTATTGTATATTTTTCTGCAACCCAATTGAAGACATAGGCGGTCCGCCACAAATTCGATATATTTAGTCATCATATTCGCATTCATTCCAATCATTTTGCACGGAATCGCTATTGTAATAAACTCGGTTTCAATTGCAACCGCTTCTTTAATAATTTCGTGGAGTTGTGTTTCAGAAAGCTGATTTTGCAATTTACTATACAACAAAACGGCAAATTCTGTGTGAAGAGCCTCATCACGACTAATTAACTCATTCGAAAATGTTAATCCTGGAAGTAATCCGCGTTTCTTAATCCAATAAATAGACGCAAATGAAGAGGAGAAGAAAATCCCTTCAATCGCCGCAAATGCAACCAGACGTGCACTAAACGGAGATTGTTCATCTGCAATCCACTTGTTTGCCCATTCTGCTTTTTTTGCAATACACGGGAAATTATCTATTGCGTGAAAAAAATATTCCTTTTGTTTTTTATCACTAATATACGTATCTATGAGGAGACTATACATTTCTGAATGTATATTTTCCATTGCAATTTGAAATCCATAAAAACTACGGGCTTCTGCTATTTGCACATCTTTCATAAACCGAACGGCCAAATTTTCTAAGACAATTCCATCTGAAGCTGCGAAAAATGCTAAAACAGTTGATATGAATTTTCGCTCATCAGGACTTAACCCTCTCCAATCGGTAAGATCTTTAGACAAATCGACTTCCTCTGCTCGCCAAAAACAGTCAATTTGTTTTTTATATAACTCCCATATGTCTTGGTGTTGTATCGGAAACATTACAAAACGGTCATTACTAGGTGTCAACAATGATTCACTGTTGTTCATTTACGAAGAACTGTTCAAATATATATAGAACACTAGACGTTAATTGTCTAAATCGATTTATATTTGTATTGTTTACTATTTTGCACTATACACAAATTGATTGCAAAATCGTCCAATTTAGTAAATAAAAATATAAATTTATAATATCGTTGTAATAGATTTTGTATCTTATTATGAATCAATCAACATTAATCCAAACAGAAACTGCTACATTGTATTGCAATACGTATTCTTTTTCTTCACATTACGATAATATGCGCCATATTGAACTATCACCATTGCGCTATGCAATGATGTTTTGTAAAACATCAGAGCACCCATTCGAATTGTTAGAAACGAATTTACAAAATAGCTATTGCAATGTGGTAACTGAAAATGATTACTTACATATCCAAGATGAAAATTGTATCCTGGGGCATCTCACCAGTATTTCACCGTCAAAATTGTCTATCCATAAACTGAACAACGTATATTGTACGGAAATTTGTCCAATTAGTCATATTGCAAAGAATATTCATTGGAGTATAACAAATTGTGAATATGTATGCGCGACATCGCTCAAAATACGTGCGTCGGTTCGTATATCTTACACATTCTATACAAGTTGTGAATATGAAAATGTATTTGCATTTTCGAAATCAACACCCGAAATCATAGAAACGCCCGAAATCATAGAAACGCCCGAAATCATAGAAACGCCCGAAATCATAGAAACGCCTCAGACACCAGTTCCGTCTCTGATTCCGGAAGATTTTGATTGGAATATATATTATGAATTAAACCCAGATATATCGCGCGTGTTTTCTACTAAACAAGAGGCAATTCGGCATTATTTACATTCAGGTATTCGAGAATGCAGACGTTATAAATATAATAACGTTCCGGGTGATTTTGATTGGAAAATTTATTTAAATCTAAATCCAGATATAAATTCTGTAATTACTGACCGTATTAGGGCAATTCATCATTATGACCAATATGGCTACAAAGAGAATCGGAGATATAAATATATTCATATACCGCCGAATTTTCAATGGGAAATTTACTTGGATCTAAATCCCGATGTAAAAGCAATTGTATCAGATAAGAATGGTGCTCTTCGTCATTATGAGCGAAATGGGTATAAGGAAAACCGAGCATATCAATATTCAAATACTCCAGATGACTTTGATTGGGAATTTTATTTAGCATTAAACGCGGATGTAAAACAAAGCTGTAGAACACGTCTTGACGCCACCAAACATTATCATAATTATGGGAAAAGGGAGAAACGACGATATAATTTAGAACATCTACCCGACGATTTTGATTGCGATACATATGTAGCTCTAAACCCGGATATTCCTTGTCGCTTTTTACACACCGACAGTTCAGTGAAATTGCATTATGAGCTATATGGTCGTGTCGCGTCAAGAAAATATAAAATTCATAGAACAAATGTTCCGGTTGATTTCAATTGGAAATTGTATAAAGAATTGAATCCAAATCTTGATCTAAAATCTGAATTAAATGCAGTTATTCATTATAATACAATTGGGTATTACAAACAATTAATATATAAGTACGAAGATATGGAGATAAACAACCAAATGGAAAAGAGTATTTATTTAAACCAACCTTTTCTATTTCATAAATATATTTTGAACGTAGCATCTCCGAATAATGAATTATGCTATTCTATCATTAAAAACGGTTCAACGACTAACTTTTTGGTAACTCATTTACATTGCTATAATATAGATTTATTTGGCGATTTTTATAACGAATATATTGATTCTCTTCTCAAAATATCCGACGTGATTGTGACGTATTCCATCGGAACAAACATACCCGAGCATACAAACATCACAATTATTCAAATTAATAATCAAGGAATGGATATTGGTGGAAAATACAATGCAATTGCCTATTTGAAATACATTCAACATCCATATAAACATATTCTATTTTTGCATTCGAAAACGGATGAACATACGCGCAAATTGTATTGGCGCCCTCTTCTCGAAAACTTGGACAAAATACAGAATATGACGTCAGACAGTGAAAATGATCATATTGGTATTTGGACACCGCCACTTATTTACATGGGCGATTACAATCATTGTTTATATACGCATCACCATGCCGACCCCACCAAAATAAATCCTCGTTGGAATCCCGGGAATATATGGTATATGAACGACTTTGACGAATATATGGGATTTCATAGCAATAACAAATTTTTCCCCGAGGGAAATTGTTTCGTAGCGAAGCGCGAACTTGCTGAAGCGTTGTATTCAGACAAAGACCTGTATAATTTATTGAATACAATGACTTCGTTTGATGCGGTATGGATCAAGGCGTGGTATGGTGATATACAAAATCGCAATGTGGGGACAAATATTTATGAAATATATGATTTTTATACATCAAATAAAGAAATATTAAACTTACATCCAAATAACACGAAATTAGGGCATTTGGGATATAGAGACAATATGATTGAACATTGCTATGAACGCATTGTATTTAAAATGGCTCAAAAACTTGGCTATGATGTTCATATTATGCCTCCAATCGGTCTACAAGAACCAAGCGAAACACACAAACAATTTAATCGATTATTGAATAGATACTTTAAAACAAAGGAATTAGAGTAACTATAATAGACTCCCTTATTTTATTTGAATAAAATAGAATCAAACTCTATTTTATTCAGAATTAATGGTCTTACTTACATATGGAACTTCCGGATTTCGTGCGCAACACAAGCAAATCTCAGACATTTCAGAGAAAATTGGGTTTGCTTTAGCCTGTGCCGTTGTCCGTGAGAAAAAATCGTTTGGTATTATGATTACCGCCTCTCATAATCATTATGACGATAATGGTGTAAAAATTGTGGATCATCAAGGACATATGATTAATAAACAAACTGAAGATCATATAATACAAGATATGCAGCAAGGATATGCAAACCAACTAGAAGGTGCTTGTTCAGAGGAAACCAAAGACGACCTATATCATGACCAAATAGCCATACAAATCGGTTATGATTCACGAGAAAGCAGCCCCGATATATCCAATCTGATTGTAAAAGGAATTCGGTTGGTTCATCCGAGATTTCCCCTAGTCATTACGCCTTATATTACAACTCCCCATTTACATTTTATATTTTCCGACCAAGGTCATCAAATTAGTTATTCCAATTTTGTTCGAAACAGCGACACTTTTGTGGATTATCCATGTATCTTGGACTGTGCTCACGGAATTGGTGCAAAACTTATGATGGAAGTTCTTTCTCCTTCGTCTTCCATCACCTTAATTAACACAGATTGGGAAGACACAAAAAAACTGAATGAAAATTGTAGTTCTGATTACGTTTGCACATACAAACAATTACCCTTGTGCGAATATCCCGATGGATTGAACAACAAATCGCCCACATTGCGCGCCTCTCTAGACGGAGATGCAGATCGTGTGGTATTTTATTACGTGGAACCAGTCACATATAATTTACAAATTTTGAATGGGGATTATATTGCCGCGCTAATTTTCCGCTATTTATCCCGTGTTTTGACGAATGTCCAAGATCTATCCATAGGTTTCGTGTATACCGGATACACCAACTCTGCGTGTGTCGATTACATAAAATCCCTACCTTTTCCTGAAAATGTTTCCGTTTCTTGCGTATGCACCGCAACTGGTGTAAAACATCTACACGCAGAAGCGGAAAAATACGATATTGGTGTGTATTTTGAACAAAATGGGCACGGAAATGTGTTATTTCGACATTATCCTTCTTGCTTAGATATATTGGTTACATTATATCACCCAAACATCGGTGATGGCGTACTCGATTTATATTCCACACTCTATATTCTCCAAACTTTAGAAATGAATGTCCAAGATTGGCGACAACTATACACCGAAAAACACGTGAAAATGAGTAAAATTGAGGTCCCCGATAAGAACCTTTTTTCTTGCACCCCAAACGAGTTGGAATTGGTAGAACCCGCACATATTCAACATTATATAGGGCGATTGAAAGCTGCTGCACCTTATCCATTTCGTGCATTCGTCCGCGCATCGGGCACTGAAAATGTTGTTCGTTTATTTGTTGAGAGCACAGATGCTAATGCAATTGAAATTGTTGCATATAAAATAACCCAATATATCAAACGGACTATGAATAATGCCCACTATGAAAGCAAAGGTTCGACGTTTCTACTTCGACCCCTTAAAGTCCAAGATTTAGGAGAAACGTTTTATGAACTTCTTGGACAATTGACGAAAATAGACGTAGAGAAAATGGACGAAGAACAATCGTCGTCATTGTTCCAACGTTTAGACAACCATCATCGGATCTATGTTTTGGAGGAAGAAGATACATGTCGGGTCATTGGAACAGGAACTCTCTTGATCGAAGAGAAATTTCTGCGAAATTACGGCAAAGTCGGACATATCGAGGACATTGTCGTACATTCGGATTTTCGGGGATATGGTTTAGGCAAAGTGATGGTTGATTTTCTAACGAAACAGGCAAAATTAGCTGATTGTTATAAATGTATCTTGGACTGTGGAGAAAACAACGTCGCATTTTATGAAAAATGCGATTATGAACGAAAGGGAGTGCAAATGGCAATCTACTGGTAGGGGGCGTAGCCCCCCTACGACCCCCACCCATTCCTTCGGAATGGGGCTTGGTTAGAGGAGGGATTTAAAGGGAACCTGGGTTCCCTTTATAGCTAAGGGCCTCCAATTGTTCCTTGGTATTGATTCCTGTAATCTCCAAGTTCTGTTCTTTAGGCAAATGATACATAGCCATCTTCATACACTCCTTTTGACGAATAATTTCAAAAATATCCGTCAAATAATACTCCTCTTGTGCATTCTCATTGGTAATCATCGGCAAATAATCACAAAGCAAACCGATATGAAACGCATAAATTCCCGCATTAATCACTTGGATTTCTCGCTGCGCATCTGAACAATCCTTTTCTTCCACTATTTTTTCGAAGTTTCCGTCTTCATCACAAACAATCCGACCATATCCTTTAGGCATTTCGACAGTGGAAGTCATCAAAGTGACCGGTGCATTTTCCTCCATCATAGATTTTATCGTGCTCGATTGAAGCAGTGGTACGTCGCCTGATAAAATAACAACCTGGTCATTTGTTGGTTGTCCCAATAAGTAAGGACGCGCGCATTGAATTGCGTGACCAGTTCCAAGTGCTTCAGGTTGATTTACAAAACACAATCCGTCAATGTCCAAGTATTGAGAAAGTGTTTCGCGAATAATGGGTTCATATTTACCCACAACAATGTAAATCATTTTTGGAGCCAACTGCAGAGCACTTTCTAAAACATGAACCAGCATCGGTTTTTCGTGCAAACAATGAAGAACCTTGGGTATTTCAGATTGCATACGCTTTCCTAATCCACCTGCTAAAATAATTACCGACAAACTCGACATTTTTCTTTTATATATAATGTAAAGTGAGATATTGATAATATGCTGTCTAAAGAAGATAAGTGCACTTATTTTGACTACCAATTTTATTTGAAAACATACACTGATTTAATCAAGGCCGGAATTAGTACAGAAGAAGCAGCGTTTATACATTACACACAATTTGGTTTAGCGGAAGGCAGAACAGGTTCTTTATACGAAATGCAGTATACAATGAAAAAGAACACGGTAAAAGTAAAAGAACAATATAATTCATTTAAACCAAATTTGTCTACTGCGCCTGAAAACAAAATCACTATTTTGGTTCGAACAAGTGATCGACCTAACCATTTTGCAAAATGTATTCAAAGCATTTTTGAACAGTCGTATCAAAACTTCCATATTTTTGTATGTTACGACAAAATACCGTCTTTAGACTATTTGGAATGTTACGAAAAGAACACACAAATCACTTATTTTCCAGTATATGTGAAAAGTGACGAAAAATACAAATTTAATTTGTATTGCAATAAATTGTTGGATAAAGTCAATGACGGACACATATTATTTTTAGATGATGACGACATGTTAGTACATAATCATGTATTGGCTATATTGAATGATGAAATTGGTCAATGCAAAGATAGTAGTACTCCTGAAAATCTGATTGTTGGCCAATTTATGCGTGCAGACAAATTAATTTATCCTAAAGACATTACCAATGATATGGTATTGGGTGAAATTACGGCATCATCTGTATGCTTTCATCATTCATTCAAACATAACATCAAATGGGACGATAAACAATGTGGAGATTTCCGTTTTTTTAGTCAAGTTTTAAATCATTTACCGCGTTCCATTATAAAGCAAACAAATTATATTATTGCATCCACACAATTTGATAATAAAATTGGTCATTATGGTGAGAGCGAGTAAAATGTCGTTAAAATATATTGTATCACACTTATTTATACAAATATGTGTGGTATTTGTGGATTTATTGGCGAAAAACACGCATTTTTACAAATATTTAAAGGTTTAGAACAATTGCAAAATCGCGGTTATGATTCGGCTGGTATTTCGGTCATTAACCAAAGTGAAATAAAAACACACAAATATGCGAGCACAGACACTTCAAGTGCGTTAGTGAAATTGTCCGAATTTCAAAAAGTATATGAAGGAAGTCAAGTCGGTATTGGACATACACGCTGGGCAACACATGGTGCAAAGACAGACACAAATTCGCATCCCCATTTGTCTCAAGACGGCTTATTTTCGTTGGTTCATAATGGTATCATCGAAAATTTTCAAGAAATCAAAGTGTTTTTGAGCGAACATAATATCAGTTTAATATCTCAAACAGACACGGAAGTTATTGTGAATTTAATCGCGCATTATTTTGGGGAGTGTGGTGATGTAATCCAGGCAATAAAACAATCTACAGAGAAACTCACTGGAACATGGGGTATTGCTGTATTGTATAAGAATGAACCCAACAAAATGTATTGCACTCGCCACGGAAGTCCTTTATTGGTTGGCGTAGATGGTGTGAATGCAATGGTGACGAGCGAACAAAGTGGGTTTTGCAATAAATTTAGTAAATATATTGTGCTGAACAATCACGACGTTTGCGTTTTAACACAAAATGAAGAAACCAAACAAATCGAAGTGGCTACAAAAGACAATTATAATGCGAAGAATGCGTTGAATGTGAATAGAGCATTAACACCTGAACCATATCCTCATTGGACCATTAAAGAAATCAATGAACAAATTGATTCATCATTGCGCGCAATCAGTTTAGGTGGTCGATTGCTTTCCACGAATGAAGTCAATTTGGGTGGATTGTATGAACGACAACAAGAACTGATAGAATTGGACAATATGATTTTATTAGGATGTGGTACTTCCTATCATGCAGGTATGATTGGTGTCCAGTTTTTGAAAGATTTGGGTGACTTTAATAGTGTTCAGCTATTCGACGGAGCCGAATTCTGTGCAGCAGATATTCCGAAAAAAGGTAAAACGGGACTGATTTTATTATCACAATCCGGCGAAACCAAGGATTTACATCGATGTATTGAAATTGCCCACGAGCACGAATTATTCATGATTGGTGTGGTGAATGTGGTGGATTCACTTATCGCACGTGAAGTCCATTGCGGGTGTTATTTAAATGCGGGACGTGAAGTTGCCGTTGCAAGCACCAAAGCATACACTTCCCAAGTAATTATATTGTCTATGATCGCAATTTGGTTTGCGCAAGTGAAGGATATTCATTCACTAAAACGTGATCGTATGTTGAAAGATTTGCGTGCATTGTATGTGGATATTGAGAATAGTATTCAATCAACAGAGATGCAAATACGCGAGGAAATTGTTCCCTTGTTTGAAGACAAGAAGAGTTGTTTTCTGTTAGGCAAGGGAAAATGTGAAAGCATTGCGCGTGAAGGAGCATTGAAAATTAAGGAAATCTCTTATATCCATGCAGAGGGTTATTCTACGAGTAGCTTAAAACACGGACCCTTTGCCCTTTTGGAAAAAGATTTTCCTGTGATATTGATTGCCCCCGACGATGAACATTATGCGAAATCAATGAATGCTTATGAAGAAATTCAGTCGCGACACGCAAATGTCATTATGATTACGGATAAAGTGGATTGCGACAAACCCCATTGTGTGAAATTTGCATATAATCGAACCTATCGTGATTTATTAGCAATTATCCCATTGCAACTTTTATCATACGAATTGTCTTTGGCGAGAGGATTAAATCCAGACATGCCGCGCAATTTGGCGAAAGTAGTTACCGTTGAGTAAAGGAATATAACGATGTAAACACATACTATGTTGAAATTCACATAGTATGTATATTATTTATGTGGACAAGTATCACACGGGTCTGTAAAACATTTATTGGATTCTCTATGTGCTAAATATTCCATCTTTTGTTTTTTTATTGATTCCATAGAAGTAAGTTTTCTTTCGCAGCTACAATCGCTGCACGGTAGATTATTCATGGCAACATATGTCGCTCCTGCTCCGACAAGTGCTCCAATACCAACCGCACCTAACTGTTGCTTTGCCTTTTTATCCATATTATAAAATATATGTCTATTTAAATCTCGGTAAAAAATTATTTGTAATTTTTATATATAGACGGGAGAATGACTAAAATATTCAAAACCGTCCAAACGCAGATTGCAAATGCAGCCAAAATTTGCAAACTAAATAAAAATGTGGAAAAAATACTTATGAAACCAAAAAACCGCGCATTATTCAGTTTCCCAGTTGTCTTGGATCGTGATCTCCACGTGTTTGAAGGATATAGAGTCCAACATAACGACATATTAGGTCCCTTCAAAGGTGGTCTCCGATTTCATCCAGATGTAAATTTAGATGAGGTCGATGCTTTAGCAACATGGATGACTATGAAATGTGCATTACAAGATCTTCCTTACGGTGGAGGCAAAGGTGGTTTAGCAATAGATCCAACGGAATATTCATCGTCTGAATTACAACAAATATCTCGCGCATTTACACACGGTCTATATGATCATATTGGGGTGAATAAAGATATTCCCGCTCCAGACGTGGGAACTACCCCGCAAATTATGGATTGGATGACGGATGAATATAACAAAATCAGCCGCACTTCAAATACCCGTGGGGTTTTTACAGGAAAATCGATTGAATGTGGTGGCAGTGAAGGTCGCAATGAAGCAACTGGGCGTGGTGTGGCTATGTGTGTTCAACAATGGGCTCTCCAAAATGATGTGGATTTGAACGGGAAAACCTTTATTTTGCAAGGGTTTGGAAATGTAGGAAAACACGCAGCCTACACTCTAGAAAAATTCGGTATGAAAATGCTCGCGGTGGGAGATCATGGTGGATATGTAATGAACGAACACGGTCTAAAAGTAAGTGAAATTGATGAACACGTTCAAACTCAAGGGTCTTTAAAAGGCTTTTATGGACCTACTTATGGTTACGTGAAAGGTGTCCCTATTTACAAAGACGAATTTTTTGCACTTGAAACTACTGTAGTGATTCCAGCTGCATTAGAAATGCAAATTGGAGAAGAAGAAGCGAAACACATGAAATGTGATGTGATTGTAGAAGGTGCGAATGGACCTCTAACGGACAAGGCCGATGAAATATTGAAAGAACGTAACATAACTGTGGTTCCTGATATATTGGCGAATTCGGGAGGCGTTCTAGTCAGTTATTATGAATGGCTTCAAAATAAACAAGACGTGAAATGGGATGAATCTGATGTATTAGCTAAATTAGATGGAAAAATGGGGGAATGCTATAATAAAGTGACTAAAATCGCCAAAGAATATGATTCCACATTGCGTGAAGCATCCTTTATCTATTCCTTACAATCGATTGAAAAGGTGTATAAAAAAAGAGGAATTCATTGATATACTATTTTTTTTTGTATTGTAAAACATAGTATGCTATAATATAGAATGATTTCTGTGATAGGTTTAGGATTTGTCGGTGGCTCTATGAAGAAGAGTTTTGAAATAAAAGGTGCTCAAGTAAAGGGTTACGACAAATTTAAGGATGGCACGGATAGTTTTGAGGACTGTTTACATAGCGAAATTGCTTTTTTGGCGCTTCCTACTATTTTTGACGAAGAAAAAATGTCTTACGACAAATCCTGCATTCACGAAGTATGTGGTGATTTAGAGAAGCACAATTATAAGGGTCTCGTCGTAATCAAGAGCACGGTAGAGCCTACAACTACGGAAGATCTAGGTAAAACGTATCCTTCATTGAAGTTCGTTCATAATCCCGAGTTTTTAACAGCCGCAACTGCATTCGAAGATTTCCATAACCAAAAACACATTGTATTGGGAAGAGGACCCGGTGTTACAGATGAGGATATGGATGTATTAGAAAAATTTTATCGCACATTGTATCCCGATGCCGAGGTTTCACATAGCACATGCACTGAATCCGAATCCATGAAGAGTTTTGTGAATTGCTTTTACTCTGTGAAAATCCAGTTTTTTAATGAATTATATTTGCTTTGTGAGAAAATGGGTTGTGATTACAACACCGTCAAGGATTTAATGTTAAAGAACAAGTGGATTAATCCTATGCATACTGATGTTCCGGGTATTGACGGTATGTTGAGTTATGGTGGATATTGTTTTCCCAAGGATACAAATGCACTGTTAAACCACATGAAACGTGAGGGCACACATTGCAAAGTGTTAGAAGCTACAGTAATTGAACGTAATTTAATGCGCAGTGATAATGTGAATGTGAAATTGAAGGACAAGAAGGATTTTGACGAGGGATTCGACTAAAGGGAACCCAGTAAAGGGAACATAGGTTCCCTTTAAATCCCTCCTACCAGTAAAGCATCCCAATAGGTGGGGGTATTAGGGACTTATGCTCGACACAATAGGCAAATTATATAAAGATACACATATATCTTTATATACATGGGACGATTTTATGACGGCGACATACAGGGTAAATTTTGGTTTGGCGTTCAAGATAGTGATGATGTTAAAAATTTAGTAACCATCCGTGAACACACATATTATAGTTGGAAAGCTTGCAACTGTGCAGCTGAAATTGATGATGATTATTGCAGACAGTGCTATGAAGCCAAAGACGATCATATAGAAGCTGTTATAGAAGAGGAAGAATATGAAGACGAATGTTTGTATTACGAAGAATGTAGCCACGGATATAGTCTTGATAAATCAACCCATTATGAAGATTTAGTAACAACTATGGAAAACTTGAAAAAAGAAATTCCCGAAGAAATTCTGAAAGAATTTGAAACCATTGAACAAAATGATAAAATATTAGATGCATTTACGGGTGTGTTTAATAATATGAATGATATTATTACTCGTGTATTGGATGATAAGAAAGAAAGACACAGTGCGAGAATTTTAGTTGCTAGATATACGCTAGGATTTCAAATTGAGTATTGCTTACGAACAACAGATGTTTGTAATATTAATTGCGAATACTAGATATATGACTCAATATAGTGACTAAAATAGTAGCCTAATATATATGAAATCGCGCAGAACAATACGCAATCGAAAAATCCAATCCCAAAAAGGTGGTGGCATTGGATCAAGTAAGCCGAAGAAAAAGTCTCCTTCGCCACCAAATACAACAAAAAAGGTAAAATCTGTATCGTTTTCCTCTAAGAACGAAGTTCGAGAACAGAGTCCAAAATCAGAAGACGAATTTTATCATCGAGTTCCAGTAAATCAACAGGCAAAGAGAATAAAAACGAGGAAAGAAAGGTTTTTACAAAAAAGAATACGCCAAACTGCAAAAACCGACTACCAAAATCGCCAACGGGAACAAGATATGTTGGATCTCCTACGTGGAAATAGAATATAATTAGGTATGTGCGGCATATTTGCGAATATATTGAACCACGTCTTCGCTGGTTTCCCATTTTAGTCCATAATCTGATTGATTATGAACTACAGGAATTCCCATAGCTTCACACTCTTGAACACTATTCGCGTTTCCATCACGTGAAGTCAATCGTAATACAATAAAGCATTTTTTATAGATGTCCGGCATAGATTCATAAGGAACACTATTTTGGTTACTCAAAATATATTGATATTGCGGAAGTATCAACTTAACCGTCTCGTATATATTTTTACCATATATGTGTTCTCTACCTGGAATTTGTCCATTGAAAATATAAATGGACTTTCCCAATTCGGATTTAGGTATAGGATAGAATAGCGATGTATCCACGAGATTGAAATCAACATAAACGGGCGACAAATTTTGCTCAGAAAGACGGTGATAGAGGCATTGGCTAATGGCTAAATGAACAACATTGTGTAAACATCGGACTTCTTGAAGAGTGGCTTTCGATTGACCATTTTCGGGATTCGCATCTTCTCCGCCCCATATAATAAATTTCACCCCCTTGTGTGCGTTTAAAACAGTGAGGTCATTGTCGTCATAGACACCGAAGAAAACACACGGTTCGTCCACGGAAACTAATGGTTGGAAATCAAAGTGTTTCATGAACCGTGAATATAATGAATGCAATCCTTTACACACATATCCTTGTTTTACGTGTCCAAGAATTTGTGCAATGGGAAGTTTTTGTATGAGCGGAGATGATTTTATGATAGGGTGGGTGCGTCGGGATTCATTGTATCCATTTGTCGCATAATGTTGCATAGCGGCTTGTTTCGTAGAAATCCCCGCATTGCGCAAGTCGGCATAGCACGATATATAAAATTCCCAGTCAAAATCTGGATATTTTTCAAAAAATGTAGACATTTTTATAAATATTATCCAGAAAATTATATGAAATTACACCAACAAAAAATAAAATACACTAAAATGATGTAAAATCAATAGTAAGAGTTTCATCTATATTGGATTGCATTTTCATTTTAGTATATTTTTGTTGTTGTAAATTATAATCATACCTTATATTATATGGATACTACAAATTTAAGAATTTTAGTAACCGGTGGAGCAGGATTTATCGGATCAAATATAACAGAAACTCTTTTAAAACAAGGTGTGAAACACGTGCGTATTTTAGACAATCTTGCTACGGGTAAAATGGAAAACATTCAATTTTTATTGGACAAATACGATAATGTAGAATTTATGTATGGTAATATAGCAGACTTGGAAACATGTCGCAAAGCAGTAAAAGATATGGACGTAATTACAAACCAGGCTGCGTTAGGTTCTGTTCCAAGATCCGTAGCAGATCCATTATCAAGTCATATCGCAAATGTGAACGGATTTTTACATTTATTGATTGCAGCCAACGAACAAGGTATAAAACGAATTGTTTATGCATCTTCATCGAGTGTTTACGGCGATCATCCAGTTTTACCAAAAGTAGAAGAAACTACCGGAAATGTATTGTCTCCATATGCAGCTACAAAGGCAATTGATGAGATATATGCCAGCGTGTTTACTCGTTGTTATGGAATGGAATGTATTGGATTACGATATTTTAATATTTTTGGTCAAAGACAAGATCCGAATGGTGCGTATGCGGCCGTTATTCCCAAATTTATTAACTTAATGCGTTCTGGACAACAACCTACGATTAATGGTGATGGTACATTTTCTCGTGATTTTACTTATATTGAGAATGCTGTCCAAGCAAATATATTAGGGTTAACCACCGAAAATGAAAAATGTTTTGGTGAAGCTATGAACATTGGTGCGGGAGGACAAACCAGTCTTTTGGAATTAATCGAAGTTTTGAATAAAGAATTGGATGTAGATATTGATCCTATTTTTGGACCGGAACGACCTGGAGATATTCCACACAGTAATGCGGATATTTCGAAAGCACAAAATATGTTAGGATATGATCCTAAAATAAGTTTTGAAATGGGAATGAAAAATACTATTTCATATAAAAAAATAAAAAATAATAGACTGTTAATAGAAGATATAGATTATAATAAATTAGTAAACCGATCAGTAATAAATATAGATTTAAGTGATATCAAAAAAAATATAAAAGATGGACAAATATTAGTTACGGGTGGATGCGGTTCAATCGGAAGTGAAATTGTAAGACAATTAATTAAATTAGAAATATATAATATCATAATTTATGATAATAATGAATGTTCGATGTTTGACTTTAAAAACGAAGTTAGATCTAAATATAATGTTGGTATATCATCACATCCTATACAATTTGTTTTAGGTGATATTAAAGATAGATTAAAATTGATCGAAACTTTTGAACAAAATAATATATATATGGTTTTTCACGCAGCCGCATACAAACACGTTCCATTAATGGAACATAATCCATATGAGGCAATCAAAACGAATATTATAGGTAGTAAAAATGTATCAGATATATCACAACAATATAATGTAAATAAATTCATTATGATTTCTACCGACAAAGCAGTAAATCCAACAAATATCATGGGTGCGAGTAAAAGAATCGCCGAATTATATATAAATAATCTAAATAATAATCACAAAACTAAATTTATAACTACAAGATTTGGAAATGTATTAGGTTCAAATGGTTCAGTAATTCCTACTTTTTTAAAAAAAATAAATAATAATGAAAATTTACAATTAACACATAAGGATATTACAAGATATTTTATGACCATACCTGAAGCAGCACAATTAGTAATATACTCATCGTTAATAGGAAACGGTGGTGAAATATTATTATTTGATATGGGCGAGCCAATTAAAATATACGAATTAGCAAAACGAATGATAGAATTATACGGAAATCATAATATTGGAATTGACATTAGTGGATTACGACCGGGTGAAAAATTATATGAAGAGCTTTTGTGTGATGGTGAAAAAATTATTAAAACAGATAATGAAAAAATTATGAAATTAAAACATGTAGATGATACCGATTACATCAATTTTTTTAATATTTTTGAAAAAATAATTAATTTTGAATTTTCAGATATAAATGAACTAAAAAAATTATTAAAACAAATTGTTCCAGATTATACTCCATCTAAATGATAACAAATATTTAAATGTGTAATAATTTCCATTTATCATAAATTTCGAGCAAATGATTTCCCCACATTCCTAACCAATTATATCCATTCCGTCTTTCACTGGGTATATCATTAAATGTATCTAAATTATAAGTATTACCATTTCTATCAAAAAATACAGGGGTTTGATTATCTAACGAGTAATATCTCGACCATAATAAATTAACATTATCATTTGTTTTACTTAGTATAATATTACCATCCATTTTATGTTGTTTATACCCACTAATCGAATGTGTTTCATACCATTTACATCCATTAATTATAGCATCTTTAATTTTATTAGTTTGGTTAGGTAAAGACATTAAATAAATTAAAATTTGGACACTTTCTAAAGAACATATTGAATCAATTTCGAAACTTCTTGCTTTTGCGGGTAATAAAGTAACTGGATCAGCTTGTTGTGGCCAAATTGTTTTTTTTTCATTTATTACATACTGTAAATCAAGTAAACAATTAATAGATTTATTATAATTTACCTTTAATAATAATATATCGTGTGAATCTATTTCGTCTTTAACGTCGGAATTTAAAATATATTCACAACATCGCATATAATTAATCATTGCACAATCATTTAATGTTATCATATCATGATAACGACCCGTTGGAGGATAATATAATGGTACTCCACCATTATCATATATCATTTTATTCAAAAAACCAATAAATAATTTTATAGATTGTAGGCAATCACCTCCTAATGGTAATTCTTTATTGTTTAAATAATAGTCTATTATTATTTTTATGTATGTACCAACTCCTTCTTGTGTTGTTCCTCGATAATACGGTAAATTGTCTGGTTCAGTATTTGTATATGGAATACAAAAATTAGTTATATCACTTGTCCAAAATCCAGTTGCATCATTAGGTATATTCTTTGGATTTGAATCTTGATACATCCCAAATTGCCATGACAATATATTTGATACATACAAATCTATATTTGAATCATCGTATATATCTACAATATTATACGACGTATTGTCTAACAATAATTGTTTTTCTTCATTTGTAAGATAATTAAACTTTATTATTGATTCGAATAACTCAATATCTTCAGTATTTTGTTTATAATTAACTAATTTCTTTTCATTAAATATATAATCATATTCATTATATTTAAATTTATAATTCCAATCACCCATATTAAAAATATACGAGAATATACTATAATCATTAGTATAATAATTTTTAAAATAATTATTAGTATATTGTAATATTTCTAATTCATCTAATTCTTGATTAATAATTTTAAAATCCTTCATCGGTTGGCTTAAAGATTTTAAAAAATAATAATTACTTAAACCAAATTGAATATTTTCTGTGTTCAAATTTATTTTATGAAAGTCAAAGTTATATGAATTTCGTAACTTACAATTAACATAAACTTTAACTCCTTCTGTATTACGAACCATAGTAATGTGTTGCCATTTATTATAAGGCAATCTTCCAGTATATGCTCTATATAATGCATCTCCATTTGATAGTCCTTCATAATCTCCACAATAAAAACTGATTTGATTGCTTTGACTTTTTTCAATAACAATGCTAAACTTATGTGGATAACAACCTACTATAAATTCTCTGTTAAATCGTTTATTGTCCATTTTTATCCAAAACATAACGGTTTGAACTGTTGTAAATGGTATATTATAAAATAATTCGTTATTATCGCAACTAATTTTATCCATTATATACTATACAATGGAAAATCCGTGGCCTAAATTGTCGAAAAAAATGATTGATTCTGTTTCCGATGTACTTCAAAGTGGAAAATTAAATCAATGGAATAACCCTGCTGTAAAAGAATTTGAAACTAAATTTTCTAAACATATAGGAGCTAATTATGCTGTTGCTGTATTTAATGGAACAGTTTCTCTCGAACTTTGCGTGAAAACACTTGGATTGAAAGAAGGTGATGAAGTAATCGTTACGTCCAGAACATTTTTAGCGTCTGCGTCGTGCATTGCTTGGTATGGGATTAAACCCATATTCGTCGATGTTGATGAAGACAGTCAAAATATAACTTTAGAAACTATTAAAACGGCAATAAATCCAAAAACAAAGGCGGTAATTCTTGTACATTTATCAGGCTGGCCGTGTGATGTGAAAGAAATTTGCGACTACTGTAGAGAGAAAAATATATATACAATTGAAGACTGCGCTCAAGCACACGGTGCTAAATATAACGGCAGACATGTTGGTACTTGGGGAGATATTAACGCGTGGTCATTTTGTCAAGATAAAATTATAACTACAGGAGGTGAAGGTGGTATAGTGACTACAAATTGTCCTCATTTATACAAACTAGCGTGGTCTTTAAAAGACCATGGAAAAGGATATGATACTGTGTTTAATACAGAGCATCCTCCTGGATTTAGATGGTTGCATGAAAATATTGGTACAAATTGGAGAATGTTGCCTATACAAGCAGTCATTGGTAGTCACGCATTAGATGAATTGGAAAATTGGACATCACATCGAACATGCATCGCTAATATATATAACAACGCCTTTAGCGATATTGATGGTGTTCGAATTACACTCCCGCCTTCGCATATAACTCACGCCTATTACAAATATTATTTTTTCATTGAACCATCCAATTTCAAAATATCCCGCGATGAGATAATCAAATTGATTGAGAATGCAGGTGTTTTCGCACAAGCCGGGTCTTGTGGCGAAATATACAAAGAAAAGGCGCTTACACAATTCGCGCCAGAAATTGATTTACCAGTAGCCAAACGTTTATTTGAAACCGCCATTTTGTTATTATGTGATCCAACTATTAGCGAAGATGTAGCAATTGAAAATGCTGGAAAAATAAAAAATATATTACTAGATAATATAGTATGAAGACAATCGCAATTTTCGGTGCCGGGGGTCATACAAAAGTGATCATTGATTTAATTCTAGAATTAAATCAATATACGATTGTTGGTATATATGACGATAATAAGGAAGGTAGTTTTGAAGACATTCCCATTATAGGAAAAATAGATGGAAATGTGAATACTAAATATGATGAATATATTATTGGTATTGGAAACGATAATATACGAAAAAAAATATACGAGCAGTTTTTAAATCTAATATGGGCAGTATTAATTCACCCCAGAAGTATCATTTCAAAAGGTGCAATGATCGACTATGGAACGGTTGTATTCGCGGGAGCAGTTATACAAACAGGTGTTAATATAGGTAAGCACTGCATTATAAATACAAATTGTAATATAGATCATGAAAGTTATATTGAAAACTTTACATCAATCTGTCCAGGAGTAACTATATGTGGAAATGTTGTGATTGGCGAGTTAACATTTATTGGTGCGAATTCAACCATTATACACGGGAAAATAATTGGGGAAAATTGTATTGTTGGTGCTGGGACAGTTGTGATACGAAATGTGGGTGATAATAGTAAAATTGTCGGTAATCCTGGTAGAATAATATAAACATTTTTTTCTCATTTAAAACACCAATTTTATATGAGAACTTATATTTGTTCAAATGTTACCAAATCAAATTTATTTACATCCATCTTTAATGTTTTTCCAATAAATTCTTCGAATTGGGAGGCACATATTCCTAAATTTGGGCGTAAAGGAATCAAATCAACTTCGTTGATAATATCTCCTTTTTTCATAGATTGTGAAAAATACAATGATCTACGTGCTACAGATTTTGTATTTAATTCAGCATCTCTGCATCTTTTAATACCATCTCCCAATACGACTTCACATTCACGAATTAAAGATACAAATTCATTTAATTCTTCAGGATTTAATGATGCTTTGTGATCAGGACCTTCCATTTCTTTATCTAATGTATAATGTTTTTCAATATAATTTGCACCAAGACAAATGGCGTATAATGAAGCTTTTGAACCAATAGTATGATCTGAAAAACCAACATCTATATTGAATTTATTTTTCATTGTTTGAATACATTTTAAATTTAAATCTTCATTTTCAGTTGGATAACATGATACACAATGTAATAAAACCATTTCTTCACAACCATTTTTTTTTAAATAATTTACACTATTTTCAACTTCTTCTATAGAACCCATTCCTGTTGATAAAATTATTTTTTTTTTAAATGATGCAACTTTTTTTAATAAAGGAAAATTAGTTAAATCACCTGATCCAATTTTAAATGTATGTACATTAATTGTGTTTAAAAAATCAGCACTCTCTATATCAAATGGAGTTGATATAAATTCTATTTTTTTTTCATTACAATATTCATTTAGTTTAATAAAATCATCGTAAGATAACTCTAGTTTTTTTAACATAGATAATTGAGAGTCATCATTTTTTGTATTTTTTTTCTGATATTCGGCCTTATCGGCATTAGGTGTCGCTAATTTGTCACTATTAAACGTTTGAAATTTTACGCCATTTGCACCAGATTTAATAGCTATATCAATGAGTTCATACGCAATATCTATACAACCATTATGATTAACACCAACTTCAGCTAAAATATAAACCATTTATATTACAATTATATAATTAGTTTCTATATTTTTTTATTAAAAATTTTTAATATTTCTTTGCTAGAATTTTTTGTAATATAGGGATATGTAATATTATCTATTTTGGGAATATTATTAATATTATAAATAATATTATTTTTATTATAATCTATATGAATAACACTATTTCCACATTTTCTTCCATTTTGTCTATTGCCTAAATTGAATGTAATTTTTTTCAATAATGGAACTTCATAAATACCGCTGGAAGAATTACCTATAAAACAATCACAATAATAAATTAAATTTAAATATAAATCACGTTCGATAGAAGTAAACGCATATATGTTATTATATGTACAATCTAACTGATTAATTTTTTCAAATATGTAATCATTATTATTGTCTGCGTTTGAATGAATAAACAAAATATTTGTATTCGTAACATTTTCTATATTAATTAAAGAATCACATAAAATATCTATGTTTATTTTATTTTGTTCTTTTGATAATAACGTTTCACTGTGAGTTACAACTAATACATTTTTTTTACGTTTTTGTATATTTAATTTTTTATAAAATATTTCTTCTTGTAATGGAGAAAACATCATAATATCATAAAGTCCTGGATTACCTTCTAAAAATACATTTTCTTTTTTTTCTCCCATTGAAATTACATTTTTATAAGAACTTTCACACGTAACAAAATGATATTTAGCTATTTTAGTAATAGAATGGCGTATTGCATCGTCATAAGCACCTTCTGTTACATCACCACCACATAAATGTGCAATATCAACATTATTAATCAATGCCACTTGAGCTGCAACTAACATTTCATAGCGATCGCCTAATATTACAAGTAAATCTATATGATATTGTGAAAAACATTTACCCAGACCATACATTTCTTTAGACATTGATTCAATTATACCTTGTGAAGTATCTGACTTTAAATCCATTGGTATTTTTTCATCAATAATAAAACCATCACGCTCTATTAATTTATAAGTATTACCATATTTTTCTTCCAAATGTGTTCCTGTAACAAATGTCAGTAAATTGAAGACTTCACTTTGTTTTATTTCATTCATAAGTCCTTTTAACAATCCATATTCCGCACGTGTTCCTGTTATTATACAAATTGTTTTCATTTATATATATATATAATTTATTTTATTATACAATTAACAAATGTATTCCAATATTTATTCTTAAATTTAATCCAATTAGCATTTATTTTAATTTTTTTTACTATTCAAAATACATTTTATATTTGCAGTTCCATTCATTAATATTTCAACATCAACATCTTTAAAATCAATTGTTTTTTCAAAGATATTATGTATTGCTTTATATAATGATTATTTAAATAAAAAAATAATAAGATTTCATTTTCGCGTGACATATTTGATAACTTTCCTAATATAGATACCTCATTACGGTTTAATATACAGACATAATATATGTAAATTAATTTATATAATTATATTCTATAAGCTTCATAATGTCTTATGACGATAAAAAAACTATTAACTATCTTGCTATAATTCCAGCAAGATCCGGTTCTAATGGTATAAAAGATAAAAATGTTATTAAAATAAATGATAAAGAATGTTTCAGATATACACTAGAACCAGTACAAGAATCTAATATTGATAAAATATTTTTTTCAACAGATTCATTAAAATATTTAAATATTTATAAAAAATATTATAGTCCAGAAAAGGATGTTTCATTTGATTACATTAGACCTGATGCAATATCAAACAATAAATCTACGTCAAATGAATATGTTGATGATTGTTTAAATTTTTTAAAATCCAAAGGATATACAATAAACAATTTTGTTATTTTACAACCAACCTCATTACTAAGAACAAGTGATCAAATAAATTCAATCATAGATTATCATAAAAACCATAATTATACTAATATAAAATCTATATCACCAGTTATTCAAACACCCTATTATATGATTTATAATGATAATACCATGGTTATTCCAAACAATATTAAAAATCGTCAGGAACAAAAAGAGGTCTTCATATTAAATGGTGCGTATTATGTATATTCGTATGCAAATTATATTAATAATATTATTTCGTATATTACATATAATATGACCACTTTAGAAGGATTAGATCTGGACGATGAAACTGATTTAGTATTAATTGAATCAATATTAAAAAATAAAAACAAATAATTGTATCAAATTCCAAATATATTATATATATAATATATAATATGTATGAAATTACACTTGTTAATCGTTCACATCATAGCAATTTTACATCAAAATATAACCAATTACAATATAATACGCTATTTGTAAACAGTTTTAATAAATATGTACACGCAACATATTTAAATAGCGACATAAATCATGATTGGATTAATCATATAATATATTATGAGATAGAAGATAATTTATGTATATATTTCAAAAAATATTTTATAACAAAAATTAAAAAGGATGCTAATATAACTTGTGTAGATATTAAAAATATATTAGATAAAGTAGTTTTAACTGTAAAACAATTGCATATAAAGTTACCAATTGATTATTTATTTGATATTTTACTTGAATTAAATTTAAAACGACATTTATTGATATTAAAACGTGATACAAGTGAAAGAATTCAAATACAATTTAAAATTTGTAATAATGTTATACAATTTTTTATTAAACAAAATTTATTTTATGAATGTCCTATTGAAAAATTTGATGATTTACAACAAGATATTTATAATGAGTATTGTTCTATAGAAAAAAGTAAACGAAAAATAATTTATTTTAATCAAGAATCTACTACATTTGATTGTGAAGATACTGTTTATGACTTACAAAAATATATGTATATAAATGGTTACTGGTTAGACATCACATTCAATTTTAATAAAAATCGTTTTCAAAATAACGCAAGTATGAGTAATAAATATAATTATTTCATTAAATATGATATATTTTTGTTTAGTAATACCAATTGCATTAAAGGTATATTATCATCACTTGATGATGACTATTTCGAAAGATATATAAAAAATAAAATATTTATACTTATTCCATATTCATATTCTTTTGATAATTTTAAACGCATAACTTCAAATAGATCTTTATTTGATCGCATAAGAAAAAATAATAATTTATTTATCGGATGTAGAAATTCAGATACTGCTATAGGTATTTCATCGTTAAAATGTATGTTAAATCAAACAGAAGAAGTATCAAAGGTAGCTGTAAATGAGTTATTAAGTAAAAAATATGTTAACTATACAAATACATTAAATTGTTTTAAATGTGATAATTTATTACCTATATGTAATATTTATAACGATAATTTATTAGACAAGAAAGATTTTTTTAAAATTCATAATTTAGATATTAATAAACCACTTGTAACGTTCTTTATAATATGGCCAATAGTTATAGATGATGATAATGCAATAATAAATAGATTTCATTTTGATAATGAGTTGTGGGAAGATGATGGTTATATTAATGAACTTGTAACAAAGTTAAGTAAAAACTATAATGTAATCTTCAAACCTCATCCTGGAAATATGAGAATAAATAACAAAAATTTATATTTCAATACAGATATTTATACCGAATACAGGTTAAAACCAATAGTGAATTTTTATAATAAGCATAAACATATATTAAAAACTAATATAATTGATTATGATTATAATCCGGAAATATTAAAATATACGGATTTTGGTATTGTATCATACGGTAGCACCGTTTGTAATGAACTATATATAAACGATATTCCGTTATTGTTATTAACATCAAAAAAAAATGATTGGACAAAACTATATTTTAATGGATATAATAATCTTATAAATCAATTAAAAGTATCAAATGAAACTATATCATTGAGAGATGGATTATTTAATATATTAGATATAGTTTATGGTAGTTGTGAATATATTGAAAATTTGAAGGAAAATCCGACATTATTAGAAAAAATTATAAATAAAAATTATAAAGACACCTTCCCATATTTTAACAATAATCCTCTGTATGGAAATACTTATGATGCAAAACAAGAAAATATTGGTAAAATAATATTAGATATTTTAACAAGTAATAATAATAACAGTAATAATAATACAATTAAATTCAATATTAGTAAATATAATATGGTCATATTTGGTAAAGAATTTATTGACGTTAATATTGAAAAAGAAATAATTTATATTAAAAATATTGACGTAGTAGATAAATCATTTACTAATGGTGTTAATTTATATTTTAATTTAATTGAATACAATAAACCCATAAATATATCATTTTATGTAAAACTTAATATAAATGAAAATAATGTTCATTTTAAATTATTCACTGGAACTAAGTGGATACTATATGATAAAATTGCAATTACGACAACTTTTGTAAAAGTTTCTGAAAAAATTAATATAACAAATTTAAAACAATGGAGAATGGGTTTTACTTCAACTTTAATCGATCAAATTATTGAAATAAAAAATTTAAATATAACTCATTAATTGTAAAAAAACGTTACGTTTTCTTTTAGTGGTTTTATTGGACCCCCTCCTTTGAATGTATATATTATAAGTATGAAACGATATATCTTTTTAGGTCAAGCAACGACAAAACACGGCTGGTTTTTACATCTTGTAGTGCTATGAGCGCATTCTTTCTTCGGTTCCAGTTCGCGGCTTTCTTGCGAAGAGTGCCCTCATTGTCTCCTTTGTATGAGACAGCACCCGCGAACATATTATGCATATATTTGTCATTGGAAACGTCCCACCTACTGATGTCTCCATTGAATGACTTAGCATAAGAGAACATACCATTCATATATTTGACGTTGGAAACGTCCCAGTTACTAAGGTCTCCATTGAATGACTTAGCATAACGGAACATAAAACCCATATTGGTCACGTTGGAAACGTCCCATTTACTGATGGCTCCATACTTTTCCTTTGCTTCCATTGGAGACCTACACCATTCCGTAACCGCCTCCCGAATATTCTCCTGGGTAATAGCAATCATTGTGTTCTCCTAACGATTTTCTTTGTTTGATACGATAAAGTATTCAGTGGACTCGTCATTCAATTTTAAAACAATTTTTACACAAATAATTTATCAATATCGAAACTTGTATTAAAATCAATAACAGTATTTTTAATATCATCATAATTATCTAAAACATATTTTATTTTAGATGTCCATTCATCAACCGTAAAATTACTACATACCAAATAATCAGGAAATAATTCATTATAACCCACATTTTGTGTTATCATAGGTAAACAGTTATGATAATACGCTTCTCGTATTGTATTAGAATTGGATTCATATAAAGCTGGATGTAATAATAACTTACTCTTACTTATGTATTCAACCGCATTTTTATGTATTTGTAATGGTAAACAAACCGCATTTTTTATATTTTTAAAATCATTATTATTTTCTCCTATTACTAGTTTTTTATATTTATCAAACATTTCATTGTTTATTACATTTAATAAAAATAACATATTTTTACTTGTACGTTTATAATTACTACAAATCAATATAATATCAAATTCTTTTTCAAATGTTTGATCCAGTTGTTTTATGCAAAATGTTGTATCTAAATGTGGTTTTAATTTATAAACGTATTCTGGATATATTTTTGTAAAAATTTTATGGGTCAATTCACTATTTACAATAATTGATTCACAAAGGGTACACGTTTTAATTTCTTCACCGATTCTATCATTTTTACCAATTGTAAATGAATCCTCCAATAACTTTATAGCACTCGTTGTTGGATAAAACATGTTAAAATGATTTATACCTGATACCAGATAAACCGTATAACAATTGAATAGTTCTTTACAAAGATAAGGAGCTCTATAATTTTTCGCCAAACAATAATTTGGTTCAGTATTTAAATACGATTTCACATCACTTCTAACCTTATCTGCTTTATAATTGTTGGATAAATACAAAAATATGCCTCCAATTTTCTCTGGATCATAATTCACATCTAAACGATTATGAAAAAATACCCCCACAGTATTCACACCATTTTGTCTTAAAAATTTTATTATTTGATAAGCATTTGTAGCAGCACCTCCATATCCTGGATATTGAGTAGAACTTACTACAACATTATATTCGTGACATTTCTGTTTCATTTTACACCCATTAAAAATTCCTTCTATTATTACATTACTACATCCTTCAAAATGACTATCTTGGACAATATATTTTATTTGTTTGTAATAATTCGGCATTTCTAAAGGATTTTTTAAATCTACACATTCAAACCCGTAGTTTGAGTATCGATGAGATCCTTTTCCAATTAATATTACATTTTTCTTATCTTTTAAGAATTGTATACTGTTATTTACATTTTTTATAAGCCTATTAAAATCACTTACTATTAATCCGTAATCATATTTTCGTTTATCAAAATCGGGACATTCAATAATGGTTTGATTATAAAATGGAACAAACGTGCTATAATATAAACGTGTCTTAACATTGTACCATTTGGATAATATAGACTGTACATGAGCACTATTGCAAAATGTAAAGTCGCTTCTACCGATTTGTAATAATACGTTTTTATTGATGTAGTTATTTTGTTTTTCAAGTGTATCCAATGTTTTGTAGTTTTTATTTAAACTATTTGTGTATATACCCGGAATTAAAAATATAATTGGACACAAAAACATAGATTGAAAATCAATATTAACTGGAGTTTTCAATATTATCAAATCCAGTTTAAACGGAAATTTTAATAAAAGTTTTTGTAATTCGGGTATGGTTGATACTACATATTGGTTTGAATTTAATAAAATATCGTTTCTCGGTTGTCTTGTTATGTAAATAGAAGTAATATTATGCGCGTTCGAATAAAAGGATGATAAAAACCCACTATTTGTAGCTGCACCACCGTATCCCGGATAATCGCTACATATTAATATTATATTCGTATAAGGTTTTATAAAGTTAGAAAACGTTTGTATATTTTTGTTAATATTACTCAATGTCTTACTATCGAGTATGTCTGTGGTAAAATCATATTTATCTTTATCCATATCCAAAAGACACTTCATTTTCGCATCGATTTCACCTAAGTTTAGTTCAGTATTATATACATTATGGTCTACATAGACAGACAATCTTTTCAAAAACTCTTCGTTTACAATTTCATTTTCAAAAATTTTATGTTTTTCGTTTACAACGTATTGTTTCTTCCAACAATCTCGTTTTTCATTGCGACCAAAATCAACCCAATGATTGTAACATTGTATTTCAGTTTTCAAATGTTTCAAGTCTGGATTTTGTTCTAAATAATATTTCCACAAAAAGGGTGTGTTATAATACTCATTTTTATGTAAAATATATGCAGTTCGACCTTCGTTGATTCCACTAGTTTTCCAATGTTGATAGGCTTGCTTTTCATTATTCACAATCTGTTTTATATCAGGATATCTTAATAAATAACGATTCCAATCAAATTCTCTTACAATTGGAATTTCAATGATACAATCGCGCATCATTTTTTGAATAAATGCGTTACGTGTTTCAATATTTTTTAAACCCATCAATTCGTTTACTGTGCGCTTTTCATTACGTCCATGATCAATCCAATGTCGAACCGCTTGTATTTCATCTACAATACCATTTGTTCGCAATTTTGGATTATATTTTAAATATTCTGACCAAGGAAATCCCTGATATATTTCATTTGATTCTATAACGAATCCGTGGACTCGTCCTCCTTTTGTCCACATTTTATATGCTTGCAATTCTGTTTTAATACACTTTTTTTCTATTTCACTATGGTCATTGATAAATCGCATCCAATCAAATTCTTGTAACACGTATTGATTACGAAAACATTTTAAATATTCATCTTTATAGTTCTCAACAAATGGACATTGAGAATGCAATTGTATTGAACCAATTGTTTGATCAAACAATTGTAAAAATAAATCCATAATATAATATGGGTTTATTTTTTTGTAAATAATCTAATGGTGATCATTTGTAAATACACTATAATTATATTCCCATATATAATTCATTTCACAATTGGTTATATGCATTTTTGTGAATGAGCTGACGTATTCGTTACGTATATCTTTTGAAATAGATACTGTTAAATTATTATTAGTGGTGTTCTCAATATACGCAATATAGTTACACTTATTTACTTTTATAATTGGTATATTATTATATTGTATACGTGCGATAAATTCACTATCTCCGGCATAACGGGTATTATCATAAATTCCAATTTGTGTAAAAAGAATACGTGTGAATGAACACATCGTATCTCCAAATTTCCCATTTGGATAGTCTCTAAAATCTTCTATTAACTGTGTAGTTCCTTCGACATAACGAACATATTTGCTCTGAACTACATCACAATTATATTTTTGAAATGCATTAAAATCATCTTGCAATTTAACACTTGTATATTCATCATCGGGATCTAATATACTAATATATTGCCCATTACTATTCATGATTCCAATGTTTCGTGCATTATACGCGCCACCATTCTTATAACTTTTAATATAAGTAATCGGGAAATCACACGTGCCCATTAAATCAAACATGTAATTATCCAATTTATGATCATATGGATCGTCGTTTATTATAATAAGTTCATAATTAAGATAAGTTTGTTTCATAATACTAGCAATTGCTCGCTTTACATAACGATGTTTTTTAAAAAAAGGCATAATTATTGAAAAACGATGTGGAACATATTCTCTTCTATATAATATTTCACGAATAATTGCATTTTTAACAGAAATACTCGAGTCTTGTGAATATTGAATGTTATTACCAATAACATTATCGGAATCCATAGTAATCAAATATTTTGGATCCAAACATAAACCGTTTAATTTAACATTTTTTATAAAAGGATATTCGTATTTTATTTTATTATACACTTCTATATTTTCCATTAATACTTCAATATTAATGTTATGTTGTTCTAACAAACATATTCCGTCATAGAAGTCTTTTGATATACTATCTGCATTACGTATAATAATATATAAAGTATTAAATATCGATTTGTTTATATTTATACCTGGATACTTCATACGCATACAAATTATATTTTTAATAGTATCAATACTATTCCATTTTAATCCATATAACGAATTGTTATGAACAATGGGGACGCCTAATTGTTTACATTCTTTTGTTGTTTCAGATCCCCCGTCATTAATCGTTAATCGTAATACAAGTGATGCTGTTTTATAAAAAAGACGCATGTTGCTATAATTTACCACTTTACTTGAATCCGATGTTCTGTAAAAGGTTATATTCGACATTGTCTTCACCAAATCATCGCATATATCTTTGGAATAAATTTTGGGATCTGAACGCGAGTTTCCATCGTAAATAATAATATACTTATTATTCAATTTCAACTCGTCTTTTGTGTAAGGTTGAAACATTGTATAATTAACCATATCATTTGCGAGATAAATACATTTCATATTATATTCATTTAATCTTAACAACATATTTGAAGAATTGCTAATGAATTCAACATTTTTATATGTTTTTAGTCTTTCTATATTTTTACGTCGGTGTTCATATCTACCGTCTACATCTGTTCCACCAAACATTATCCACATATTTCCATTGTGATTATTTAATATATCAAAATCCGTTTCATTATACATACCGAATACTAATAATGGACCATCTACATTATAATAATTTTGCAACTGATAAAAATCTTTTATACGATCAAAATGTAATAATGCGTTTGATATATATATTTGACGAATGTTATTATATTCGAGAAATCGTTTGAATATTATCTGATCATTTGAATACATGTTTATATAATTGCGCTACATTATATTATATACAATTTTTTTTCACTTGGACAAGGTTGACTGTAATTTTCATTATAATAAACACTCGATTTATATAAAATCGCACGAGGTATTTGGTTGTTACAATGCAACGATTTTTTTTCGGGTTGAATGTATTTACACATCATATCATGGTTTGAACAATCAAAATTCGTAATTTCAATATTTATTGATTTTTCCAGATTGACTCCCTTTGTTTTCATTTTCGTTACCATATTTCCGATTAAATTCACATCATAATAACACTCGCTGTTCGCATTGTTTAATATTAACAAATAATCGTGTTTATGTATTTCACGATCAAATTTATCTAAGTGTTCCATTTTATAATTATAATAATGAAATAAATGTCTTGGTTTTTCACCAGTATAATATACGTTTACATCAATATTCCAATAAGGCAAATAATTTTTTGATTCTAGGTTCCAATGTAAATCGTTTGGATTATACTTTCCCATACTTTCAATTAAATCACGAATATTCTTTCCCGAATCACTTTGTGATAAATCTGCTATACACAATGAGGGATACAAACAATAATATTTTTGAGAAAATTCACAAGATAATAACGAATCGAAAGATATGTTTGGTTTTTCTAATCTCACTATAATTTGTTTTAGCACATCTTGTGAAAACCCTTGAGCAAATGAACCATAGGTTGTTGCGTTTGCACAATAATAACCACCTTCCTCCATTTTGAATGTTTGCCTCCAGTTTGTCGTTCCTAAATTTAGTATTTCCCAATCATCGGGAATATTACGTATATATTTATCAAATTTTATTGCAAATTGCTTATCAAACATTATATCATCCTGCATTATCAATATTCGATTATATTTTTGTTTTATCGCATCGTGAAAAATGTTTTTCATGGAACGAATAATACCTATAGTTCCTGCTGTTCGTAACAGTTTACACGTAAACACATTGTTTATAGAATTCCAACATAGTGTTTGATTAGGATGTACATTTGGATGGTTTATATCCCATTTCATATAGTCTTCAATATATTTTATGCATTCATCGCATTTTATTCCATCGTGTCCTTCCACAAACGTTGCACTTATGTTTAAATCATTTAACTGATCGCGCATTTTGCATCGTTTTAATTTACTGCGTTTTAAATTCAATACATATATTTTATCAAAATAATTATTTACAGTAATCAATGTTTCCTGTTTCGCATCTAATTTCCATTGATAATCCTGAACAAATAACTTCATCAAATCCATTTCAACTTGTTTTCGGGCTTCATCTTTCTTATTTAAATTACAAATGAATCCACTGGACGTTTCCAATACACGATAAAACGGAATATTCAAATATTTATTAAATACAAACGACATCCATATATCAACATTTTTTGTAATTGAATAATCATAGTTGTCGAACTTATATAATTCATTATATAAAAAGAGTGATGCGTCTATGATACACCCATTTGACCCAAAATAATTGCCTATATCGGTTTCATTACATAGACTTTTATTTGTTATTTCACTATTGTATTCGTATTTATTGCTATACATTGAATATATTGATAATGATTGTGCCTTTTTTAACATATTTTCACACCATATAGGCGGATATATTTCATATTCGTCAATCATAATTAAATAATCCAACAAATACTTATGGTAAATTTGTTTAGCAACCATTACCTTGGAATAACAATGGTAGTTATACCCAAATTGATATAATTTGATATTCAAAACACTTTGATATTTTTTCACGAGTGATGTAATATAATCATTTTTAGATTTATCTACGTTATTATCGATTATATGAAACGTTATATCCCTTGCTACTGTTTGTGCAGAAACCATTTGTAATATATTATCTAAATTCTCATTCCGATTATAAGTAGACATTATTAAGTGAACCGTGTTCGTTTTTTTGTTCAAAGGAGACCCATTCTGTATAGAGCTATTAATATTTTGTTTCATTGTAGAATCAACTGTCTTATACGTATTGTGTTCGTGTTCTCGATATACATATAATGAATCTGAAATAAATTGTATTTGTCTAGGTGAACACAACTCTAATATATTCACAAATAACATAGTATCAGTTGATTTGCGTATATATTCACCTTCGAATGTAAATATGTCTTTATTAATATGATGCATTAGTTCAATTTTACACGTCCTTATTGGTGGAAAATACCAATTTTTTTCTTTACGACGTCCTTCATTTTCAATATATTTATTTGTACATTGTTTTATATTTTCTGACCATTTACCACTATAATTACCACACGTAACCCAACATTTTGTTTTTATATAACGCGAATTAATAATAGTAAGCGCTTTGGGGGTGGATAAATAATCATCGCCGTCTATAATTATCATAATATCATTATGACCATAATTCGATTGCTGCACGTGTTCTACCATTTTATACTTTGCATATCCAGGTCCACGATTTTCATCCCAATTAATTATTGAATAATTTGATTTATTTTCCATAAAATCAAGAATAATATCGAGATTCGATGATCCGTCATTGAAAATAACCACTTCAAAATTTGTATAATCTTGTATTTCAATACTATTCAAACATTCTAATATATATTTTCTATATACATCGCAATATGGAACAAAAATAATTATTTTATTATAGAGAGGCAATTGTGTTGTATAATAGTCTTTAATATCGTTTATACCATTCATTTCTTCCGTGTACATCTTAAACATACTTGAATCATTTGTTAATTTACTGCAATATAGATAAGATGAACAAGTATGTATATTTAAAATTATATCCCGTATGGATAAATTATATAAAAAATATATATGCTTTTCGTATCCAACCAACAACGCTTTTATAGAATCAATGAAATCGGGATAATGATATATTTTCCCACAGCATATTTTTAATATACTATTTTTTTGAAAATAGCACATTTTTTGAAAATCTTTTATTACATCCAGGGTTTTATTTTGATCTTCGGCATCGCCATAACAAAATATCATATTTTCATTACGATTTATATTGTCCAGGTCTTTTTGTTCTATTGTATCGACGTCTCTCAAATCTTTTTCTATATATTTTTCTACAAAGGTGTTAATAAATTCTAATAGGGTACAATTATTGTTCCTATTCAATTCTGCAATTAACAAGTCATACAATTCACCATTTTGTTCTCTATTCTTAAAGATATTGATATTTTTTTTTATTTTGATCGCGTGTTGCGTTTTTTCTCTACGGCTCCATTTACACCAATATTCATATGCCCAAACCGGGTTTGATACACACATTTGAGACAACTCTGCATTATTCTTTACAAAGAGCTTCCAATTAAATATTTTATAAGGATCATCTGTATTTACTATATACACTTTTCGACCTTCTCTATTACCATTTTGTATCCAATGTGTATATGCTTTGTGCTCATTGTTAATGTGCACATTTTTTAAATCCGAATTTTCTTGTATATATCGTTTCCAATCAAATTCATGGACAGGTTCTTCCTCGTAATACAAGTATGTAGATAATAGTTTTTTTATAAAAGATAAATATGCATTTTTTGAACGTAAATACATACGCTCATCGACAACTCTGTTTTCATTTCTACCATATTGAACCCAATGCGAATATGCATCGAACTCTGTAGTTAATTTTAAATCAGTATTGAATCGTAAATAAGATTTGTAATCAAATCCGCGGTAGATATTGTTTGTATTTTGAATATATCCAGTAGTTTCGGTTTCTTTCCATACATAGTAGACGGCGCATTCGTGTGCCATGTTAAATTGGTGTTTTGATTGATATTCACGTATATATCGCTTCCAATCAAATTGATGTAAATATGATAAACTACTAAAACATTGAATGTATTCGTGCAGCCAGTTCTGTGTGTATGGACAATGTTTAGTTAATTCATCTTTATTTTTCCATATGGTTTCTATACACGTTTCAAATGAGAATATCATCTAAATCGCTCGTAATTATATAAATCTAGATATATATTATTAATTAGAATGAACTTACTTAAAAATATGGATGATTGGAATCGCGGGTTATTTCTCCTTATTTGTGCATTTATTCTGTTTATGTTATTTTTTCATATGAAATCTATATCGAATGGTTTAACAGAAGGTCTTATGAATATGGAACCTTAAGTATCTATAAAACGTTATTATATGATTTATAGATAAAACAATATTTTCATTGTTTATTTTGTTCCTACAATATAACTACCTTAAGGTTTCTATATTATGTCTACTCCCAGTCCCAGCACTACTCCTAATCCCAGCATTACTCCTAATCCCAGCATTACTCCTAGTCCTAGCACTAATCCTAGCATTACTCCTAATCCCAGCATTACTCCTAGTCCTAGCACTAATCCTAGCATTACTCCTACAGCCACTATTACTCCTGCACCTAGTGAAAAACATTTTACCAATTACGGCGACCTCTATAAATCTCCGCGAAAAATGAATATGTTAAGTGAATATCTCATTGGCGATTATGCGGATGCTTTAGTCACAGGGACTTCGGCCGTATATAAAAATCCTCCCAATGTATTACCCGGAAATCGATACTTTTTGAACACAAACACAAAATGTCGCGATGCTTCAAATAATATACAAGACCGGTCAGTCGTTATAGATAATGTATTGGAAACGTTAGTGGACGATTCAAATACAGAACAGAATAAAGGTCTTATGTATTCTTTTTTCGCATCATTAGAAAGTTTAGACAAAAACCCTTATCCAACTCTTCCGACTGATAAACCGACTGCCTATTTAAAAGACGCAGGAAATATGCCCTCGTGTGAACAAGTATCTATTTATTTGGATGATACAAAAACGGTCAATGGTACAGGATGGATTACCGAATTAGATAAAGACGAACTTGATCCCCTTGCTATAAAAGAGGGGTTTGGTGCAAGTGATGGTATGCAAAAACCCTCTTCAATTAGCGAAATGACGAGCACTCTCAATGCACATAAAGAAAAATATACTCAACATATGAACTCTGTAAACGCGAATGCATCAAGCAATTCAAAACAAGTGCAAGAAGCCAGTGCAAGTAAACTCAAATCGGCAAAGGTAAAAGCATTAAGCACTGGAACTGCAGACCGTGAAGACAATGCATCCAGTGTTTCATCGAGTAAAGCAAAAGCAAGTGCTGCAGGTAAAAAACGACTTATCGCCATGAAATGTCAGCAACAAATTGCTATTCGTAAAACATATATTACAAAATATGGTTCCATGTCGATGACTGATTTATTCAAAATATTTGTGGATTATAAATCGCCAAGAGAAAATCAACCGACAAAGGCGCCCGAGTTCTTTTTTATGGCACCTAGTATACCTAAGCCGAAACAAATATCAGGCGCGTGTTTTTATCAAGTTCTCACGGGAATTCCCATACCAAAAATTAAATCATACTCTGCACCCATTAACGAATGTCCAAATAAACCCAATTCAAATATTAGCATTGAAGATTTTATAACCGATTTAACACAACAAGCTGAGAGTAAAAAGGACGATTTATATGTTACATTGTCTATGCCTTCTATACCAAGTGAAACAATTTGTGAAATGGTTCAATCTAAATCGAAAGTCAAAATAAATATGAATAATATAGATATTATTAGTGGTAATACTGGTCAACAATATAGATACACATACACTCCTACAAACGGTAAAAAAAATCCATATTACGCAGAGTTTGAAGAAGCATTGGAACCATATCGAGACCGCATAATTGATGCGTTTTTGAGCTTGGATTATCCTACTAAATTTGCACCTTGTCCACTACCAAATAACTATAAAGAAAATGAATGTGATAAAGAGGGTTTTACTACATTGACCAATTACCCTGTGTCTAATAGTCAAGTATATTTCATTTTTGCACTGCTTATTGTAGTGATATATCTTGTGCATCGATTCACACGAAAGTGAATTCGACAAAATATAATGCATTCTCTACAAAATGCATTATAATGTGTTTTCTCTATACCCACGGTGACTTAGAACACCCTAAACACCATATTTTTTAAACAGTTCCAATGCGACTAATCCTCCTAATATTTGCACAATGGAATAGGGGATAATATCACTTGGTGGGATTTTACCTGCTGCAGCCATCATAATCGTGATTGCAGGATTTATTCCAGCACTACTCACACGATATATAAGAAGCAATGCAAGTGCATAAGATGCACCAATGGCCAATGGATTTCCTGTAGCCAAAATAATATAAGCGATGAACAATGATGCGAAAAATTCTGCTAAATAAGAATACATTGGGTTGTTGTAATGTTCTATATATATACACGTGAAAAATACGAGGTGTATATTTTACCAAATGGATGCGCCGGGATATTTGTCCGTACACTTTTTGGGAACAACCGCTCCACCAGCACGTGTTCTGGTTAAAGCATTACGAACCACATTCACTTCATTGGGTGCAGTAAATGAAAGGGGTTTTTTTGAAGCATTTAAAGAACCATTTGCAATACTGTTAATACGACGACTATTCGTAATTTGCGACGCATCGCGATTTCCACCAATCCATTTCTTTTGAGGATTGCTCGCTGCTGTGAAACTGGGTTGTGTTGGAATAAAACCGCGAATGAAATCACGACGACCCATGCTAAATTGACTAGACCCATCGGAAGTCAAATCTTTAAGAGGCATTGCTTTTTCACTCGTCAAAATTGCATTGTTGATGTTTTGAATAATGGGTTGCATAGAAATGAAAACCATTATGAATATTTATATAGTAGTATTGAGACAATAACTGTAGGGGGCTACGCCCCTTACGAACCCACATCCCCCTTACGACTCCCCATTCCTTCGGAATGGGGGCTTTATTAGAGGAGGGATTTAAAGGGAACCTGGGTTCCCTTTACTGGGTTCCCTTTACTTTATCTTCGAATAGCCATAGATGCGACATAAGAACCATTGTGGTCATCTCCACCATTCTTATAATCATTGTAATTACGGTTGGTTGCCTGCTGACGTTTAAATGTAATGTAATCAGAGGAATCATATACGTATTTAGGATTACACGATGATGCGGGAACACCAGTTGTATCACAATTGTCTCTACGGGAACCCATAAACATGAGACTTTGCGACCATCCGGGTGCATTGCTACTCATAGGGTCAGGTCCACCGCAAGAATAATTCTGACGGGATAAAAAATCACCGGCGTTGTTTACTGCACGAAAGGGACCAATTGCACGTTTATATCCATTATAAGATCCACGAGCATAGGCAGTGTTCCAACCATTACGTAAAATACTGCGCGTGCTTGCTTGGTCACCATCCTTGTAGTTCAATACTGTTTGCTGAGGAGACCAACCATTGTATGGTCCTCCTAAATTCGACATTTGCATTGCGATTACCATGATTTGTTTTAGAATATATACTAAACATACACTTTATTGGATTTATACAAGGACTAATTCTCTCCATTTATTATATATTATTTTACATTATGGTCGATTTAGAGAAACTATCTCAAACCAATTCCATAGTATTGTTTGACCCGGAATGTGTTCGTAAAAAATCAAATTGGAGTAAATCAGGCAACGAATTTAAATTTGATGCAGATGAATATAATCCTGAACAATTACGCAAAGCACTCCCCAGTCATTCGCCTAAACTAAACGCCCTCTTGGACAAAATAAAAGCTCTCGATAAAGCTGATATGAAACGCGATGGTCATCATTATAAACATTTTATATTCTGCGATTTAAAATCGAGCAACTATGGAGCGAAACTATTAGCATCGGCATTCATCGCAAATGATTTTCATATGGGGTATAAAGCATTGAAAAAAAGCGATGTGAAACCCGCTGCATCACCGAAAGAAAAAATGATCAAGGTTCGTGAAGACACTCCTAGACCACCAATGGCCATGGCGTTGGAGAAAATGCCTAAAGTTCTTAGAGAAATGGAGGAAATAGTGGAAGACGAGGAGGAAGAGGAGGAAAGCCCTATTATTGAAATGTTGGCGGATGGAAAATCGGCAAGAATGGAGGGAAAAATGGAGGAAATGATGGAAGGGGGAGCGAAAAAAGAATTGCCTAAACAGAAGCGATTTCGAAAGATCGAACTTTTGGACAATTCTGAATTAAAAAACACAACAGGTCAGAATTTCTATTTACTCTCTTCTGTCGATGTATTTGACCAACCTATCAGTGTTGCTATGAAAAAGCAAATGTTACGTAATTTTAATGAGCGTCCCGCGAATATTCACGGGGAAGAAGTTCGTTTTATTATTATGGACAGCGGGTTCAAAGAAGGTATTGATTTGTTTGATATTCGTTACGTGCATATTTTTGAACCTTCTGTGAATAGTGCTGACCAAAAACAGGTTGTGGGTCGCGGAACCCGAACTTGCGGACAACAGGGTTTGACGTTTCATCCAACACGCGGTTGGCCACTACACGTATTTGTATATGATTTGTCCATTCCAGAGCAAATGCGCAGCCAATTCTTAGATAGTGAATCGACATTTGATTTGTATATCAAATCGCTAAATATGGATATTCGTTTGGCTCGTTTTACGGCTGATTTAGAAAAAACGTCGATTTATGGTGCAGTCGATCATGAACTGAACGAAGAGGTACATCAGTTTTCAATTACTGATATGGGCGAGGATGGAGAATTGTTTTTGGGCGGTGGACCAAAGGGCAAAGGACCAAAGGGCAAAAAGAAACCCAGGATTGTCGTGGATTATGATTTGCCTCCAATTGTAGTGAATACACAGGAAGACAGTGTTGCTTTTATGAGCGACCCCGAAATGCAAATTACGCTTCCTTCTGGGCAAATAGTCAGCGGCACTGAATTGAAACATATGGATTTTCGCCAAATGCGCGATTATATTCGCAAATATTTCAAAGATTGCGCGTGGGAAGATGTGAAAATGGAAAATGGATGCGTGCAAAGAGGTGGAGGGGGGAAAGTAATCGACTATACCCCTACACAGCGCTTCATAAAACGTTATTTTACTCCTCAATGCCCAGTAAAAGGGATGCTTTTGTGGCACAGCACAGGAACCGGAAAAACGTGCTCTGCGATTGCTTCCGCCACTTCCTCGTTCGACCCACAGGGATACACTATTTTATGGGTCACGCGCACCACATTGAAAAATGATATTTGGAAGAATATGTTTGATCAAATATGTAATGAACAAATTCGGAAAATGGTTGAGGATGGTATTGTATTACCAGAAGAGCACGCAAAACGTATGCGTATGTTGTCCAAAGCCTGGCGTATTCGTCCCATGTCATACAAACAATTCAGCAATTTGGTTTCCAAGGAAAACGATTATTATCGTAGATTGGTTGATATAAACGGGGCGGAAGATCCATTGCGCAAAACGTTGCTAGTTATTGACGAAGCTCATAAATTGTATGGTGGCGGCGATTTATCTTCTCTAGAACGACCCGATATGGATGCATTACACAAAGCATTGATGCATTCTTATTCCGTTTCTGGACGTAATTCTGCACGTCTATTGCTCATGACAGCCACACCCATTACGGAAAACCCAATGGAATTAGTGAAATTGGTAAATTTATGTAAAATGGGTGACCAACAAATGCCTTCCGAATTCGGTGTCTTTTCCGATGAGTATTTGAATGAGGAGGGGGTCTTTCACAAGAAGGGTGAAGCACGCTATTTGGACGAAATTGCCGGACACATTAGTTATTTGAACCGTGAAAAGGACGCGCGTCAATTTGCTCAACCGAAATTACATAGAGTGGATGTTCCTTTGGTGAAAAATGTCCAAGAAGTAGCTGCATTGGACAAAAAATATGCTCGAAGTCTAATGAATAAGGAAATCGATGTTTTAAAAAAACGAGTGGAAGAAGAAAATGCGAAAATGGACAAGGACCTGAAAGATTTGGATGCTACACGTTTTTATGCAATTCGCGATCTGTGTGAAGAATACGAAGGTGTTGTGAAAAAAGGATGCTTGAAAATAGCCAGCGTTCAAATTCGCGCTTTAGTGAAGGAAGCCAAGGAACAGTCTAAGGAATTGAAAGATGGAATAAAGAAAATTCGCGAAGAAATCAAGAACAAAAAACTGTTTCGAAAAGAAGCATTGGCCAAAATTAGCGAACATATCAAAACAAATCCAAATGAAATGGAACAATTTGAAAAAGGAATTTACTATGTTTTGAAATATAAATGCGGGAAAAATGTGAGCTCCAACAACGATTTCGAAGAAGCCGCTTCTCAACATCCTGTTATTGCAGAAATAAATAGTGCAATCGACGGATACAATAAACGTATTCAAACATTGGAAGAAGGTATACAAGGCAAACTAGATGCACACAAGTCCAAGATAAAGGAAGTTCGCAAACTATTACGCACCCAATTGAATGAACTGGAACGTTCTGTAGTGAAAAGTGTGCTGAAAGATTTGCAAAAAGAAGGGAAAGGGCTGAAAAAGGAATTGGCGAAGCGTGGGGAAGCAGAAAAGACGGAAATTGAAGGTCGTCAAAAATCATTGTCCAAGAAAAGAAGAAAAACACTCCGAAAAATCAAATCTGTGGTGAAGGAAGTGCACCGTGACCAAAAATACGAGAATAAAGAAAAGGCGCGCGCAGAAAAGACGTTGCGTAAAACCCTGCGTAAACAAGGTCTGTTGCGTGAGGAATTCAAAGACGGAATTTTGAAAGATTTGGTCGGAAAATATTCCAAACGAACTATGGAGGAGTTCAAAACTGTGCGAGAGGGTTTAGAACTTGCCGAGAAAGTTAAGAGGGAAGAACGCGAGAAAAAGGAGGCAGTGAAAGCTGAAAAGGCAAGAGAAAAAGAGGCAAAAGCTGCCGCAAAACGTGCAGAGGCCGAAGCAAAATATAAAGAGAAACAGCGTATTAAAACACAAAAGGCGAGGGAGAAAGCGGAAGCAAAAGCAGAAAAGGCGAGGGAGAAAGCGCGGAAAAAGGCTTTGCGTAAAACACAAAAGTTAGTTGTCCCTGTGAAATTAATAAAATTCAATAAAACGAAAAAGAAGGATTAGTTTTTATTTTAATGTTCGATTATATTATATCATGTATAATGACGATGAAACAAACGATATTGAAACACTTCGCGAAGAGTGTATACACTTTAACGTAGTTCTTATATCTAGCGTATTGCTTATGTGGATACTCACAAAATGTGTTCCGCATAAAATATTCACACTGCAATCCAAAATCATTTTAGATGTAATATTTCCTCTTGTGTATTTTACTACCTTTAGTTTTGCATTTGGTGCCTTATTTCTGGTTGGAAATTGTTATTTAACTGACTATATTGGATTGTATGTGAATAATGATATATTAGATATAGGCATTGTTGGTGCCTATATGGGTACAATTGCATTAATCATTGCACAAATAATTAAAACCACATTGGAAACCCTGTTCGGTATTGTAATTTTATCTTCTTTTACACTGGATTTGCTGGGAATGATCATTGGACGGATCTTTTTACTTACATTCATACATCTATTTTATTGAGAGTATGCATTTGGACAAAATAATGTATTCGCACATTATAAATGGAACCTGAACAAAAAAATCATTCTGATGATGAAATCCCACCTTCACCTCCTGAAAACAAATTTATCGATGATTTGACTATCCAATTGCTATTGAACAAAACGAATTATGCGAAATATTTGTCCAAGACGGACGAGCAAAAATTCGAAGAACAGCAACAATTTGTATTAGACTGTGAACAATTTCGCAATCCGATTATGGACATGACTAAGCATATGATACAAGACCCGACATTGTGTTATACAACGGAAGTATCCGATGCATTCAATCAATATGCGCGGATTTTAATCCGTTATTTAGAAGTAAAGGAACGATCAGAAGAACAGCAAAAGGAGAATGGTCATTGTTCAGACGAGGAAGATGATGTTTTATTCCCATCCAGTATGAATGAGCCACCGAATCCACTTCGGACAAAGAAACCTACTCCAAAAAAATTTAGTCGACGTATGACTATGGACCATTTTATTCCCAGAACCAAATACGTCACAAATGATGACTAATAAGCACCTAGAAAAATGAATGTCTATGTATAATGTATACATAGACATATGCCAAAGAAACATAGTAGGAATAATAGAAAGGGTACTGCACACCGAAGAAGAAAACAGAAACGGTCCAAGAATGTATCGAAACGAAAACGATCGAAATTGGAGGATTATGTATCACCGAGTGATACGCGCATGAATTGTCATCCCAAAGTAAAAGAACATCGTGTTGATAATGATACTTGCTATACTCCTGACGCATTGTCCAAGATCAAAGAAGCATTCAATCAAAATCACCCAAAACAGGAACATATTCGTGCATTGAACCATCGCACTGTTTTGCGCGAATTGAGAGAACGCCTTTCTCATTGCACAAAAGAGGATTGTTGGCTGAATCAAATCCAAGAACCCCGTGTTCGACGTCAATTAGATGAAATTTTGTTTGCCCCCGATAAACCACGTGAATGGAAAAATGACCCCACTTATTGGCTCTCAAACTTCGACATTGAAGATGTGTTGCATCAATATGAAGAGGCGCATTCCGAATTCAAACTTCTTGGACCCTCTGCGATTGATTATGATACGAAATTGGAAGAAGAAGGGGGGAAATGTGTTTGGGATGACTTGTGTCGGTTGTCTTTACAGCGTTTGTTGGATCGAGGAAAGACGAAATTAGGCGTAGTGTTTAATTTAGACGAACACGATCAAGATGGTTCTCATTGGGTTTCCATGTTTGTGGATTTGGATGAAGGCGTCATTTTTTATTACGATAGTGCATTACATCCAGTCCCTCACGAAGTGAGTCGGTTGAAAAACGAAATAATCAAACAAGGAAAGGAATTGGATAAACCTATACGATTTAGGTATATTATGAATAATCACGATCACCAGAAAACGAATAGCGAATGTGGTATGTATGCGATCTTTTTCATTGTTACTTGTTTGACGCGAAAGATTGATCGTCGCATTATGAAAATGATGCGTGGAGGCGACGATGGGTCCATGGATGGTGGGACCATTGTGATGCCGTTTCGCAAAGTGGTTGAGCTATTTACCAAACCGGGGTTGAATGATACTATTATGAAGGCATATCGTGATGTGTATTATAACAAGTAAAGGGAACCCAGGTTCCCTTTAAATCCTTCCTCACAGTAAACCTCCTCACAGTAAACCTCCTCACAGTAAACCTCCTCACAGTAAAGCGTCACACGCTAGGGAAACCCGGGTTCTCTTTATTAAATCTCAACATAATATAATAGTATGGTTTCGAAAAAACACGATAAGACAAAGAATATCCGAAAGAATAGGACGAAAAAAGATAGAACATTGAACCATACGCGGAAAATTGTGGATCAGTCTAGGAAACACAACGAAACCACGCGCGGTGGTGGAATAAACCAAAATGAATATATTAGTGTGGAATTTTACGCAAACCGACTAGACAAAAATATTGGTAGAATTATACGTGTTGTGCAGGACCCTATTTTTGGAAATAAAACCAACGATATTGCCGACATGTCTTATTTGTTTGGGAAACGAATGGGTGAAATTGATGAAGTCATTGATATTATGAAACACGGACGCAAAAAGAAGCCATATAAGCGTGTATTATATCGATTAAGGTTTAACGATACACACGGACCTGTGATGAGTTATTCTCAAAAACCAATAAAACAAAGTAGTAGTAGTTCTCCTCCTGGTCCTAATTTCGCATTTTCTGTGCCTACGGTAGTGGTGGATGAGAAGAAAGGGGTGGGTAGGCAGAAATCGTCGGACAGCAAAGCAGCGACCAGAAAAGTAGTAAACCCATTGAAAAAACATGTTGCCGCTCCATTCAAGACAAGATCTGGCCGGACCTCTACCCCTAGAGCTCTACATAACGCCAAATAGTTTTAAAAATCCCCTAGTTATAACAAACACAAAAAAGATCATTCTTATGTATTCAATTACAACAAACCAAATATCTTTTTGTTGTAATAGTATTCAAAGACTTGCGTCGTTTTCAATATATTTTAGTATCCAAATACATCAAATCTATGTCTCTCTATATTCATGAAGATAATCAGAAACTTATTTGGGATAGTATGAACAAAATACCGCAATTTCAACAATTCAAAGGAGAACGCGAACAGTGGTTTCGCTCTATTATTGAACAATTCTATGAACATAATAAATTCAAACTCTTGTCTGTTCAAGAATTGCAACAATTGAACCGGGATACAGTGTCTTATATGTTGAAAGATTTGAAAGAACTTCAAAAACGCGATACTTTTCAACCGAGTCATTCTCCTTTTATGGGATTTTCTGAACCCACACCCGTTACACAACATTCCCAACAAGTAATCAAATTTCCTTCTGGAAATATGGAAGGAAAGGCGGTTACACGCGATTATATGTTGGAACAAAAACAAGAGGAACTGAATAAACAATTTAGCACTCGACAACAAGAATACGGAGAAATGTTGAAACGTGGTCCAACACAGGAAGTTGATTTTCGGGCCACGGCTGGAGAGGATAAACCGATTGAAAATATGGAGGAATTGATGCAGCAACATTTGAAACAGCGGGAATACGAATTAACACAGAGCGTGGGAGCAGCACCGAAAGAGGGTGGAAATGATGGATTGCAATTGGATGTGGTCGATTTAGGAAGTTTGGGAGGAAATGCTTTGGGATTGGGAGGAAATGCTTTGGGAGGAAATGCTTTGGGATTGGGAGGAAATGCTTTGGCTTTGGGAGGAAATGCTTTGGGAGGAAATGCTTTTAGCGAAACTTCTTCTTCTGTTACTAGCAAACCCATTGTTCGTAGTGCAAAATTCCCCTACAATGATATTACCGACCAGCCACCTCCAAAAAATGTTCAATGGTCAACCAAATTGGAAGATGAGCCTCAATTGAAGTCCGCACTACGTGGTGCAAATAGAAAACCAACTTTATCGAATGGCGACAGTATGATGTTAAAAGAGTTTATGGAAAGTATGACTGGGTATATGGAAACAATGCGCAACGACATCGACGCACTAAAACAGGGTAAAGAAAGTAAATCCAATGATATTTTATCGAGAATGAAAAAAAAGGTTGTTCATAATGAGCCGGTTTCCATGGGTGATTTAGAAGACATATCCAATAATTTCACAATTTAGACTATAGGTAATGAAAAAAACGAATTGTATTTTACTTATCTCCACATTAATATTCATAATCGGATTTTGCATTGTAAATGGAGAAAGCGCAACAGAAGCGTTTGAAGAAGGTAAAAACCCGTTTATTAATAAAATCGACGTTGTGTATTATATTAATTTAGACCACCGAACAGACCGCAACGAAGAAATATTGCAAGAATTCGAAAAAGTAGGCATTCCATCTTCCAAAATAGTCCGCATATCCGGAAATTATAATAAACAATATGGCGATGTAGGATGTAGTAAGAGCCACACTGATGCATTGCGTCGATTTAGTCAATCGTCCTATAATAATTGTATCATATTTGAAGACGATTTTATATTCACACAATCGCCAAATGAGGTCCATACAATGATAAATAAATTATTTGAAAATAATGTGAATTACGATGTGGTGATGCTTTCTGCAAATACAACCGCTAATGAAGATAGTGAATACCCTTTTTTGAAAAAAGTGATCGAAACGCAGACTGCATCGGGATATATGGTGAATAAGTCATTTTCTCATACATTATTGGCGAATTTTGAAGAGGGTGTCCAGCATTTAGAAAAAATTGTTACGAAAGAAGATGATAAACGAGGAAAGTATTGTATCGACCAATATTGGAAATCATTGCAATCTGATTCATTGTGGTATGAATTCTATCCCAAATTGGGAATCCAACGCGAATCGTATTCCGATATTCAACACGGGCTAGTAACTCCGAATACATGACGTCGTTCAATAAAATTGATGTATGAAAACTATTATTATGAAATCACATAAACGTTATTTCATATTATAATTGTAATAATGAGCGCCTTACGTAATGCATGGATACAATATCCACACAGTGATGGGGAACTGACCTATTTCGATGGGATTTCCTTTCAACGCAAAACATCGGATCACTATGGTGTGTTGTGTCTTCAAACTGAAAACGTGCCTATTACACAAGAACCCATTCTATTCCACTTTCAGGTGGATGTGTCTGGGTCCATGTCGGACACGACTTCTGATGGTCGAACCAAGATGCAGTTGATTATACACACTTTAACGAATATGTTGCATTACTTTGCAGAAAAATGTGAAAATGGTTATATCCAAGTAACCGGATTTGATGATAAAATTCATCCTTATATTGCACCCATTCGTGTTACATCCGAAAATGTGGTAGAACTGGTGGCGATTTTGTCGAAAATGCGTCCCATGGAATTGACGGATATTGGTATGGCGATTCAACAATTATGCAAGGATGTTGATACGGATATTGTGAATATTCCACGTCGCAGACGCGTTGGTATTTTGCTGACTGACGGAGAACCTACGGTGGGTATTCAATCGTCAAAGGAACTTGCGGCCTTGGTCCCGGAGGATATTTCAATTAGTTTTATTGCATTGGGTGATGAACACAGTGGCGAGGTTATGCACGCATTGGGTCACGTTTCACCATATACATCTAATTGGTTTGTGGATAAATTGGAACATACGGGAAATGTATATGGCGAAATCATCTTTAATGAATTATATCGCGTAAGTGACCAAACCCATCTGAGAGTGAAGAATGGAACTATTTATGATTATGTATCGGGCGACTTTGTCGAAACTTTGAATGTGGGTATGTTGTCTTCTGAAACGTGTAAATATTATCATATCTTGACGAATGACCCAAATAGTTGCGAGGTTGAGATTTCGGGTGTATTGACCAATGGAAACAATTATTGTTCCACCGCCTCTGATATGCCTCCACTGATTTTAAAAGAAGAAAACATCGAAGATTTTCCAACAAATGAAGCATTGTTTATTGAAAAACAGTGGTTACGTCTTTATGTGCAGACATTGATGTCTAGAGCGCGTAATATACCCATACCCTCACAGCCGCAATTGAGACGAAGGGTAGTTGGACTTCAACACAATTTTACTTTTGCGAGAGAGCCGTTCGAGGAGCCCGCTCCCATAAACGCATCCGCATCCATTGATTTTAGAAAAGAAATTGCCCAAATGACCGGTTATGTTGCCGAGTTTATTACAATGCACCAGTTGGAAGAAGACCCCCTTATGAATGGGGTGCGTGATGATTTGATGGTATTGGAAAGAACGTTCGGGACGAATCAATTTATTAAATATGCTGGGATTCGCGAAGATAGTCAAGGGCGCCAATATACGTGTAATACAATTACGGAGTTGCCTGACGATTGCTGTGATACAGGACACCTATCCAAACCAGCATTAATCCGATCTGCTACAAGCGCGTATGCTTCCCCAGGACGTATTGATTTAATGACGTCACTTAGTCAAGATGAAGATGATACAGGACACCTATCCAAACCAGCATTAATCCGATCTGCTACAAGCGCGTATGCTTCCCCAGGACGTGTTGATTTAATGACGTCAATTAGTCAAGATGAAGATGATACAAATACTTCTCCAACTTCCTCCATATTGGAGGTTTTAGAACAATATAATCACTAAATCTGAATAAAAATGTATTATTATTGTATATTTCAGTACAATAATAATGAATATTAGAGAATTGTTATTTCATCCAATGAGTGCGATTACGTTTTTTTGCGTGGGATTGATCTTAATGCTGATTTTATTAGATGACGAAGGAGCATTTACGAAAAAGTTTTTGCATATTGGACCTGAATCAGATACATCATTTGTACACATTCCATTAGATAGTTGGAAAAAGGTGTATATTGTCTATGGAATTTCATTTACAGTGTCACTATTGCAAATTTACTATTCGCGAGTAATAAAGAGTGAGTTTATTATTGGTCGATTTGTAAATCCAGCTTACAAAGAAAAATTGGATGTAACCAAAAATATGATGAAGTTTATTATATTAGTCAATCCATTTGCACGATGGATTTTACATATCATTACCTTTTTTGTAACTATGACCATGCAATTGCAATTTATATTGCCACAATTAATTGCACATTTGATTGTATTATATCCTTATCACATTAAAAAATACTATGAAAATACATATAGGATATAAGCGTTTGCTTACGCTTTCCAGTCGCTTACGCTTTCCAGTCGCTTACGCTTTCCCGTCACGCAACTGTAAAAATGACGCTAGAACAGTCTTGTTCTTTTCTTCATATTGTTGCGATTGCAATTTTGCCTGGTATTCCTTCTGCATCATTTTTTCACGAGTAAGACGTTCTTGCTCTTGTAAAATTCTATCCGCCTTTTCCTTTTCCATTGGATCATACGAATATTGACTTCGTGCGCGATTAAATTCATCCACTGAACCATATGTTTGGACATTTTGAAAATCGTTTTCGCTTACTGCAAACACGGTTTCGTCTTTATGCACTTTTCGCAAATCATCGAATTGTAATTTGCTAAAAGGGTCGCTCGTTACATAGGAGCCATCATCGTCTCCGCCATATAAGGATGATGAACCTGCACCCGAATGAGAGAACATATCTTGGACACCCCGGTGTCGAATGAGACCACTCGACTGTTGTTTAATGGTGTCAAACGCTTGACCCATATTTTTACTAGAAACATTGTTTTGTGGAATATCATAGCTGGATTTTTCTTGTGAAAACCACGCATTTTTTTCAGGATCAGGGCGTTCAGCCATTTGATTTTGTTCAAATAATTGATTGAATTTGTCGTGGAAATTTGAAGCACCCATCTTTTGCACCGTATTGCTAATTTTCTCAGCAGTGGCTTTGTTGTGCTCATTGTCTATATTGTTGTATTGACTATTTTCGGCAGTCACCTGCTGATTTTGCTTGTGTTGGTTGTTATAAAATTGCACAACAATATCGAATGCTTTTTTGTAAAATAAGAAGTATTTCGCATCTAAACGAGATTTATCCGGATGAAGCATGAGAACCTTCTTTTTTGCACGTTTTAAATCGTCTACGCTAATTTGATACGATTCCAATTCGAATAGACCAAGAAGTTCATCAAATGAATAGTTTTGTATTTGTAAATTGTGATTTGACCCAGACATTATAGTAATATGTTAAAAAAAACGCGAATTTATAGCGCATAAAATTGAAAGGCCTGTTCTAGTTTAAAACAAGAACAACCCAATACAAGTAACCAAGTGTTAATTAATCATCAAATCAATAATGTCGTCCCCAGCATCCTTTTACATTCCCAGTGTGTATGCCAACATTACACCTGCAATGATAAAAAAGACTTTTGCACGAATGAAGATCGGCAAAGTATCTCACGTTGAATTCGTTGAACAAAAAAGACGGGACGGTAAGCCCGCACATAAAAAAGCCTATGTGTATTTTGAGCACTTATATGAAATGTCTGGTATTCTCGATGAAGTCCAAAAAGAAGGTTCTGCACGCGTCTATTACGCCAATACGCCCCACGTATATTGGGTTTTGTTGGAAAATACACGCAAACTCAATCCTAGTCAACAAAGTCGTGTATGTGACTTTGAGGAAGGAGAAATAGTCGAGGACATGGAGACTGTATCTTTGGAACAACAATCATTCACAGAAGAAGAACAGGCGTTTGTTCCCGAAGAGGATTGGTCTATGGTTCATTCCGATTATGCGTATGCATTGGAAGAACAACTTGCACAACTGCGGTGCGTAAATCAACAACTTCAGCAGAATGCACAAACCATGTTTACTTATTACAATCAAGCCATTGTTGCGAATAATCACCTCCAAGATGTTCAAGACAAATGGACTTCGCTGATTGTAGATAATCAAATGGACCGTCTTCGCTCTATTGTTCTTCGGGGTGAAAATACTCGCGCTTGCCCCGGCAGCGATTACACCGATGGATGTGGAGTAAAGCTTGATTTTGATAATGAAGTATGCGACGAATGCTTGCTTGAACGAAAGCATCAGAACACAGAGGATATGAAGGAAGTCAGCGTGGAGATTTAAAAAACAAAACAAACATTTATTCTGTAAAGTAACATAAATAAGAGGGAAACCTTTTTTTGAACAAAAAACCTATGTATTTATTATAAAGATGAGTGAGCACGAAGAATTTAAAACAGTATTAACTGATGAAAATTTGATCGATGTAAAAGAAAGTATTGGTGAAGCATTTATCGCCGAAAAGGATTTGGTTGTTGAAATCCCTTCTCAAGTGGAAGCTCCTGAAGTTTCACCACCTTCACAATCAGAAACGAATACTTTTTTCCCCGAAGAACCCGTTGTTCAACAAGAAGAGGAACCCGTTGTTCAACAAGAAGAGGAAGCCGTTGTTCAACAAGAAGAGGAACCCGTTGTTCAACAAGAAGAGGAACCTGTTGTTCAACAAGAAGAAGAACCTGTTGTTCAACAAGAAGAAGAACCTGTTGTTCAACAAGAAGAAGAACCTGTTGTTCAACAAGAAGATGAAGAAGAAGATAATGTATCGTCGTTGACCGACGAAGTAGAGAATGCAGAAATGATTCCCATGTTAAGTAATGAAGAAGAAGTCAAAGACATTACAGATGACGTAAAAACATTAGCGAAACTGGTCGAGCTAATATTATTGAGCCAAGAAAACAATGAAAAATACCAAATTTCTATTTCACCCGAGGTTCAATCTATTTTAGCAAAATTGATGGATCATGCAACATGTTTAGATGAAGTTGAAAAGTCGTTGAAAGAGATCATAAAAGACGACAAGATTAACGCAAATGATGTTCCACAAATCATGTTATTATTAACATCCATTTATGATGTGGTGAAAGATTTTAAAATGTCTTCTATTACCACTAAGAATTGTGGTGATGTTTTAAAAGTATTGGTTGATATTGCGATAAAGGAGAAGTTAATAGTAATCAATGATGATACAGCTATTATTATTGAATGCTTATCGAATATTATAGACAGCAGTATTCTACTTATGCAGTTGAAAGATGCTATGCCTGAAGTTCGAGGTGTTCTAAAGTGTATAAAGGACCTTTTTCGTAGAAACTAATTGTTTTAGAAGAATACTTGTATAAAAAGATGTGACTAATTCTTATAAGAATGAGTCACCCACCAATAATCACCGACATTAAAACGGTTGCCGCATTCTCTGAATTACTTAACTATAATCCTGGTATTATTATTTTGAAATTTGGAGCAGAATGGTGCGGTCCGTGTAAAATTGTAGAACCGCTAATAAATAATTGGTTTTCCAAGATGCCGGCTGAGAAGGTGGTGTGCGGACTAATAGATATTGATGATAATTTTGAAATATATGGATATTTGAAGAATAAGCGTGTAATGAAGAATATTCCCACATTATTGTGTTATTATAAAGACAATTTACATTATATCCCCGATGATCTCACTATAGGCGCCGACAAAAATGAAATAGATGCTTTTTTTGAACGATGCTTAGACCAATTGGAAGCATAATATTTACAATATACTCTTGCTATGAATATGAAATTCACGCCATATATGGCGTGAATTTCGGTCTGGTTCTAATTCCATTTGAGCATTCATGTAACAAATATTCGTTGGGGATAGTTGAGTATTTCTGAAATTGTGTTTTAAAAGATTGAGGAGTTGTGTCGCACGCATCATACGGAACAAGTTATATGTGTTGTAACAGTACATATAATGGTATTGATAATATGTGTATCCATACCATTGATATAGGCAGTTTTTATATTTTCCTTCGTGTTCTTTATCTAGAACTTCTTGAATCTTTTTTGGAACTTGTTCTTCCAAATGCATCTCGCGTTCATTGGGTGTGTTGCGAAAACACAGGAAATTGGCGAATAAATAAGAATATTGATCTAAAGTATCGATTGTGGATAATATTAATGTGGTGATTTCTTGTATGGAAGTAATTGTGATGAGTGTATTGAAGATCAAAATGTCCATATTCCGATTTGTCGATTGCGAAACTGTGTGAAGTAGTTGTGCGTGTTGTTGTTCTGTTTTCTCTGAAGGAAAATGGTCAATGACTATGATAAGACCACATTTTTCTGGAAAATAGCTGCGTAAATAACCAGGGAACATTTGATTTATAGCATTGGATGAGATGCACTTATCTCGAATTTTTTCAGGATAAGAGAAGTAAGTGTATTCTTCGTTTTGTTTGCTTCCGAGTGATGTGTAACACGTGGAGTATTCATGTTCTTTCCATAATGCACGCAATGTTTGCGTAAATGTAGGTATATCGCGAACTATATTTAATGTATTCTTCATGATGAAAATAAGGTGAGTTTAGATTTTATGCAAATTAGTAATCAATTTTGTGTTTATTTCCTTTTCTTCCGATAGATTTTTGTTTTGCGTGTTCTTTTTTGTTTTGTATTTCTTTTCTTCTTGGATCTTTTCCCACCCATTTTGAATTTTTCTCCGGGCTCTTCTTCTTTTCTTGGACTCTCTTCCTTTTCCTCTTCTTTTTCTTCTTTTTCACCCTCTTCTTCTTCCTTTTCTTCCTCTTCTTTTTCTTCCTCTTCTTCCTTTTCCTTTTCACCCTCTTCTTCTTCCTTTTCGTCTTCTTCCTTTTCGTCTTCTTCATTTTCTCCCTCTTCTGTGGATGCATCAGTCTCTTGTCCAAATACGGAGGAAAATAATGAGCCAGATTGCTCGTCTTCCGCTAATTTTGCAGCATTATCTTCTTCTTCCTTTTTATAATCTGCATATGTTACGTAGCTAAATACACCGGCTGCAATAGTAACCATACCAATTGCAGCATAAGGAATTCCTCCTGGTCCGTTATACATAATATGTGAAAGTGAATTGTTGTTTAAAAAATCGGTCATGGAACTTCCATTTGAATCATTACCCGTTTTTGTATTCGTATCACTCATTCTATATATTGCCTATATATATTGCCTATAGTAAGTAATTAAGAGTTTGATGCAAAACCAATTACTGCACACGCTATACGTTTTCCAGCATTCCCAGTTATTTTGCTTTCTTTGTTCTTACCCAATCCACAGTCATCTTCGTCTTCGTGAATTATCAAACCGCGACCAATAATATTGGATTTCGTTCCACGCAATTTAATCATATTATCGTAAAACCGATAATTTGCGCATCCGTGTCCATCACTCTTCAAATTTCCTAAATCGCCTACGTGTCTATGGATTGTTTCCGGTCCTCCGTGAGTTTCGTTATATGGATTGAGATGAGCACACATACTATTACAGCCATCACTTAAATCACCATATTCGTGAACGTGGAATCCGTGCAATGCATTCTTATTTAATCCCTTTACTTCAACGTCAATTGCAATATGTTTTTTATCCGGCATTTCCGAAAACCGAACAGATCCGTTAATTTTTCCTTGAAAAATAGCAATTCCCTTATTCAAACTCATTTTAATGTATAAAATGAGATGGTATATATTTAACTCATTTAGTATGTAAAGAATTAATGTGAACAAAGACGAAGTTAAGCAACCATCGTCAGTTTAATCGGAGCGTGATGCTGATAATCGTAAAGTTTAAAATCTTCTAATACATAGTCATTAATATTATCTCTTTTATTTAAAATATCTAATGTTGGAAAAGGATATGGTGTTCTTGTTATTTGCTCTTTCATATCATCTAAGTGTTCAGCATATATATGACTATTACCTCCATAATGTATAAATTCATAGGGTATTAAATCGCAATGTTTTGCTAATAAATGTACAAGAAAGCTATAAGAAGCATAATTAAAAGGTGCACCACACGCGGTGTCTTTGCTCCGTTGATATAAACAACAACTTAACTTATTACCATCAACAACATTAAATTGCATCAATACATGACACGGAGGTAAACATCCTGAGTCTAGTTGCTCTACATTCCATGCACTAATTACCATTCTTCGCGAGGTTCGTTGAGATGGGTCTTTCAAAGTATCAATTATATTTTGTAACTGATCTATTCCTTTACCTCTATAATCAGCATCACATCCTTCATATGGAGCATTCCAATGACGCCATTGAAAACCGTAAAGTCCACCAACAGTGCCTTCTTCATAGTTATGTAGTCCTCTTGAATCTAAAAATTCACGAGTGGTATTTGCATCCCAAATATGAACTCCAACATCATTTAGTCGTTTATTTGAAGTATCACCTCTAATAAACCATAATAGCTCTTTAAGACAAGTTTTCCAAGCAGTTTTTTTAGTAGTAAGAATAGGAATCTTACCATTTTCAAGAGAGAAATGCATTGCTGAACCAACAGCAGTCTGAACGGCGCCGTTTCTGCCCTCTTCCAGCGTGCCATGTTCCATTAAATCTTTTAGTAAATTTAAGTACTGATATTCTTCATGATAATTATCTTTTCCAGAGTGAGGATCTCTATCTTTGTATTTATTTAGGTCAATTGCATACCTCAACATTATACTCAAAAATAAAAGAATATATTTAATTCCTTTCTTATGTAAAAATCTTTACATAAGAAACTATGAAATATACGATAATATTCTTTCAGTCACACGAAAATTAATAATGACTAACATTCATCGCCTCTTGCTGTCTTTCATATTCTTGACGAGCAGCAAAATTCTTTTCGTGCCATTTGCGTGCTACATCATTATTCACCACTGCGTGAAAATGGCGTTCATATTGGTCAATATTATCGTAAAACAGGGTTCGCGGTTCTGGACCTAGACCATCTAATAACATGATCACTTTAAAATATAAATCCTCTGCGATTGAACCAACCGCGTGCTTCGTTCGATTAATAAAATCGGTTTCATAAATACCTGTAACTGCATTACGAATCGGGACACCTGGTATATTAGAAGAACTGTATCCTTCGATGCGGATACGGCGTTTGTTATGTTTCACTTTCACGCAAAACCGTCCAACGTCTTCAATAATTGTGGACTTGCGTTTGTATTTATTTTGGACACTTTCGGTAATAGTAGTATCGTCAGCATTACTATATTCATCACCATTCCAAGCGGTGGGTTCCTCCTCTTCATAGTAGGATTGAACTGAGTGGTCGTCAAGCATTTGAGTTTGCGTAAAAAGTAGCGGGAAGTATCGACTGATAGTAGATACTATATTACACGACGAACACTTTAAATAGTTTCAAATAAATAGATATGTATAATACACGTCATAAAAAACTCGTGTCTATTTATAGGGGTCGATCATGTCCAATTTATTTATTCAAAACGAAATTAGAATGTCCAAGATTACGAATCAATATTTTCGCGATCAATCATCAAAAAAGGTGGTGAAGAAAGAGATTAAAAAAATGGAAGCAGAGGAGGAAGAAGAAAGTGATTCAGACATATCCGACTTTGATTTAGAAATGCAACACGAAACAGAGGTTTTGGACAAATCTTATCATTTCTTGGACACGAATGAAGGAGAATTGGATATGATATTTGATTTGTGTGATAATGAGACTGACGTTACTAAGAAATACACTATTTATTTATGTGGATATGAAATGAATGTATCCGGGTTCAAACCCTTTTTGCAATATATGATGCAATTAGATAATGGGAGTTATGCATTTCCGAAAATGGAGTTTCGGTGTCCTACAAATGTGCAACTTGTCCAAGAAGATGAGGATGGGAAAACGCCAAATCACGTCTATTTTGAAAACGAATGTACCAAAATGATCCTGGATATGTTTGAACCGGATCTAACAATGACTGAAGAAAATATGAAAAATGTGTTCAAAGGATATACTAAAAGCTCACGTTTAGAAGATACACTGTATGTTTTGTTCGATATGTCCAAGTTTCATATTAAAAAAAGAGAGGATGTGCGACGAAACTGGGGAACAGTAGATGAAATAATGAACATGAAACAATTGTTTGGATACAACATTGTCCAAGACGCCACCTTCCTCTTTTATGATAATCCAGAATTGATGCAAATTAAGGATCAACGCGGTGCAATATTGGACACTCCACGTGTTTTGTATTTATGTCGAAAACAGGATAATCAATATGAAAATATTTATAGCGAATACGATGAACGCAATCGGGACACATCTCCCTATTTATCTTTGATCGATGAACGTTCGTTTCATTCTATTTTAGGCGATTTCTTTGTCTTTTCTTTGCTTCCCTTGGACTTTCATAGTCAATCCATAATGCGCATTCGGCGATTTGTTGGGTTTTTAGAAAAACCTCTTTATTTGATGTCGGGTATATACCAAGCATCGGTTTCAGAAAATGAGGGGATGACTTTAGGCAAAGTTATACCAAGTATTGTTTCTTATATGAGCAAACCAAAGGAAGAAAAAGAAGAGGATCCAAAAGAAGAGGATCCAAAAGAAGAGGGCGACGACGATGTAACAGACACAGACAATAATACACAAACAAATTCAGAGTATGTCCAAGAACAAACTGAAAAACCACAAATAACACGCGAAATGGAAGAATTAAGCGAACGACATTTTGATAGTGCCTATTTTCAAGAAATGGTAGGAGAAATAAAACACTCATTCTGGTGCATAAAGTCAGAAGAACACTTCTTGGAACTATAGTATCTCTATATTGTAAAGAAAATATATCTATTCAATGAGCGACAACCCTATGAAAAAAGGACGCGAAAACCCTGTATTACGAAAATTAAAAGAAGGATCCGAGAAGGTTGGTCTGACAACTGCATTCAAAAACGCAAAGCATCAGGTAGGACGAGTAACGAATCCAATCAAATCGGCCTTTTCACAAACATCCTCAGTGGGTACTGGTGTTATGCAACGCATCGTCGGACAATTTCAAGCAATTACGAAAAATCCAATGATAGATATACTACTTGGTGGAGGATCTATTTTATTAATGGGATATATTTTAAAACAGACATTTTATTCTTTACAACGTGATACACAGAATCAGTTTTTATCACAAGCAATTTACTCTTGGTTTGTAATATTGTCTATTCTATACATAGCAAGCAAAATATTATAATCCAGATTTTCACTATAAAATTGAATGGCCTTTTAACAGTTCATTCAATTACAACCAATTTCAGCGCATTAATATGTTTAGTCAATCAACTCACGCACACAGTGTATTTATCCCATTCATTCGTTTGGGTGTTACGGAAGAAGATGTTCGATTTGTATTTACGAATCAGGGTCTTGGAAAAGTAACGTCGATTGAGATACACGAAAAAAAAATGAAAAAAGACGGTAAGTTAAAATCGGCAAACCACTACTATGCATTTATTTCGGTGAAACCCGAGAGAAGTGAAGTGGGAGACCGTTTTGTAAAAAACATCAAGGACGGCAAAACAACGCACATAATGTATGAGGGATGTGGTTTATCATTGCGTTGGGAAGTAAAACCACATTTGTCCATCAAGGAGAGAACGGATCGTGGATTTAGTTTGCTTCCAGAGACAGTGAAAATCCAGGAACAAGATGTTGATGTTTCGGAAGCACACGAAGAAGACGATGAATCAATCTTGTCTGAAATCAGTCGTATTGAGAGCGATGACGATGAGGTGCCCGAATGGATGAACACAACTATGGATGATTTAGCAACACCCTGGAAATCGCTTCACGAATTCGAAGCGGAACATCAAAATATCCAAAAGCTGAGTCTTCAATTACTCACACCTCTATCCTTCTTTGATTGCGTTGAGGAACGCGCGGACATTCTTAATGATTACAACGACTTGAACAATGATATTTGTCGTATTCAGACAGAAGTTCGCGAATACAATATGTGGACAAGTATTGAGATATTATGAGCAACAACTAGAGAAACAGAGAAAAAGAGAAAAAGAGAAAAAGAGAAAAAGAGAAAAAGAGAAAAAAATAAAATAAAATTGTTTTGTAAAGTAAAATAAAAAGTAACCCTTTTTATTGAATAATGAATACTCGTACCTATATCCAAACTGCACGATACCATCATGGAAGAACATTTAATTATTCCGAAACAAAATATGAAAACGAATACACAAAAATAAAGATAAAATGCCGTATTCACGGTATATTTGAAACATATCCAGGGAGTCATTTGAAAACAGGAAGTTGTGGTAAATGTAATAGTGACGCTATTTTTAAAAAGGTATATCAATATTATTTTCATTCAAATACACCTAAAAATTAAATATTCTGTAAAATCGAATACATAGAAGCATTATATAGACATCATAAATGGCGTCAATTCATTTGTTTAATATAGACAAACTGAAGTCTGATTTCCAATCGATTTTACAAAAACAAAATAGTAACAATCAATCTAATATGATATTAGACGAACAGATTAACAATTTGAAAGAAACGTACAATAATATGGTAAAGCAAAACACTAAGAAAATATTCCTATTTTGTTTGGATTCTTTTTATTTCCAATACAAAACTATTTTACTTGAAATGGATAATATCAAACGATACAATGCGATGTTACACAATCGTATGTATGGTGATTATTACAAATTATATAATATCATTTTGACGCAGACGGGGGATAATCACGCAATAATAAAAGAATTAACTGTGGATTTTAAAAAATACGAACCTTATCGTGATTTAGAACCGTTCCACGAATACAAGCCAATGACTATTACAGGTCTACATAACGATATTTTGCGAACAATTAATTATTTATATGTGCATTTTCTTTCCAAAGAGCAAAATATTTTACACTATTCCGACAACACAAGCAGGGGAATGTCTATTGGTAATTTTATGCAAACATTGAATTATGAAAATGTGATATTTCGTGAACAGATTTCATTGTATGTGAATTATTTGGCGTTTTTTCATTCCTCTCATATGGAATATTTAGTCAAACAAGAGACCCGCATCCAAAAGCTTTTGCAAGAAGTGGAAGAAGACATTTTAAACCAAAAGCAAGAAATGATGTCTGTTGAAAATCAAAATAATATATTAGGCATACGTAGCCAAATCGAAGATAGTAGTGAAATGCGAAAATCTGAAATACAAACGACCATTGAAAATGTGATGAAAGAAATTGACGACGAAGATACATCCATTGAAGTAGAAATAAATGATAGTCAACCTATAAAACTTGAAATATCAATGCCGAACAAAACGAAGGAAATAGAAGAGCCAAGCACCGAGAACAAGGAAGAGCCTAGCACCGAGAAAAAGGAAGAGCCTAGCACCGAGAAAAAGGAAGAGCCTAGCACCGAGAAAAAGGAAGAGCCTAGCACCGAGAAAAAGGAAGAGCCTAGCACCG